GTTAGGCCTGCACCACCACTTACTCTGGCATCAATTACGGTGTTTGCAGCACTAGTAAAGTCACTTACTTGACTTGCTGAGATTGAAATAGCAACATTGGCTGCGCTTGTGGTTCTACCATATGCATCAATTACCAATTGTGAAACTGCACTAGCATTACCATATGTGCCCGATACTACACCGCTTGTGCTTAATGCAACATTATCGGCGTTGACTGTAATACCATCACCTGCACCTACGTTTAGTGTTACTGCACCGCTAACGCCGCCACCAGTTAAACCACTGCCTGCTGTAACTGCTTCAATGTCTGCGGCATTAGTACTTGCAATAGTAATATTGCCACCAGTGTTAGTTACAGTAATACCTGTACCACCCGAAACAATAACTGTACTGTTGCTTGTAACACTGTGTATTGCACCAACACCACTATCAGTTTGAACATTCCAATTACTGTAATTGTCTGCAGTAGTGCTGATTACACCAGTATTACTGTTATAGGTAATTAGACCTGAACCACTGATGTTACCTCGAACTCTTGCTGTAGTAAAGTATAAGTTATTACCTTCGTCAATGTCTGTTGTGGTTAAGTTTTCACTGATAATACCATTAGCACTATCATAGCTAATGTTACCGCTAGCACTAATCAAACCTCTGATACCTGCAGCATTACCAGCAACACTAATTACGTTAGCTGATTCGCTGATATCTAAATAATTACCTGCATTGATACTTCTAATACCGTGATAATAAACTGTGTTATTGCCTAAGACTACCGATCTAGAACCAGCATAAATATCTATGCCAGTAGAGCCTACATCTTCTACTTGACCTACGTCACTATCTGCTGTAAGCTGAACATGCTGACCATTAACATAAGCATAAACTGCGGTGTTGCCCGCATTAACATAAATGGTGTTATTTGAAGTAGGTAATGCTGACGGAATAACTAGTTCGCCAGTAAAGTTTTTAATACCCGAAATTGATTGGTCGCCTGTGGTTCTAATTACTGTGCTGTCCACAGTTAATGCACCAGTAGTTGAATTGTAGCTGATTCCGTTTGAACCACTAATTAGATTTTTAACATAATCAGCATTCAGCTGAACGTCATCTGCGTTTACAGTAATACCTGTACCTGCACCGACTGCAAATGTACCACTGCTATATGTTAAGCCTGCACCACCTACTAAGTAAGTATCCATTGCAGTGTTTGCACGAGCAGCGGTATAATATAAGTTAGCACCTTCGTCTAAATCTGTGGTGCTGGTTGGTAACAGGAATTCTGTACTACCGTTATTTGTAAACTTCCATTGATTAGTCGACTCGTCCCATTTAATATAAGTGTTGGAACCTGCAACCGGTCTATTAACTTCAATGCTTACAGTATTGTCAACGGCAGCATTTGAGTTTAGAGTAATCTTTGTATCTTTAACGTAAGTATCTTCTACGTTTTGGCTATTGATTGTACCAGCAACTGTTAGCGTACCATTGATACCAATGTTACCAGTAATAGTCTGATCACCTGTGGTTCTAACTACTGTACTGTCTACAGCAACATTGTTGCCAGATATCTGCAAGCCGTCGCCTGCATTTACTTCATAATATGCACCTGTAGTGTTGTGCGTAAATGTTAAACCATAGCCTGATCGTGTAATAAGGGGACTGTCAGCTATACCAACATAAAATGAATTGTGAATGTCAGCAATGTTTGCATCTGCTAAGTCTAAATATTCAGCATGTAACACATTAGCAAATACATAATCAAAGTGATTTGCCCAGCTACCTAAATTATATGTGTTAGCTGCGGTAGGAACAATGTCACCGGTAACACTTGTTGTGCCAACAAATGCAGTGTTACCTGTAATAGTCTGATCACCGGTGTCTCTAATAACTGTACTGTCAACGGCAATAGTACCAGATGTATAATCAATGCCGTCGCCACCTACTAAATAGGTGTCCATTGCAGTATTTGCACGAGCAGTAGTAAAATACAAATTACCGTTTTCGTCAATGTCTCCGGTGTCAAGTGTTATTGTTTCTCCTAACGGAGTAGATTGTCCGTTGATAGTAATTGCGCTATTTGTTAAACTACTATTTGGAATACTAGCTAATGCAAATATACCATTTGCGCTATCGTAAGTGATGCCTGTAGCAGATGTAGCGGAAAAATGTGCGCGAACTTCGCTAGCACTTGGACCAGTATATGTGAATACGCCGCTGCTTGTATTATATGTTAGGCTACCATCACCGCCTTCATCGACTACACTAACATTACCGCGGACTCTTGCTGCGGTAAAGTATAAATTTGTTCCTTCGCTTACAATAGTGGTTGTAAGGCCTGTAATATTACTACCATTACCATAAAGATAAGTGCCAATTACATTAGCACCGGTAATGTTACCAGTTGTAGTGATTGGATAGGAACCTAAATTAATTGGCTGATTAAAATTAAACTCGCCATCTGCGTTGTCAAAACTAATTGTAGCAAGTGTACCATCACTGTTTAATGTCAACTCAGCAGTAACGTTTTCACCGTCGCTGTTAATTACCAGGCTGTTAGACTCTAGTCTATTAACAACTTGGGTAGTTTCAATCTGCGTAACGTTACCTTCAACGGTAAGTTTACCTTTGATTACTAGCTCTTCATCAGCTTTGATAACCGTACGTTTTGACATGTAAATCGTTCCTTAGGTGTTGATCACTTATAGAACTATTTATCAATAAAAAGAAAAAGAATTAAAAGTCAAAAAAAGCCCCCGCACTAGGCGAGGGCTTTCTTCTCCAAATATAGAGTTAACTATTACTGGAAGGATACGTTTGCAAGTGTGATTGCATCTACGTAGTCTGCTGCGTTACCAAGTGAGCTTGCAGTGTTTGTTAGTTCCTTATAACCATAACGTGTCATAAAGCTAACTACTGGCTCAAATGTAGCTGGATCCATTACTGGACCTGTGCTCATTAATGGAATGTATGGGCAGTAGAATGCAGGAGCATCTGTCTCGCTTGAACCCTTGTAACCAACTAGTACCTTTGTACCGTCTGCGGCGTAGTTGTCTACGAACACACGGATTGTACCGTTTAGTGTACCAACGAACTTAGTGTTTGTTGGGGCTTCGAAGCTACCTTCAGTTGTGCGAGCAAATGTTGATGTGCTAGCTGACTGTAGGATTGTTAGTGCTTCTGGGCTTACTACGATGTAGTTACCTGCACCACGACGTGTGCGTGCTGCGATACGGTTTGCTGCACGGTTGATTTCAATTGCTAGTAGCGCATGACGGTCACCAACGTATGTTGGAGTACCGATGATTGAACCACCTTGGAAATCAAGTGTTGTGCCTGCACCAGCAAGAGTACGTAGTGAACCGATAATTTCTTGGTCGATTTCAACAACGATTTCTTGTGCAAGAGCTTGCATGATTTCAGCTTCTACGTCTACGCCATGCATTGCTTCTGCGTCTTGTGCAGCCTCAAATGTCCAGCGTGCGCTTAGACGTCTTGTCTTAGCTTCTACTGTTTCCTTGAGGATCTGGATGCTCATCTTGCGGCCTGGTGTACCTTCAGCTGCTGCTGTAGCATCTGGTGAACCAGCGTATGTTGAAGCTAGCTTGAATGGGCTTAGAGCTTCGTCACCTGCTGTTGCACCACCACCTGTCTCAGCGTAACGAACGCGGAGAGTGTGGATTTGGCCCACTGGGCCTGTCATTGGTTGAACACCAACTAGTTCGTTAGCAATAACGCTTGGCATTACGCGACGAATTAGTGGTAACATTACCTTGTTTAGGGTTGCGACTGAACCCGCACCTGTTGCACCTGCTGAGGCGGCCTCTGACAAATATCTTTTGCTATTTTCGAGGACCACATCCAATGTTGCCTTTCTGCTGCCAGAAAGACCTTCGAGAAGTGCTTCTTTGGTTGCGGACCAGTTGCTTTCAAATAAGTTTGCCATCTCTATAACTCCTATTATTTTGAAAGTCCGGCTAGTTTGCGGATTTTGTCTAGTTCGACTACATCCGCGTTGTCATCGGCCTCTGTTTGCACAGGTGCCTTCTTATCACCAGTGTGTTCTTTGACAACTGATTCACTGAGTGTTGTCTTTTTCGCTCTTGGTGTTTCACCTTCGAGTACGCTTGGCAGATACTTGTTGAATGACTCTTCAAGTTTTTCTGTCTTTACAGACTCAAGCAAATCAGACATGATTTCTTTCTTCTCTTTGCCTAGTGGGCGCATTAGTTCGTCTAGCTTTTGTTTACGGGCATAACGATCTTCTGCAATTCTCAGTTTGCTTTCTGTTAGCTTAACTGCATCGTTTTGCTTTGCAATAAGCGCATGGGCTTCTGATAATTTCTTATCCATTTCGGCTAGTGTTTTTTGGAATTTCTTAATTTCCTTAGCTTCGTTTAAGTGACTTGTGTTATATTCACTTGCAAAAGCTTCAAAAATTCTACGTCCAAAGTCGTTCTCACGAGCTGCTGTGATGTCATTACGGAAGGTTTTAACTTCTTCGCTGATAACACGGTTGATAACTAGCTCAACCTTGTTAGCAGCCTTGCTGATAAAGTCCTTCTTAGCTTCAGCAAGTTGACGCTTGCCTTCACGTAGCATTTTGACTTTTTGCTCTACTAGTGCTTTCTTGTCTTCGTGGAATTCTTTTAGTTCTTCAGCTAACTGATCTGTAACAAAGTTATCTAACTTTGAAACATGTTCAGCTACACGAACACGATCGGCACGTAGTTCTTTAACTTCCTTAGCAACCATTTCTGTTACAAAACGGTCTAGAAGTTTAGCATGCTCACTAACGGCTCTGCGATACTTAACTCTTTCCTGTGCGAGTGCTTTCTTGTCTTCAGCTAGTTCAGCAACTTCGGCATGAACTTTTGAAGTGATAAAGTTATCAACTGCTTCAACGATTTGAGCCTTATCGTGCTCATAACGCTGTGCAAATTCTTCACGTAGTTCAGCTGTTAGTTCTTCTTTAGCTTCAACAAGGCGTGACTCCCAGGCTTCTTGAATGGCCATACGGGCATCATTGCTGAGTCCGGCGCCTTCAAGTAGTTCGTTAAATGTCACTGCCATAGTAGGTCTCCTACTTTATAATTAAAGTCTTAGTTCTCGGATCAAGCCTGTGATGGCCTTCACCAAATGTTTTTCTGCACTTTTATCGTGTGTCATCGCGGCGGCTGTTCTGTAAACAGCTTCGCCGCCGCGCATGTTAAACAAACTCTCATAGATAGTTTTTGGATATGCGTCTGGCGCACTGGGCTGGGCCACAATGTCAACAGTTACGATATCGAAATCTGAAACCTTACCGGATTCATTAACGTTACCACTTCCACGACTACTAACGCCCAGTTTTGCCCCAGCTTTTAGTAAGCTGCGAGCAATATTACCCATAGGTGTGTCTATGATTTTAAGTTTACCAATACCGTTTGAGCCTTCACAGTGCATATCAGTGATGATATGGCTCACACGGTCCAGATTAATTTGAAGCTCTTCTGGGTGGTCTAATTCGCCCAACACAGTTTCGCCTTTGCTTAATCTGCCTCTAACACTTTCTACAGCACGTTCAATTTCGGAGCGTGGATAAACACGACCGTTTTGATTCTTTACATCACCTTGAATGAAAAGGCCATGCATAAACAAGTCCTTGCCATCTTCGCTTTCCATGAGCTTGAAACCGCCCATGTCTGCGTTCATAAATTCGTAAAGTTTACGTGCCATTATAATTACCCCTACAATTACGCCTTAGGCGCATTTACCTTTACAGGCTTAATACCCATGTTGTTTGTAGGTGTGTGGTTCTTAGGCTTGTTTGCGCCTTTGTTACCTTCGCCGCCATCTTTAGCTTTTACAGGTGCGCCGGTTTCCCAACCCGCCTTGTGCTTGGCTACTGGTGATGTACCATTTGAAGCGTCAACAGCTGGAGCCTTAGGAGCAGCAACTTTGTCTTGTAGCTTTGTAGCTTCTTCAACAACTTCACTGTCTTCGTCGACTTCTTCGTCAAGATCGTACTCTACTGAGTCCATCATCTCGTCTTCACCTTCTTCGCCGCCCATGTCGACTTCCATGTCGCCGCCTTCTGCGTCGCCCATGTCCATATCGCCATGTTCTTCTTCACCTTCTTCGCCAGCCATTAGCTTTTCGAATTCAGCACGTAGATCTTCTAGTTCGGCTTCTAGATCGTCGACCTTATCTTCTAGGTCTTCTTCACCTTCACCGCCTTCTTCCTCGCCTTCTTCGTCTTCGGCTTCGTCTAGACCTGACTCATCGTTTTCGATTTCTTCTTCGTCAGCTAGGATATCATCTTCAAAGTCGTTGCTCTTGTCAACTACTTCATCAACTGTTTCTGATTCTTCGACAGCTTCTTCTGACTCTTCGACTTCTTCGTCTTCAGCTTCAAGAACACGTTCATATTCTGAACGGGCTTTTGCTACCACGTATTCGTGTAGCATTTCTTCAGCTTTTTCGTTATCCTCAGAAAGAAGGAGTTCGAGAATCTGTTCTAATTTAGCACGTGATTCTGACATTGTGGCCTCCTAATTTGTCATATAATAATGTGTAGACACATATACCGCGTCTACTCCACATTATTACTTACACATAAGTGGTGTTTTTACGGTATAAATGGGGTCAAAATGAGGCCAAAATAGATTTAGTATTCTATTTAGCTGTGGTTAGACAGCAATTAAGTGCTAAGATTTCCAAAAAAAGTAATCAATTCGTGTCTCTCACCAAGCTCTATTAAGTGGTTGTAATTGTAGTCAAGTATGTCTTGCATTTCCTGAGAATACATTATATTATGTATTTCGTTAAGGCTTTTGGTAGTACAAATGCGTTTAGTTTCTAGCATAATTGCTTTTAAACGTTCTTGCCAATTTTCGATAGAATCGTAACTTTCATCAAACAATATGCCATCAAAAGTTCTAAATCCTAGTTTACGTAAGTACGCTAACTGATACTGACTGCCAAATAATAAAAATGGTCTTTTATAAAAAATACTGCGGTATGTTTTTTCTGTAAAAAACATTTCTCTCCACCAGGTATTCATGTTTAGCATTTTTATAGAATCACGACTGCTGGTTCCTTCGCCATATAATGTTTCTGTTGTAACATCAAAATATGTTTGATCGTAGATATTATAAAATGCGGGAGATAAGTTACTTTGGTGGCTTTGTATAACATTATATTCTGTAAAACAATCCACAGACAATGGTAGTTTTGCAGCGAGTTCGCTGTAACCCATATTGTTTAAAATTTCTAAGGTTCTAGGATGAGAACTCACATATGTGATAATGCCGTAAGGAAATAATCCTTCATCCCACAAATGCAGTAGTGTTTTAAATCTGTGTGCCCTAGGTGCACCGTTTAAACAAGTAAAGTATTGTGGCCTAATATTGTGCCTATTTTCTTCGTACTTGCTCGAACAGTCAAGGTGGCAGTCAATTACAATATGTGCCCATTGCTGACGATGGCCCAGTGAAGCCATGCTATTTGGTATGTTTTTTGCTATTCGCCAACCGTCATACGACTGTTGATTGTAAAGGTTGCCCGAATAATAGGAAAAATTTTCATAGGGTATGCCAGTAGCATCTATGAGTTTGTGTAGCTGAGCATATACCCAATCGTCTTCTGATTCAGCAGATCCCAGAATAAATGCAGATGCCTCTGAGGAATAGTCTAGGTATATGTGTTGTTTTCCGTTGTATGCAGATTTTAATAAGTCTGCATAACTGCTGGCATAATCATCTAAACCAAATCTAATTACAACAGTAATCCGATCTTCGTAAACTCTAATATCTCGCCACAGTTGTGGATCATTATTGCTCAGATCTGGCATTGTACATTAAATCTGCTCTTGTGCTTGCTGTGCATACATAACACGAACAAATTTTTCGTGTTCAATTGCTTCGGCACGCTTAATCTCTCTAACTTTTCTTAGCTTGTTAAGTTGTTCTAAAGTTAATACTGGTTTACGTGTATCGTTCTTAGAGCGACTGTCAAACTGGTCGTTTTCTGGATTGTAAAATTCATCTATTCTCATTATAGTCCCCCGGGAGGTGTAGGTGTTAAACCTGCTGCTGGTGTTGCCCCAGGTGCTGCCCCTGCTTCAGGTGCTGCCCCTGCTTCGGGTGCCGGTGTTTCTAAGTCTGTAAGGTCGGGCTCAATGCTGGTGTTTACAGCCGAATCAGGTTGGGCTCGGATACCAATGTTTCTTAAGTCAACGTTTTGTTCATCATCGCTGAACTTTTCGTAGTTGTTTTCTTCACGCCACATCTGCTCGTTTTCTTTGATCTCAGTATCTGTTAAGCCTAGATACTTCTTAAGTTTAAATCTGCTTGACAAGTAAGTTGTAGCTGCTACACTGTTAAACAAGTTGGCACGTTCGGTGTCCAGCTGGATTTCTCTGTAGCTACTAAAGTTCATTGGTTTAACAAACTGGATATTGAAATCACCATTGTCAATTTCAATGCCTCTGTGCTTGAGGAACATCTTAAACTCAAAGTCTAGGTCTTCTTGTATCTGCTTCTGTAAACGTTCTACATACTTGGCAAAACGATATTCTTGAATGTATGCTACACCTACTTTGCCATCATTATAAACAGCACTGCCGTCTTCTGGGCCTGTGGGCAAATAGCTACTAGGTACACGTAGACCACGCAATAGTTTATTGTTGAAGTAACGTAGGTCGTCAATCTGACCTAAGTTTTCACCGCCAGGTAATGTATCAACTTTACTACCGCGGCCTTCTGCTGTTTGAGCAAAGAAGTAATCTTCTAGCATGCTCATAGGATTGTATGCAGCGTCAACTACACTGCTACCGTCTTTGTTCTTGTTAGGTACACGCTTTTGCTGTACTTCATATTTTACCTGTTCTAGATACTGACGTGCTTTGTGTGGAGGCATGTTGCCTACGTCAATAAAGAACACACGACGTTCAGGCGCACGGTGTACACGATAGATAATAATACTATCTTCTAGTAATTCTTTTTGCTTGAATACTTTGAAGATTGGCTCTAGGATACTTACGCCAAACGGCCAAGCTGTGTCCATACCTTCAGTTAAACTAATATGCACCACATGCTTTGCATCCACCGGCAAGCCTTGGTCAGCACCATTGATTGCACCAGTTAAGTAATTGCTAGCGGCAGTGTTAACACTGCTCATTACACCTGTAATACCTTGGCCGCTGCCATATGGACGAGCATGCATTGGGCTTACCTGTGTTGCCACAAGTTCCTGCATGTTCTGGTCTAGGTTCTTAATAAAATAAGTTTCAATCTTTTTGCCTTCGCTTTCATTGACAATTACTTTTTCAATGTTAGCAGGGTCAACCCAGTATAGTTCAAATGTTTCTGGATCACGGATAAAGAATTGGTCACCATATTTTACTGTACTACGGAAAATACGGAATGCACGCTTGTTGAGCTGATTTAGGTTACACCACTGTATCAATGTCTTGTTTAGAATTTTGCTTTCTGTATCGCTAGGATCGTTTTCGTAAACAATCTCAAAAGGCAAACCACTTGACTCATCTTCTTGTGTGCCAAATTCAGCGATAGTGTCTAATGCAGCGTTGATTTCAAGATCTTGATCCATCTGATCATATTGAATGTAACGCATCAAGCGGTTAGGAGAACCGGCATACACTTCAGGTAGCCAACTACTATAACGACTAGTTGTGCTTAGACCGTAGTGATCCCCGCTAGTCTTTGGTTGTATGTTTAACGGCAGACCGCTGTTATCTACGGGTGTAAAATGTTTTCGCCAACTCATTAGAGACCTCTATATCCGAATATAGCACTATTTATCATAGGCCCTAAAAGTTTTTTGTTAATTAAGGTTTAGCCTTACTTAGTATTTTCGCGGATCTGTCCTAATTCGCTACGTAATACTCGTTCAACCTGTTCTAGAATTTGTGCAGGCGTTCTGCCAATTGAATCTTTGTCCACTGGTGTTTGCAATGAGTTTAGTAATGGACTTTCGGCTACGTTGCCCGAAGTTGGTGCAGTTGGCTTAATTTTTGAGTTATCTACAGGTGTAGCAGGTTTATTGCCAAACAGCGACGCAAATACATTTTTAACAGTTTGTGTTAGTCCGCCTTGCTCAGTTGCACCGGCATTTGCTGCATTATAGTTGTAGGCATTTTGAACGTTCTTAGCAAACTTAGTATCGTCTAATTTAATAAACTCTGCATAAGCTAAGTTCTGTGCTTTGTTTGCGGCAGCAATCTTGTTAATTGCGTCAGCATTCTTTAGCATAGCTTCTGTGCTGATCGCCGCAAAGTCATAGTATGGTTTTGTGTTTAGTTCAACGTTGGCTAAGTTTCTCCACAGTCTTGTAAACTCGGTAACAATCTTTTCTAAGTTCTGTGGATCTAGTGATTTAATTACTTTAGCGGTTTCTCCCATAACACCTGCTAGTGTGCTTAGTCTACCTGATAGCACATCAAACTTACCAGAAGCGTCTGCTACCTTCATCAAACGATCAAATGGATCGCCGCCGCCAAACAAGCTGCCAAAGAAATTGCCAATGCCGCCAACTACACTGCCAGCGCCTAAGGCTGCTAATGCTGCACCTACAGCACCAATACCAGCGGCAGATTCTAATAAATTACCACCGTCTAGTTTATTAATTCGTTCTAGTAGTGTACCAACACTTTGCATTACTGTGTCAAAGCCTTTAGCACCTACTTCAACTAATTTTGCTAGAGCATCACCTACCGCGGTAATGATAGGCGGCATGCCCACCATCACAGTGTTTACAACTGTGTTTAAAACATCGCCAAATGCTTTTAATAAGTCTATAGGAAATGCATGTAATGCTAAACCAATAGCGCCAATTGCTAATGCACCTAGACCCAGTAATGGTGCAAATGAGCCTGCGGCTGCTGCTACAACACCTAGACCTGCTAATGCACTAATTGCTACTAAGACTGTTGGTACATCAATGTTAGTAAATTCTTGTAGTGCTTTTCCTGCTACAAATAATGCTGCGCCAATACCACCAAGTGCTAGTGTACCAAGTAATACTTTTGGATTACCTAGTGCTGTTAAACCTTTACCTAGGCCTTTAAATAATCCTTCTAAGCCTTTGCCGGCTCCACTGCCAACGCTCTTTAAGAAATCACCTAGGCCTTTACCTAGTCCGCCTAAACCTTTACCAATATTTTCTAGTAGGCTTGCAAATCCTGCACCAACGTTAGACTTACCTGCACCACGTGATCCACCTTTTGATGTACTTGCACCTGCAGGGCTAGCGCCGCCCGGTGTTTCAGGTGTTTTTCCTCGAATCTTATCTAATAAACCGCCGGTTCTCTTTTGAGAAAGAGATTCAGCTGACTCGCCAAATATTTTTCCAGCGATTGCACTTTTAATTTTTCCTATACCAACAGCCGCTATACTTTTAATAGCACCTACTGCAAATAATGCACCAACAATTTTTAAAACACCACTGAGAATAGTATCACCAACTTTCTCCTCACCTTCTGGTGGATCCATAAAGACACTTTTGACCATAGTCACAGCACCATCAAGTAGCATGCCAGGCAATGACCAGAGAAAATCACCAATACCGTTTAAGATACCTATTGCAACTTGCTTACCCATATCACGGAACATTGCAGACCAATCAATTCTTTGTGCTTCGCCTTCACCTACTTTAAAGGTATCTAGGTAAGCACTAAATCTATCAATCATGGATGATACACTTTTTGCAAATCCGTCAATCTTTTTAACTACAGTATCGCGTATCATGTCTGGATCGACTAACTTTTCAGGGTCAAATCCAAATAGCTTCATTATAGAATCGCCAATTAGTTTGATACCATCAAGTAGTGCTGTACCAATACCGCGTATCTTTCTTCCGCCGCGGCCAGTTTCATCTTGGAACGCCTGTGAAAACTTTGTTAAACTATTTGCAAACTTAGTAATCATTGGCGTGAAAGTAATCATTGCTGCGGTTAGTAATGCATCAAACGCACCTTTGAGCTCTGCAATACTATTATCAAAACTGATTCTAGCCTTCATCAGATCATCAATGTTTAATCCACTACCTAAACGTTTAGCAACTTCAGCCATCTTACGTTCAGTTTGTTTTACTTCGAGGTAGGCAAGAAGAATTGTTTTAGCAGCTTCAGCACCGGCGCCGCCGGCTTCAACTACACGCTGTAAGTTTTGAATTTGAGTATTGTTTAGACTGCCTATTTTCTTTTGAAGTTTTAGAGCAGCCGCTTCACCTTCTGCTGTGCTGTTTAGCGCACCAGATTGCAATTGTCTACCAAAGCTAATTAATGTATCAGTAATGCCACCTACGCCGGCGGCTGCTAATTCGCGTGCTGCATCACTAATGAATACACTACTTTGCGCACCAGCATCTAGGAACAGCTGACTAACTTTAGCTAGTTGTTCACCTCGAGCAGCCATAACAGTATTAAACGCTGCGGCGCCTTCGTAAACACTATTACCAAACTTACTCATCAACGCAACAAGACCAGTGTTTTGGCTCAGCGTCTGTTTGTTCATTTCACGTAGCTTATCGGCACTAATACCTAGTACACTTGCATACGCTGTTTGTAATTTAATTTGTTCGTTAGCCGCTGCTAGCTGTCTACCGGTAACAGAACCTTCCAGCATGCCTAAACTTGAACGAGTTTCTAATTCTTCTAATAGTGCTTCGTTAGCTTCTTTGAATGTCATGCCTAGATCTAAACCATTATTGGTTAGAGCTTTAAACGACTTCATTGTGTTAACCAACGAGCCCGGGCCTGTTCGACCCAATGTAGCAGTTAGAGAAGCAAACTTAATCATTGTTTGCGTTGCTTCTTGTGTGCTATAGCCTAAAGAGTTAAACTGTTGGATAGCAACGGCAGCACCTTGTCCCAGTCCTTCGTTGAAACCTAAACCTGCTTGTGTTAGGTCGCGTAGGTTATCAGTTAACCCTGTAAATATCTTTGCACCAAAACCAATGATAGCACCAGTGGCTAATACTGCGGCTGTAGCAAGTCCGCTAACAGCACGACCTGCGCCAACAAACACGCCCTGTACGTCACCTTCAATTCGGTCTGCAACTTTTTGTCTAAAAGACGCTTGTTGCTTGATATTTGTTTTTTTGATCTCTTCTAAAACTTTTTGTGCTTTTTCGTCAGCTTTTTTAGAATCTTTGTTTCCCTGTTTAACTTCATCCAGGAACTTTTCATAAAGTTCCTGTGACTCTTTGTCGCCTTTAAGCAATACTTTTAGCGTGGCCAGCATCTGTGCTTGCGTTTGTTCTAACGCAAAGTCGGGTAACTTTACAACACTGCCATCAGGTAATACAGCTTCAGCCATTCAAAAAATCCATTAAACACAGTTTTTATGGTGATAAATACCATTACTGATAGATATACCAATATACAATATTTATCTTATTAATTAACAGGAGTTTTAATATGGCAAATCAAACTAATCCACTTAGTGGGTATTTTAGGGCGCCAAAGCTGTACACCAAGATTCCCAGTGGTGGCCGTTTCTATAACCCAGACGTGGTAGATATGCCATCCAGCAATGAGTTGCCTGTTTATCCCATGACTGCAAAAGATGAGCTGATCATGAAGAACCCGGATGCGTTGCTGAATGGTGAAGCTGTTGCTCAACTAATTTCCAGTTGTGTTCCATCTGTGAAGAAACCACGTAGACTAATCAGCAACGACATTGATGCGCTACTGGTTGCTATTCAAGGTGCTAGCTACGGCGACGACATTGAAGTAAAAGGTAACTGCCCAACCTGCGGCAAAGAGTGTTCGGGCATTGCTAGTGTTGAAGCAGCACTTGAAACCATGCAGGTGCTAGAGTCAACTTATACATTTGAAACACATAACGGTCTGGTAATTGAACTTAAGCCGTTCAGCTACGAAAGTACCGTAAAGGCAGGTATTGCTAATTTCAAGAGCACACGTAGCTTACAAGGTCTAGCTGACATTAAGGATGAGATGGAACAGCTTAAGGCATTCAACGATAGTTTCTTGAGAATTGCAGCACTTAACTTTGATCTTATTGTTGACAGTGTTGCTAATATCAAAGGTGTTGACGAAGAAGGTAACACTTTTGTAGTTGATGACTCTAAAATGATTCGTGAGTTCCTAGAGAACTGCGAAACCGTTATTGGCAAGACCATCGAAGAAAAGATCGCAGGCATCAACAAGATCGGCGTCAACAAGCGAGTCCAGTTAGAATGTGAAGACCACGGAGCATTCGAACAGGAGGTTGGCTTTGACCCAGTAAATTTTTTCACGGCTTCCTAGCATCAGCTGAACCCCAAGATATTATAAACTATATCAATAAGCTGAGAAAGGAAGCTGGGGAATTACAAAAGCAGATTACCGAAATAGTAATCTACAGTGAGGGTGCATTTAGATGGAACGATCTCTGGAACATGAGTTTTAGTGAAAGAGAGTTAGCTGTTAAAATATTAAACAACTACAATCAAGTTAAGTCAGGCAAACAACCCTCGGAGTATCTATAAAGAATCCCAGTTTAGGCTGGGATTTTTTTTTGGCTAGTTGATTTGAACCACTAATACAAATGCTCACAGCTATTCATTGTGCATACTGTTAGGCCTTTAAGGCCTTATCTTACTACGTTCATTCGTTTCGTTTCACTTCACTCATTCACTTGTAAGATATTTTAGTACTATTAAGAAGTTATCACGAAAGTGGAGCCATAGTTCACCCTTTGCAGGATGAACAAAAAGAAAAGCGTCATCACGATGAGCTTCACCATCTCCAACCCGGGTGCTTATTAGGAAGCAGAGCGCCTTCTCTCCCCATACACTACCGTCACTTGTATTCGCTCGGAAGCCAGTATAATCTAGTGGAGTTTGATTATACCCGCTTGTAGGTTGCTTTTTCTCAGAGCCTACATTCTTTCAATGCCATAACGTTGTTTGCATCTTGCCGACTGCATTCCAGAATCTGACGCCGTAGCGAAACGGAGCCTCAAGGAAACCGATATAGTCCTCGGTGGGGCGGTGCAGTGCCTATGTTTGTGCCTTAGTTAATTTAAGGATTTGATGCCTGGGAGAGTTTTTTGGTAAGCCGTGTAAGCCTGGATGCCATGTTGTATTGTAGTTATAATGCCTTGAGTGCTTCTTTTAATATTTGTGAACCGCCTACTCTAACGTTAATAATACCGTTGTAATATTCGTCCGTTTCGAGTACTTTGCGATCAAATTGTTCTCTAGCTTCTAAATAACTGGCTACACCTCTGCTAGGACAGAAATAAAGTATCTCCCTAGTAAAGTTACCGGAGCCCAAACGTACAACATCTTCTTTAAGATGATCGTTACTGCCCCAGTACTCTCGCCAATCACTTTCAACTGTACTTCTACGCTTGTTTTTCTTGCCCTTTAGTGGAGGGCGAGTCTTTTTAAACTTGGCTAACTTTTTACCCACATACTTTCTGTTGTTGGTTAAGTTAGTAATCAAGTAAACAAACGCTTCAGTACCTTCCGGTAATTCGTTTACTGTTTGACCTTTATATGTCCATTCCATAACTCATATTTACTTGGAGTTTGGAAATATACCATGGACATTTAGGTAAACAATGCTTTTACATCAAAGTCAACATATTTAGGTTCGTTGATAAAAGTAACAGGTCTAATATATTTTCTTCCGATCTCAAATGAGAGCTCATTATAATCTACTAGCTCTGAATCCACAATCCTATAATATTTCTCTAGTTGGTTGTACCCACTAATAAGACGTTTGACACAAAAGTTAAAAAGTTCATCATCAACATATACAGTTTGGTGTTGCTGTGGTGCACCACTCCAAATGTCAGTAGACTTAGCAAGATAGTAGCTTTTACATTGATCAGCAAAATTACTACGTATCAATATATAAATTTTTTCAGCTAAGGTTATTACATTCTTTTCTAAAAACAATGAATGGTTCAAATGCCACGGAAAACACTTTATTACTGTATTTTTGTTTTGCTTAATATACTCTAGCTTAGTAAGTTGATCATCTACCGTAGATTCCTCATCAAAATACTCATCTAGATTTTCATATGAATGCGTTCTAGCAAGCTGTTCACAGAAACTTGTACTTCCGGTACGTGGAGTAGTTAATACTAAAATCATTTTACTCTACATATTCGGTATCAGTGTTGTAGCTGGTAAAGCCACCTTCCTTAATAACTGTTAGTACATTGTTAACACGACCAACTAGTTCTTCTTTGTGACTGATTAGGAAAATGTTTTTACCATTTTCTCTGTTCATCCGCTTAAGGATAGCAAGACTGTTTTCAACACCCATACTATCCATGCCACTGTCAATAAGTTCGTCAATGCACATCAAGTTCATGGGTTGGTTCAAACTTTCGTAAATGTCACGGAAAGCCCATGACAAACTTAGAATAAGTCTGTTACGTTCACCGCGACTCAAGTTATCAAAGTCTAGATCGCGACCATACTCAGTAATCTCAACTGTGAGGTCACTGTTAAATTTAACGTCATGCGGTAAACCAATCTTGTCAAGATAGTATGCAAGACGATGGTTTAGGTAAGCAATGTTTTGATCAATAATCTTTTTACGAATAAAACTATCTTTACTTGTTAGTAGCTTGAGCAAGAACTCTTGGTGGTCCTTAAGATACGTAAGCTCGTTAATTGTTTCAAAGCTAATCTCTTGTAACCCTGTGCTTTTTAAACTCTCAATTTGATCAGTATACGGATTAACTTCAACAGTTTTTTCGTTGTACTGTGCAGTTAGCGTTTCTAGATTATGTTTGTGTTCCAACGCACCTTCAATACTATCGTAGAAAGTAGTAACATCTTCTGCAACAATACCTAGTGCAGCAATAGCATCTTTAACTTCTTTCAGTCGTTCTGCTACTTCGCTGTTATACTTTGTTTCTTCACCAAGTTTAACGTTAAGCTCTGCGGTATATTCTTCGTGCGTATCTAAATGTGCTGTGCTTTGCTTACACGCAGGACATACACCTTCTAGTGCATTCTTAATGTTGCTCTTTAGCTCATCGCACTTTTTGTTACTGCGGTTCAGCGACGTTTCAGTTCGATCTCTTTCGTTTTCTAAAACAGTCTTTGCATCGCGCTGTTCTTTGTTAACTTGATTAGTCTTGTGACCTTCGATCTCTTTTTCAATGTCAATCTCGCTGAGTGCGCTGATAACATTTTGCATGTCAGCAAGTTTATCTGACTTGGTCTTTTCCCAAGCCTTACTGCGACTTTCAATTTCGGCAATGTTCTTTTCAATACGCTCGTTGCTGGTCTTAACTACATTGATGCGTATTTCTTCATCACGAATAGCATCCTTGGTTTGCTTAAGCAGCTCTTTGAGAATATCTGCTTTTTGACTTAGCTCGGTGATACCTAACAACTGCTCAATCATTGCACGTTGGTCATTAGACTTCATGCTGAGGAAAGGCTCGGTATAAGTGTTTAGCGCAACAATGTGCTTAAACATTTCATGCGGGAAGCCAACAATGCGTTCAATTTCTTTTTGTGTTTCTCTGCTGTCGCCTTGTGCATCATCGTCTTCGTTGGTTTCAACACCATCAACATAGAAGCGCAAGATGTTTGGTTTACGGCCTCTTTCAATACGATATGCCTTGCCATTAACTTCAAAATCAACTGTGACAATCATGGTCTTGCCATTTGTCTTGTTGATTAGGTTATCTTTCTTAATGTTAGTTAATGCTTCGCCGTATAGTCCGTAGCTGAGTGCATTTACAATTGTTGTCTTGCCTGTGCCGTTACGACTGCCATCCCCGCCTAGGTCAAGGTTATGCCCTAACACTAGTGTAAGGTTGCAATTATCAAAATTAACAGCCTGCGTCTGAGCGCCAATACTCATGAAGTTCTTGGCACTTACATTTTTAATCTTTAGCATTAGACCTCAAGTTTATTATAGATATCAATTAATACTTGCTTATCAACGGTGTTAGATTCAATTGTATCCAGCTGACTGAGAACAATTTGATCTACGCTTTCAAACTTAATCTCGCCGCCTTCGAATTCCTGCTCTTCGTCCTTAACAGGCATCAATTGCAGTTCGCGAACTTTATACAGCTCAGAAAATTTTTCTCGTATAAAGTTAGCTTCTTCATAGCTAATATTAATGTTTAATTTTACACGAGCATAGGTATATTCGTCAAGTAAATTCTCATGGTTATCAATTAATTCGCTGAGACTAAAGACCTTAAACTTAGGACAGTCTGGCCAGTTAACATATACTGGTTCTTCACCCCAAGTAAGGAACATTGCACCACGTTCGTTGTCGTCTACGTCTGCATAATTATGTGGGAAAGCATTACCAATATAGTGAATGTTATTCTTGTACTGACGCTTGTGGAAGTGTCCGCTGAACACATATTCTGGACCGCTCAAATGCTCTGCTTTGAGACCGCCGTGATCTGGCATCTCTACCATAGCATTCATTTTGAAGTAAGGCAGCTCTAAGTGACCAAACAAATACTTGACTCGCATCTTTTGTACTTGCTTCCACTCATCTGCTACCAGCCATGGGAGAATAGCAACATCATCTTGCACGAACTTTTCATCAACCATAACAAAGTTTGGTAGATCGCGAGCATACTCAACGCTGTTTAGTTCACGCTTGTCCTTGTAGTACAAGTCGTGGTTACCGGTGATAAAGTAAACCTTTTCAAAGTTGTCGTTTAACTTTTTAAGATCCTTAATACTAGCGTTCATTGTAGCAACGTTTACGCTGGCACGATGGTGACTCCAGTCACCTAAGAAGATACAGGTTTCTGCTCCGCGAGCTTTTGCTTCTGCAATAAACCAATCAACAAATCGATGACAGTCATCTAGATGGACGCGGCTGTTTTGCTTTAAACCGTAGTGAATGTCTGTAAAGCAAGCCGCTGTTTTAAACAGCTGGCTCATAGGTCGTCGTATTCCTCGTGGGAAGGTCTATCTGCTTCCGCAGTTTCTCTGAGTTGACGGATTTCTGCTTCGTGCGCTAGCTGTCTACTGTAGCTAGGCATGTGCCCTTGTTCAATCAAAATATCATCGCGAATGGTTTGATTGCGCTTTTCTAAGTTAAGTACTCGTGTAAAGCTATTGTTAACAGCGGCAGTATAATACGCAAATGGGTTATCAGACTTTGCTTCGTTAAACTGTAGTCCAACTTGACTTAGCTGTACCAATGCTTGACCACGCATTTCGTCAATGTAAGTATAACCACGCCAGTTAGCACGATGGCTGTAACGTTCAACTAGCTTTAAGAACATAGTACCTAAGGTATTAGTGATACGTCCGTGATCAACACAAAACTCGCCATTACTTAAACTACCGCGCCAGTGACTGCGAACAACTTCCTTAAGCTCACCATTTTGATAAGCATAGTGCTTGAATGGGGGAAAGTTTACACGACTCTTTTCTTCAGCTTCGTTTTTAGGATTCTTCTTACGACCTTCCTCTTCGGGAATATGCTCGTAAGTCATAACACGAAATACAACTTCGTCGTCGCCAATTGAATCCGGATCGACTGCGAAATCTTTTTGTTTGGGCTTGTTACGATAATCTTTAGAGTCATGTCCTAACATTGCTTCCGCATAACCCTCGCTCTGAATCCGTGCAGCCTTATTTTCCTTGGCTTGTGTTAGAGCTTTTTTATTGATGTCTTTTACACTATCAACAATAAGATCGTACATATCGTAACGATCATCCTCAACATAACAAAAGGTAATCTTGCTTTTATGGATTTCCTTTAGAATGTCTTTGTTATTGAGATAGTTTTGCTTTTTAGCTGTTGTTATTGTCATGCAGACTCCTGTAAGATATTCTAACAGTATACATTATTTTATCCTGAAGTCAACAATTTTCTGGCGTTTCTTGAAATTTCTGGCTAGCATTTAAAATGGGTTTTAAATTGATAGATAAATACTACATAGGAGAACGCTATGGCACAAAATAGATTCACAAACGGCAGTATTTTCACTCAGCTGGGGCGAACTGTTGAAAGCAAGTTAAGTAACCAGGTAGGCAAAGGGTTATCCTCTGTTAAGAATCCAATACTACGATCTGGTTTAGGAACAATTGTTAACAACTTCTTGCCGGGTTTTGGCGGCGGCATCCCAGATTTCAGCGATAACAGTTATCGTACTTTGGTTAACGAGCGTTTGTCGGCTATCGCCGAAGAAACGTCAAATATCATAGCTTCTCAGAATACAATAAGCAGCGATGGTACCAGCAATAAACTATCTAAGGGCTACGACTGGCGTGCCAGACTTAGACCAAAAGCCGGAGGCATTGAGCAATTTTATGGAGCTCTAGCCGGAGGCGATGCACTAATGAGACCACTCAAAGAAAGCGGTGGGTTGGTTTGGCAGTACACACCAAATATCTTTTTAAGTGGCACAGCTGAGTATAACCAAGCACTAATGCAAGGCATGAACTATCCTATTAACACATTTGTTAGTAGTCGTCCACCTGATATCCCTGTAGCAGCAGACTTCACAGCCAACGACATTTATGAAGCACGATATCTTCTTGCTGTAATGACATTCCTTAAAGTTTGTACAAAAGCCTACTTTGGTGACGCCGCTGTTGCTAGCGGTGATTATGGCACACCTCCCCCTGTGTTGTTATTTGAATATCTAGGCGACCACGGGTTCAACAAAGTTCCTGTTGTAGTCACAAACTATAGTATACAGTTGAGCGATGACGTTGACTATGTACCTGTACTTGTAAATGATACAGTAACTCATGTACCAACAAAAACAAACATCGTTATTACATTGACCCCAAATTATACACCACACAAACTACGCAGAAGATTTGATATCAATGCAGTTCGTACAGGTAAAGCATATAAGGACGGGTTTATCTAATGTCAGCTGATAGAATTCGCAAAGACAGTTTTGTTAAGAATACTGCGATCATTGATGGTTTATTTTTAGATTACAATGCGCTGCCATCTATTCCAAAATATGAAAGCGATGAAGAATATATAATTGACCAAGCATACAATGAAAGACCAGATCTTTTAGCGTATGTGTTATATGGTAACTCACGTCTTTGGTGGGTATTTGCACTGAGAAATCCTGATGTCATTGAAGATCCAGTTAGGGATTTTTCTGCTGGAAAATCAATACGACTTCCAACTAAGGAAACTGTTAATATTGTAGCTGAGAGCGCCTAATGCCAAATTTAAGAGCATCCACAGCAGGTCGTACTCCTGAGGTACCTGATCCATATTTAGGTACTGTATGGGGAAATATTTTAGATCAGTACGACAATCCTTCGTACAACCTAAGGTTGTACATGATACCTGTTGCTAAAAGCTCTTCAGTTAGTGGCGACGCAGAAAAGAAAGATACTGCCGATACAGCACGTTCAGATACGCCTGCCGAGAGCGATACGCAAACTATTGTTGTAACAGGCCGCCGAGATATTAAACAAGTAACTATTGCGCAAACTGGTGTTACAGGAAACATCATTGACGACTTAGAGATCGTGGCTGCTAAAAACGAAAAAGGTGGTTTCCTACAGCAAATAGCAAAATTTAGGGTATTTCAACCCGGCGGCGCCAATTTGTTAGATCAAATAGCCGCTGCTGATATATTTCTAGGCAACCAAGTAACAACAACTCCAATAATGTATCTAGATGTTAGATTCCAGGGATATAATCATGACCCGGATGATAACGATCAAGGTGGTGAAGTCACAACTATTCTAGGTCCCATTACCTTTAAATGTAGATTGCAAAAAATTGCTGTTAAGGTTGATAACACTGGCAGCTACTATGATTTTGAAGTTAACCTAGAGAATGTCACTGCTTTCGTTGACTCTCTGTACAGAGTTCCATTTGCAATAACCAGTGTTGGCAAAACAATAACTGAACACGTAAGAGATTTTGAAAAACAACTAAACAAGTATTACGCTGATAATGCAGCAAACAATTATGAACGACCGGATGAAATTAAATTTGATTTATCTGGGTTAATTGGTGATGGATCAACCGCAGTAGGATTTGAAGGCGGCCAGACGGTTAAAATCAAAGACGAAACTCTAAATACCAGTAATGATTTAAATTCCGAAGATGTTAATAGAGCTTGGACCAACGAGACTAAAGAAACACTTGAGGAAGAACAATCCGGCGCAGAAGAAGTGCCAAAGAATACTGGCAAAACAGACATTGTTGTGGTTGGTGATAAAATTACCATCCCCAAAGGTGTTACTTTTGAGAGATACTTTTTCATACTGTTAAGTATGAACAAAGAGTTCTTAGAAATGATTACCAGAAAAAGCAATATGCAAGATCCTGCTGATAAAGCAGTTAATGCAGCAAAAGTTTTTATTTCGTGGATGAGAATGAATGCTGAAGTACAAGAACTTCAGTGGGATAAAAAACGAATAGCATATACACGTAGATATACCTACAAACCAACTTTATACAACACAGGCCGCAGTGATGTGGCATTGACCATCGATGAGGTCAATATCACTGGCAGCGAAGCCGCTGCTACAGTTAAATTGCAAACAATGTATAAAGAAAATAAGATACATAAAAGTTATTACTACTTGTTTACCGGTCGCAATGATCAAATCATAAACATGGATATTGCCTGGGATGGTGCTCAAGTTTTGCTTGTGCCACCAAATGGCGGCGTTATCGGCGACGTCAGTATAACATCTGGTGTTGCATTAAATTCAACTATTGCACAGACAGCTGATGCTAGCGGTAAGGAACTTTTTAGCAAATCTAAAATTGCAGGTGCTAAGGCTAAATTTGGCGATCTTTTAGATTCGATCAAAGGTAATGCAGCATCTATACAAAAAATAGCCAATGCAATAGATAGACCACAAGAACAACTTAGAACAATTCTTAATGATACTACTGGCAAAGCCCAACGCGATCTGGTCGCTTCGTTAGATTCAAGAACCATTAATAAGCTAGCATCATCTGCGGTGATGTCTAACACTAGTTCTTCCGACACTGCCCCTCCAACCGGAACCACACCTGGTGGTGCAGCTTATAAACCAGAAACCAGTGGCTTTACATATTCGGAAGATTTGGTTATGTCGACTGACGCAATTGATGTCAGCGATCTTAAAAACTTTGACATGGCCAACGCTGATTTTAGATACGAAGTATTAGGCACCAGCACAGTTCCTAATATTGCAGAAGCAGCAACATATGTTACAACTAGTCCGGCAAATACATTATTTGGTTATGTACATCATCAACATAATGCAAGTGCGTTCTTAAACAAAGTTAATTTAACACTAAGAGGCGATCCATGGTACTTGGGCAAAGCCAGTGGCGAAACAAACATGGCTGCTAGCAGTACTCCTACTAGTGTAAGTTATACCAGTGATGACAATTTTATTATTCTGCAAATTGCCTCAGCCCAATCATATGATCCAGATGTGTCGGACGAGGACAGTAATAAAAATTCAGGCTTCTGGAATTTTAACGGCATGAGCAAGTCATTTAGTGGACTCTATAGAATCCTTAAAGTTGTTAATAATTTTAGAAATGGTATTTACACTGTAGATGTAGAAGCAACCAAAGATATAGCTTTACCCTTACACAAAGTTAAACGAGTTCGTCGCGATCAAACACCGCCAGATTTAACCACAGTCGAAGGGTACAAAGAAGCTTCTGAAACTTTAGGAACACCCGCCAGTGAAATTGGTAATCCTACTGACCCGGGTACTACCACAGGCGATCCGCTAGCACCAACTGTTGGTACACCACCGCCAGCTAGCAAGGCAAATATGGCACAGCTCAAATCATGGTTGGAACAAAATGGTACAATACCTAGTGAAAATCCAGATTTAACCCCTGGCAATTACAATAAAGATGCTCACTCATCTGGGGAACACGCAGACGGTCGTGCATTTGACGTTAACATTGGCACAGGTAACAAAGAGTGGTTCAATCCAGCACAGAAAGCAAAATTTGACTCCATGGCGGCTGCACTCAGATCACAAGGCTGGAAAGTTGTGTGGAACAGTACAGATCATAACGACCACTTACACGTATACGCACCAAAGGGAAAGTAATACATGACAGACAATTCGCGAATCAGTAACAGCAATCCAGAAACACGCAAAGACGCTGCCAAAGATCCTACCCATGGTATCTACATTGGTGAGGTAATGGGAACAAAGGATCTTAGCCGTACCGGTAGAATAGATGTATTCATTAGTGCGTTAGGCAAAGACAAAACTAATACCGCTGCTAGGTTTCAGTGTATCTGGACTAGCCCATTTGCTGGCGGTACTGACCCAGCTGCCATTGGCGGTAAAATTGAAAGCTATGAGCAGACACAAAAAAGTTATGGCATGTGGATGGTACCCCCAGACATTGGCAACCTTGTTCTGGTGTGCTTTGGCGACGGCAACCTAAAGTTTCCTTTTATTATTGGCTGCTTATTCCCAGACAAATACAATTATATGGTTCCAGGTATGGCCGGTGGTACCAGCTACAGCGATTCAAAGCTACTAGTACCTGTAGCAGAAAAAAACAAACGCGATGAGCGCACCACTCACAACGATGCTATTAGACCTATTCACGTTGACTTAGCAGAAAAAATTGTTAAGCAAGGTTTGATTAATGATCGGATTCGTGGCGCAGGATCTGGCAGTAGCCGCAGAGAAAGTCCCAGTGAAGTATTTGGTATACTAACACCCGGTCCCAGAGACCCGTTAAACTTTAATAACAGACTTGCTGGTCATCAGTTTGTTATGGATGACCGTATAGGCAGCCGCATGGTGCGCTTACGCACTGCTGGCGCCCAACAAATATTAATGGACGATGGCACAGGACTAATTTACATCATTAATAAGAATGGCACATGGCTAGAGCTCAATGGCGACACCATTAACGTATTTTCTGCTGGTAGTATTAATATGCGTACACGCGGCAACTTTAACTTACGTGCAGATTTAGATATCAACATTGAAGCTGGGCAAAACGTAAACATTAAAGCAGCCGGTGATAACATAGGCGGTAAAGAATACAAAGGTATTGTTAAGTCGCCTGCTGTGGGTGCTGCATTAGGCAGCGGCGGAAACTTTAACATTGAAGCAGCCAGCTCAATCAACCAATATGCCGCAACTGCTTTTAATGCTACATCAGCTGGTTCTGATATAAATCTAAACTCTGCTGGTGCTTTTAAGGTTACATCGGGTATAACTGGTGCAAGTATACAAACAGCAGGCCCAATGGTACTTGATGCTAAATTACCTATGTCAGTAAAAGCATCACTGCTAGGAATTGATGGCGGCGCAATGGTTGGCATTAGAGGTGCTATGATACACTTAAATGGTGCTATGCCAATATTACCGCCTGCATTACCAGCACCGTCGGCGTCTCGTATAGGCACTAACAAACAAAAAGATCAATCACGCGAAGAACCTGTTTTCAATATTGAAAATGCCAAGGACGGTAAGCCTTCAATTCCGTTACAAGGCAAACGTCCTGGTAAGCAAGACGAGTTAGACACTATTGTACCAATTTTAGTTACAGCAGAACCATATGAAGGCCATGCCGGTAAGCCCATAGATCCAGCACAGGATGATCCATCTCGAGTTGGATCGGATTCAGCAACAGCAGATAGTGCTGCACCTGGTGAGAGTAACACTCCAGGCAAACCAGCAGATGTTCAGAGCCCAAATGGTTCAAAAGTTGGGGTAGGTTATCAAACACCCGGTGGTGCACCAAGTTCGGGTAGTGCAACACCAGCAGGTGGAACAGGTACTACTGCGGCTGCAAATGCTACAAAATCAGGAGAGCAATCGCTTAGGGACTTAAATGCTCGATTAGAACGCATAAACAATTCTATCCCTACATATGCAGACTTACAAAATGCACTGAATAATTTTGCTGCCGCAGCAGAGAAGAAATTTTTAGAAGTAACAAATTTAAAAAATGTTGTCAAGTCTATTGAAACAGCCATACCACCAATTAGAATTCCTATTTCGAATGCGCTAAAGGATAAAATAGTTGGTGTGCAAAAGCAACTAAAAGAGTACGAAGCACGACTTAATCAGTTCGCTATTGATGCTAAAGGCCTAGCAGCTAATCTAAATGCAGATGCATTTAAACAAATGAGAGCCAGTGTTGATAATGCATTTAAGTTTGCAAAAAATGCTGACGACTTGGCAAATAAATTAAAAGAAGCAGGACTCACTGTTCGCAGAGACGGACCAAGTATTATTTACGAAGATGCATTAGGTAATAAGATTGTTGACTTTGCTCAAGGACTTGGTCCAGTTAGCACTTCAATGGCGCTTAGTGCAGACTTAAACACGGCATTTGAAAGTGTTAAGTACATGATTAAGGTTCCGCTAAACGATAATCAAACGGCAGCACTGTCTAGCTTTGCACTAGCAATTGGGCCAGAAAACTTTGCTAACAGCAATGTTCTTGCAGCACTCAACGAAGGCAAATACAGTGAAATTCCACGCTTAATGAAAACCTGGAACCTAGGTGCCGATATCAGTGGTGCTGGCACAGACGGTCCGTTGGTTTATAGAGAAGACATAGAAGCTAGAAGAATTTATGAAGGTGAACTGTTCCAAACGCCCGACGAAGTAGATACAGCACCACCAGACAATCTACAACCCGGGGATGTTGGTTTCTTGCGATTAGCACAGCATTTAGCAAATGTGCGAGCAGAGTATATTCGTCAAAAGATAAACGAATTTGGATTCTCATAAAAATATAGGGCCTTTCGGCCCTATATTTTTTAATACATTATTTCTACACTATCATACTATAACTAGTTAATTACTTAGAAGCAGAAGTAATCATGCGTTCCATTTCAAACAGCTCACCTGGTACACCATTACTGTTGTAACGGAAATTACCGACTAGGTTGATGCTGTCAAACAGAACGTGCTTCTTGGTCACACTATCATACAATCCTACTGTAACGTACTTCTTACGCTGTTCAAACAGCTTAAAGAATCGTTCAGTGCGATTTTCTGAGTTGAACCGATCCGCACTTTCGCAGACTTCTTCAAACTTACGCATCATCTTATTCATTAACTTTATATCTCATACTTAAGTTAAACAAAATGGTAACAAGTGTTACCGGCCTATGTACGCAATTTCTTGCTTACATTCTTACTATAACTGAACCGGGTTGTTATGTCAACCGGTTTATTTTGATTTTTCTTTATGCTTGATCCAGCGATGCATTAGACCAACTTCGCGACCATATGCTTCAACTTCCCACGGAGAATCAAAATAAGAATCTTCTCCAGCTTTTGGTCGCCACACTTTGCCCATCCACACACTTTCTAACTTATAGCCGCCACGTGCCGTGCCGTAGTCCTTGACAAGTTCATTTTTAGCATGTTGCTTAACATGAACCATTTCGTGTGCTAGAGTTTGAATCAAATCATCTCCGCGACCATTACGTAACTGAATTGTAAAATATCTACTGCGCCGAGTGCCATCTTCATTGATGGCAGTGCCTTGCACATCTAGCTTAGAGTCAAGCTCGATATCGAGCTCTAGGTTATCAACCATGCGCTTATCCATCAAGCAACGTGCAAAAAACTCCGAAGCTTCGCACAGCTCGTTGATTAATTTTTTATTTTTAGTACCAAAAACTGAGATGTCCATATAGGTCCTATTTTTCAGCTTACATTACATTATAGCACAAGTTTTGGTGGCTGTCAACCGGCTGTTTTTAAGGCATCATTAAAACGAGTTTTAACTTTTAAGATAAATAATGTTATGGTAACATTTAAAGGTTTCAGCACAGTTGACAGGGTTAGAGCTCCATATACATTGGAGGATATGGAACTTGTTAAGCGTGATTTGCTCAATACTTTCTATACCCGCAAGGGAGAAAGATTGATGAGACCAAACTATGGTAGCAGTATTTGGGATCTATTAATGAATCCTGAAGATACACTAACCAGAGCTGAAATTGAAGAAGATGTAAAAAGAATTATAGATGCTGATCCTAGAGTAAGACATGTAGAGACAATTATGTTTTATGCAGATCAAGCATTACGAATTGAAGTAACTATTCAGTATGTAGAAACAGGCGACCAGGACGCACTATATCTTGAATACGTTAGACAGGCAATCTCTGCCACAGATGCTATAGGATAATCAACAATGTCATTGGTAAACAGACAAAATAACTTATTTGCTAGTGAAGACTGGAAAGTAGCATACAAGGCCTACAGCCAGATTAATTTTCGCGCCTATGACTATGACAGCATCAGAACAAGTTTAGTTGAATATGTAAAAGCTAACTTCCCTGAGAATTTCAACGACTATATTGAAAGCAGCGAATTTATTGCTATCATTGAAATGCTAGCATATCTAAGCCAAAGTCTTGCATTCCGTATGGACTTAAACAGTCGTGAAAACTTCTTAGAAACTGCTGAACGTCGTGACAGTGTTTTCAAACTAGCTCGTATGCTTGGATACAATCCAAAGCGTAACATTGCAGCTAGCGGTTTGATGAAACTAACCAGCGTTAGAACCACACAGCCATTAAATGACAGTTTAGGAAACCCATTAAACAATAGAACAGTTTACTGGGACGATGCCAACAACCCACAAAGCTACGAGCAGTTTATTACAATTCTAAATGCTGCAATGACCAGCTCAAATCGTTTTTCGTCTCCTTCTAAACGTGGAACAGTTGGTGGTATCTCATCTGAACTGTATCAAATGAATACGCCCATTGGGTCACCACTGGCGTATAACTTTACATTAAACATCAATGGTTCTGCTAAACCATTTAACGTAGTTAATCCAGACTTAATTGACAACGGATATTTCTACGAACGCCATCCTGATCCTACAAATTTGTTTAATTTGATTTATCGCAATGACGGTAAAGGCTTAAGCAGTAATAACACTGGTTTCTTTGTTATGTTTAAACAAGGAAATCTAGACTTTAGAGATTTTAACTATACAACGCCAGTTGAAAATAGAACTGAAGATGTGTTAATTCCAAACATCAACGAAACTGATGTATACTTACAGGAAATTAATACTGAAGGTTTAGTACTTAACAAGTGGGAAAAGATTCCAAACACTATTGGTCAAACACTAAACTACAACAGTATCAGTTTAGGTACTAAGAATCTATATGCTGTTGAAAACATCAACAATGGTGGCGTAAGAATCAAATATCCAGATGGAAACTTTGGTAACATTCCAAACGGCATTTTCCGTATGTGGTTTAGAACCAGCGATCCTACTCGTTATGCTATTCAGCCAGAAGATGCACGTAGTATAAGTGTAGCAATACCTTATGAAGATGCTCGTGGTAGAGAGCAGTCACTTACACTAACATTCCGCCTAGAGCGCAGAGTTAATAACAGTCTGCCACCTGAGTCACTGGAAGCTATTAAAGAGCGTGCGCCTCAAGTTTACTATGCACAAAACAGAATGGTTAGTGCGCAGGATTATAATGTATTTCCTCTAAGCCAAAGTAATAACATTACTAAAATTAAGGCATTGAATAGAACTCACGCTGGTCACAGTCGCTATATTGATATCAATGACCCAACAGGTTCATTTAATAATGTAGATACTTTTGCCAAAGATGCTATTCTATATGTTGAAGATAGAAATTCAACAAAAACTATTATTGTAAATGATAATAATACCGCAGCAGAAATTGTTGCAGGTATTATCCCGCAGTACCTCAAAGAACAAAGACTTAATAACTTTGTTTATTATGGATTGAGAAATCTTTGGACAGATTTCTCATCAGAAAAATTTAAAACAACACGACTTAATGTTCGCTGGAAGCCATTGCCACTAAGCGGAAAAAGTAAAACAGGTTACATGACTGAGACATTTAGTACCAGTGGTGAAACTGTTGTTATGACAAATAACGATCCACGCACAGCAATGTTTAAGGTTAACAATTTTATTAAGTTTGTTAACTCCAATAATTTAGAAGATTATAAGTGGGTAAGAATTGTTAATGTTGATTATAACGGTGCGCTAACAAGCGGTTTAACTACTAGTGTTGGCCCATGGACACTCAGCGAGGAAGTTAATGACAGTTGGTATGCTGAAGAAGTAATTGCTTCTCTAAGAAAATTGTTTAATAACACTGAAGCAGATTCAATTAGATCTGCTATTAGAAACAAATCAACTTTTGGCTTAGGATATAATGTTTCAGCCGACTACTGGTATGTTATTGCTGGAAAAGACCTTAATAAAACTGCCGATTATAATGTAGCTTATGCAGAAAATACATCTAGCCAAGGCTTAGATAGTAGCTGGTTATTACTGTTTGAATACAGCCCAATTAACAATTCAAGCTACAGATATAATGTAACTATTCGCGGCGAAGATTATGTTGTACAAAGCGTTAGCGAACTAAAGTTCTACAATATTAAAAATGTTAAAGTAGTTGACAGCAATAACAAATCATCAAGCGATTTGATTACTTTCAACACTCTAAACACTAAACCTGGTAGTGCAGAAACAATTGAGTGGTTCCGTAAAAATAATATTACCTACTGGAGAAACAAAGAAAATGGTTCTCTGTATACGCCAGCAAACTTTGCAACCAATATTCCTTTGCGCACTCGCGGCACTAAGTGGAATGACGTTGAGGTAAATTGGAAAAGTAACTTTGGACTTTTTGATCCAGCACCTGGCTCATTAAATGATATAGTTAACACTTCAAGTGGTAACCGTTATGTAGGTGAAGCAACTGTTCGCCTAAACACTTACTTTGATGATGGTACTGAAAGCAGCCTTACCACTAACGTTACTATTGCAAATAACAGTGGTCAGCTTTCAAGAATACCAAGCAGTATTGTTATACCTTTTAATAATACAACCTTTGGTGCAAACATCCTTGATGCTAACGGAAATATCACTTATAGATTATTTAATGATGCAGGTACTGGCCTAGAAATATTCCATGGTAACACTACTGTTTATTCATACGGCGAAAATGGTTCAGCATTGAATACCGGCGTCACCGGCAGATTGTATCTTGCAAATTGCAATATTTCTGCACAGACAGGTAATTTAATTTACAGTGATTTACAAGACAATATCTATCACTTATCAGCTGACAGTACTGGTATTGTATACAAAGACCAGTTAATATTAAACTATCTAAATAACAAAGAAAGTTTAGACAAAGATATTGTTTGGCAAGTAGTTGACGTATACAAATACGCCGATGGCTATACAGATCCACGTAAGGTAGTTGTTGCACCATATGACACTGACAGCGACTTGGTCCCAGACAGACCGTTACAGTTTGCTGAATATGTTGATGCTGATGACCTACAGCTATTTGAATACTATACTGATTTTGACGGCTACAGCTATGATAAACCAGTTAGTGGTGTAATACTAGATTACCGTTATGAAAATTCAATCTCTGTAAACTTTACAGGAAATATTATTAGTCCTGGTAGTTATGTAAGCAATACAACACTAAGCACAGTTGATTGGATTCTAGTAAAGAACCTAAGCATTGTAGAACAGTATCTAGAAAATAATCTAGGCGGCGCAGTGGGTATAAAAGTATATGCAGTTGAAGAAGACGCCTGTTATTTGATGACCCCAAGTAGCACTGACTTAAATATAGTACGTGCTATTCAAACCAACGACTTCTTTGTTAAACACGGCCGCGGCCCAACACAGAACACAACAAGCCTAACACAGGAACAAAGCATTATACGTTGGCAGCATGTAGCACCAAGCGATGTGAGAATTGACCCAAGTATTAGTAACGTAGTAGAAATGATTGTACTTACAACTAGTTATTATAACGAAATCATTGCGTACCAAGCGCAGCCTGTGGGTCGAGCAGTGCCAAGAGAGCCAACATCAGCTGAGTTAAGCATTGAGTTTGAAAATCTCAATGAATACAAGAGCGCCAGCGATAGTCTAGTATTCCGCAGTGCCAAGTTCAAACCATTGTTTGGACAAAACGCCGATGCTGAATTCCAGGCACGTTTCCGTGTAGTTAAACTATCAAATCAACTCAGCGACAACGAGTTGAAAACAAGAATCATTGCAGCCTTTAACAATTACTTTGATGTAACTAACTGGGAATTTGGTGAAACTTTCTACTTCACTGAATTGAGTAGTTATGTACACCAACAGTTAGGCAGCGCCATCGGTAGTATCGTTATTCTACCAAAGAACTCAAGCGGCAAGTTTGGTGACTTATTCCAAGTAAAAGCTGAACCAAACGAACTGTTTTTAAGCACAGCCACAGTAAACGATATTGAAATAGTAGAAAAAATTAATTCGCAAACATTACGTACTGATCGCTAAGGATTGTAAGAATGTCAGACAAAATTTATAAAAAATTACCCGGGGTATTGCAAACTACAGCTACAAAGAATTTCTTTGAAAGCACAGTAGAGCAATTATTCAGCAAAGCAAACGTTGAAAACATTCAAGGTTTTATTGGCAATAAGACCAGCGATGACGTAAATGTGAATGGTAGTTATGTACCACAGCCTACAGTGACTCGACGTTTTTACAATGTTACACCTACGGTTAATAATATAAATCCTAATACAGGCGTAAGCGAAAACCTAGTTTTCTACGATGAGTTTATTGAATCATTAGCCACCTACGGCGTTGATATTAAAAATCATAATAGAATTTTTGGCGAAAAATACAATGTATTCATGCCACCAATTGATGCCGATAAGCTAATCAATTATCAAGAATATTATTGGTATCCAGCTGGCCCAACACCAATTGAAGTTAGAGGTACGCTGGAATCACCAATTGATATTACTCGCGACATTATTGGTAAGAACGCATTTACACCACCTGTGGGCAAAGAGTTCCGCAGTGGTATGGTTATTAAGTTTGCAGGCGAATACGTAATTCCATCAAGTCAACTTAACATTGAATACATTGTTGAAGGTGTTGGTGAAAAAATCTATCTTGTTCCACTAGTTGATAACTTTAGCACAAGATTCTCAACACCGGTTGACGATGTTTATGACGCAAGTTTTATTTCACTCGATGATCCAGATATACGTCACAGTGCTGGTAACATTTCGAGTGTTACTGTTCTAAATGGTGGTACAGGTTATAGCAATACCGATGTTGTTGTGTTCAGTGGCGCATCGTCTACGCCTGCAACAGGTAACATTGTAGTTGATGCTAACGGATCTGTAACATCTGTTATTATTAATTCGTCAGGCGATCATTACAGCGATCAAGTTCGAATTTCAATTGAAAGTGAAACTGGTAAAGATTTCGTAGGTGCAGTAATACTTGATGAAATGCACACTATTACCAGCAGCAATGTTAACATTTTATCAAGTCAAGCTAAATCTGGTGTTGACCCAAACACTGGCAAGTATTATCTACTAGGTGGCACATATAGCTTTGATAAAGATACTGATACCGACGGCGAAGGTGACCTACAATGGGGCGGCGGCCTATCACAGAGCGTACCAGATTACATTGTGCAGGCCCGCGGTGCAGCTAACAAGAACGTATGGAGTCGTGTAAACTTTTGGTACCACAAAAACAATTTCATTGATGCTGGGCAAGCTGTTCCTAGCGAAGCATATCGTGCGCAGCGTCCTATTATCGAGTTTGATCACAGATTAGAATTATACAATCATGGTATTCGAGGTGTTGGTGCAGTAAACATTGCATGTACTACATTAACGCTAGATGAGCTTGACGGCAGTAGAACCGGTTTAGTAATTGACGACGTACCAGTTGAACGTGCTACTATTATCTTCCCCAACGAAGATCCAAGCATATCAAAGTTTATCTATCAAGCATTTACCAATACCAGCACTAACACTATTGAAGTTCAACGTGTTGGCGATCCTGAGCTGAATCCAGCTGGCGCAGTTGACGGCGACGAAAACTTTGTGCCTTGGGAATTAATCAAAGGTGATGTTGTACAGATTAAGAACGGAACATTTAACATTGGTAAAGAATATAAGTTTACCGGTGAAGGTTTAGCAATCTGCCAAGAGAAGTTATCTGTTAACCAAGATCCACTATTCAATCTTTATGACGATGCTGGTGTATATCTTGCTGATCCAGGTAAGTATCCAAACGCAACTTTTGCAGGCAATAGAATCTTTGGATATGTCAGAGATTTAGTTGATATTTCTAGCGAAGTACAGATTACACGTTCAGCAACCAAAGATACTGTATTAGGATTTAATTTATATTACAGACCATTCAAAGCCAGCAGTGAAATAGCTTTTGTTACAGAAATTAATCAAAAGCCATATTATTACACTCCAATTGGTACTGAAAACGATACTTTGCTACAAGGATATTTTTTCTATAAGCTGATTGATGATACCGAAGAATATCAAACAGATTGGAAAACTATCGGTAAGCCATCTGTACAACGAATCTATACATCATATACGCTTGACCAATTTGATATTGACAACGTCTCAAAGACTTTCTTCATTGGATGCGAACCAAGCCAGGACTTAAGCAAGAACAGTGGCTATGACATTGAAGTTAAAGTTAATGGTGTAAATCGCACTGATTTTACTTACGGTGCAAGTAGACCTACATTTATTGACTTTGATGAATTTAATTTTGTAGCAGGTGACTTTATTGAAATCTCTGCACTAAGTGACATTGGTCTAATTTCGTACGATAGCATTAGCAAATATGAAGTTCCCCTATCATGGAGAAGTCCGTATAATAACAGTTTTGATGTAATTTCAGAACCTGAGTTCTTACCACACTTTAAAAAGTTTATTGAGGCTCAGGATGGCTTTGCAGGAGATGCATTAAGTGTAAACAATTTTGCAAGTTCTCCAAAAGACGCTGCACTGGCCACTGACATTGTACACACTGACCACTCAGCTATTTTAGCAGCATTCCTGCTTGACAGTCAACCACATAATCTAGTTGAAGCCATTAGATTTAACTCTAGCGAATATCAAAAGTACAAGAATAGATTAAAGAGCGAAATCAGCAACTATTACAATACGTATGATATCAGCAACTTCTCTAACGAATATGTTCTAGAACAAGTATTGAGAAATGTTACTTCGTTTAAGGTTGGCAAAGATGTCTTTAACAGAACATACGTAGTTCCATTTGGCGACAACTATGTTGAAGAAACTTTTGTTGTTAATGATAGAACTGCTTCTGAGTTCGTTTCATCAACATTTGCAAACCTAGACGAAATTGAAAACAGTTTATTAGTTTACCTCAAAGCAGGTACATCAACAACACTATTAAATGTTGATTCTGATTATACAATTACCAGCTTTAATCCTATTACCGTTGAGATTAATAGATCTTCAATTACACTCGATTTAGGCAATACAGTTTCACTAAAGATCTACGACAGCGAACGCGACAGCGCACAGTGTCCTCCTACTCCGAGCATCCTTGGTTTGTTCCAGTTGTATCAGCCTACTATTGATACTGATTATAGCTTTAAAGAGCCAATTAATGTTATTATTGGGCACGACGGTTCACGTACACCTGCATTAGGTGATCGTCGAGACGAACTACTCTTAGAATTTGAAAAGCGCATTTACAATGCTGCTAAGTCTCAATTTAGACTTGCAAACAGCCTACCAGAACTTAACAGAACTAGCGTGAAGCCAGGCGCATTCCGCAACACCGGATTTGAATACAAAGAGTGGTATGACTTAATGCGTTACCACTTTGCAACATGGACCGCTGCTAACAGAGTAGATCCAATTGTCAATGAATTCTTTGATGCAGATGATTCGTGGACTTGGAACTACCGTGGTAATCAAGATATTGGTGGCTACTGGAAGGGCTGGTATGATTATTACTACGACACCTTCCGTCCCAATACTAATCCATGGGAGATGCTAGGATTTACTGAACAACCTAGCTGGTGGGTAGATCAGTACGGCACAGATTACAGTAGCAATAACACTGCTATGTGGGACGACCTTGAAGAAGGTATTATCCGTCAAGGCACCAGAGAAAACTACTCCAACGGTAGATATCTAGAAAACAATCCTTTCAGAAGAATTGGCCTACATCAAGTTATTCCTGTTGACGCAAATGGCGAATTAATTTCACCATACAACTTAATTTCAACTGGATCAACAACCAAAACAGAAGCATGGAGAAATGCTACTGCTAATGCAAGTTTGGGCTATGCTACAAACAGTTTCCTAGAATTTGACGGCATTAACGTTAGCTTTGATTCGAGTAACATTTACGTTGAAGGTCGTGCGTTAGTTAATCACGATCTAGATCTTCATCCAAACTTTGTTGGACACAGTGAAATTGAAGAGCAAGATGTAAGTTATGTAATTCCTAGAATAGTTTCAGAAACTGAAACTACTATGCCTGACTATGCAGTAGCCGTTATGGTTAACGGTATTGCATATTATACACCAAGGTCAACCAAGACTTGGAACGACGAAGGCGAATGGCATTACAATAATGGTAATGTAACAGACTTCAACGAATTCACAACATATAGTCATAGCACAGTCAACGGGCTATTTCACTACCATAACATTAGCCCTGAAATTGTAGGCTTAACTGAATGGGATAGCACAGAACACTCTCCAATTATTGGTTGGGCGTTTGACGGTTTACCTATCTATGGCCCATACGGTTATAAAGATCCGCTAGATTCAACTAGTGAGATTGTTAACATTAAGAGTCCATTTAGACTACGTTCCGGCGTTCGTCAAACTGGTCCTGGTGGCGCACACACCGGTATGTTTGTTGAGGACTTTGACTTAGATCAAGCAATTGAAAATAAGCCAGGTTATGCAAACCGCTATAATACTCGCTATGGTGTTACACCAGACAGCCCAAGCACACCTATTAGATATTATGTTGCTACCATAGACGATAGCGGCAAACCAATGTTCCCATATGCAGTTGGCGGCGGCACACAAGCACACTCAACTAGTACTGCGGTTTGGGGCAACAAATATCGTGCATTGCCTGTTGATGTTGTAAACAATACTATCAATGCTGCACCAGTTCCTACCTCTGGATTAACAAAGGCAATTGACAGCGATAAAATCATTGAAAATTCTTACACTGATGCTATTAGTGCTGATTGGAAGTTTGGCGATGGCGCCCCAGTAGAAATCAGCTGGAGATACAGCGAAGACTATCCTTTTGCTGTAGCGGAAGCACTATTGCTAGGTAAGCCTGCACAGTTTGCTACCTTATTTGCAGACCCAACTAGAATTGAAAGAACTGTTGCTAACCCAGACTTTATTGTTGAGAAAGAAACTCGCGCTCGTTGGCAGTGGAGTAGACCAGATCATTTCCGTGTACACGGTGAAGTAGATACTGCTGGAAACTTTATTACAAATATTGGTTACACTCAGTTTATTAACAGCTGGTTGAACTTCCAGGGATTAACTATTAATAATAGCTTTGCCTATAAGCTAAGAACACTCAACGTTAAGCTAGGTCATAGATTTGCAGGATTTGTTGACAAAGATACAATGATCCTACGCACTGATCAGTATAGTTCATCTGGTAATGCTACAAGTCTTATTGTTCCACCAGAGAATATTAATGTTGTAATTCACAGTTCACCTTATAAGACTAGAAACTTCTATAGCGGTGTAATCATTGAAAAACTAGAAGATGGTTATAAAGTTAGAGGTTTTGATAGAAACTTTGGTTACTTCTTAACTCTAGCAAGTGATGTTAGTGGGCCAAGAGAAAAAGTGAGTGTTGGCGGTGAGCCAGCAAACTTTGTTGATTGGACACCTAATATTTCTTACAAGCAATTCTCAATTGTAAGATATCAAAATAGTTATTATCGTGCGCCCACAGACATTGCAGGGTCAGCTACTTTTGATAAAAGTAAATGGACAAGACTATCGGCACTACCACAGGTTGGTGCTGCTACCGGCGTACTGTATCAAGAAACAACCGGTGAACTAGTTCGTGTTGATTACGAAACAAAGTTCACAACTACTGATGAACTGTTTGACTTCCTGATTAGTTTGGGAAGATACCAAAAATCAGTTGGCTTTAGTTTTGGCGAATATGATAGCAGTATCAATGCTGTACGTGACTGGGCATATGCTGCAAAACAATTCCTGTTCTGGGTAACAGGTAACTGGGAAATTGGTAACACATTAGAATTAAGCCCAATGGCAACTAATGTTACATTCTCTACAGACTTAGGATTTATTTCAAAGCTGAACAGAGTTGACCGCGATCAGTTTGTATTAATGGATGCAGAAGGCGCTGTAATTTCGCCAACTGAATGTGAAATTGTACGCGAAGACAATCGCATTGAAATTGCGCCACCAGCTGGCCGTCAGATTTATAGTGCATTGATCTATACACAAGAAATTGAACATGCAATGACCATTGATAACCTCACAGTGTTCAATGATGTCATTTATGATCCAACAATAAATCAAAAGCACAGCCGCTTTAAGCTAAAAGCCAAGAGAACAGCAAACTGGGATGGTCGTTACATTACAGAAGGCTTTGTTATCTCTGGCGATGAACTAAAGCCTAACTTAGATAATCTAGCTGGTACTATTAGCAGATATAATGAATTAGGATTCGTTCCGGTTGATAAGCAGATCTATCAAGTTGCTCGTGCGCAGTTTGGCTATCAGGATAAAGAATATCTCAGAGAGCTAGACATCACAGACGACCAGCAAGTTGATTTCTACTTAGGCATGCTACAAAGCAAAGGTACAACAACCAGCTTAGGTAGAATTGCTCGCAGTAATGCAATTGTGCAAGGCAACGTAACTGTCTATGACGAATGGGCATTGCGTGTTGGCGACTTTGGTGATACCGAAAACGATCAAAGCATTGAACTTAAACTTGAAAAGAGTGAGTTCCTAAACGATCCTCAGTTGATTACGTTAGCTTTCCCAGAAGATACAACAAATATTGTCGAGAAGATTGAAGTACTTGAGCGTAAGCACAAGTATTACAGTGTACCTCAAATTGTAATTTCTCCTCCAACAAGCACTGGTGGCATTCAAGCAACCGCAGAAGCCACACTAAACAGTGATGGCGAGCTTGGTTCAATTACAGTTACTAACCAAGGCTATGGCTACGGCACTAACCCAGATCAACCAATTGTAGGTCTAAAAGTTATTGCAGGTTATGTACTTGCTGATACTGTAGCAACTAAGTTCAACACTGTAACAGCATTAAGCAGCAATAGCTGGGTTGATACAACAGGTTTAACATCCATTGAGATTACTGATCATTTTGGTAACGCAAACGTAGTAGTTGACTTAAGTTCTGTTACTTCAGCAGACGAGTTAGTAAGCACTATTAATAGTGCTGCCGGTTTAGGCGGAAATATTGTTGCATCTGTTTATAGAACAGATACAGATATCAGCGGTAATGCTGACATTGATATTGGCTATACACTAGGATTGTCTGGCAATGATTTCAGCATTGTTAATGCAGATGCTGGACTATATCTAACCAGTGGTAGATATCAACCACGCCAACGTTATGCAATTGAAACAGCTACAAATATTACATCAGAAAACATTCTTGTATCTGTTGATAAAAACTTTGTTGCTGGTACTAACTGGGTATACGATGCTGGCGATCGCTGGAGCATCAATACAGTTTCAGTAGCTGACGAAAATCAATCACTTACACTGAATTTAAATACTGGCACAGAAAATGATAGCACAACTATTGCCGCAGAAAACATTGTTTTAACTGACGGCCAGTATCCGTTTGTTGATGTGTTTGTTAACGGTGTTAAAATTAATAATGAACCAAGCCAGGTATTATTCAGCTTAACATCTTCATCAATTACTTTCACAAACATTTCGCTATTGCCAAAGACTGTGTTAACACCAGCGTTTGATTATACTCAGTCACCACCAAGAACCAAGTATATCTTACCTGCACAGTCAGTTATTAAGATTGTTGAAAAAGCAACCGTCGACTTCACTGATGCATATCAAGGCGATGTACCTGGCGCATCTTTAGAAATTGTAGTATTTACTACTGACTCAATTGCTATTAAACTTGGCACTAAGAGAATATACGAAATTACACCTGATGCAAAGGATGACGATGTTATTCTTATTGACATCGATGACACAGAACGTTTCCTAAAGAAACCACTAGGTGTCAGAGAACATAATCTATGGCCAACAACATCGGACGTAGATTACTCTGGTATAATTGACAGCAAGTATCCAAGTATTCCTAACGCTGGTTACGTAAACCCAGCAAACGTCAACTTCATGTCATATGATGTTGCAAGTCTACCGGACTTATTTGAAGATAACATTATCATTAAGCCATCTGGTAATAGCTACATTCACGTTGCTGTATCCGAAGACAACGACTGGAACGTATATAAGTTGCAACCAGCTGGTGGATTAACATACCTAGCTGACTATGCAGGTGATGCTAAACTGTATACAACAGAAAGCCTGTTCAACTACATTGATTCCAATCAAATTGGCGAAAATGATACTACTAGATATTTAGATTTCTTCTTAACACTTAAGAACGCTAATGTTAGTGATAATGTAGTAGTATGGACTAACGAAACAATCATCAAGCAGAACGAGCTAAACATCCTAGATGTTGAAGCACCACGCATGATTGAAGCTCGTATTAAGAGTATTGGGCCTCACCCAACAGCACGTATTGCTATCACAGATATCAAACCTGTATCAACATACTCATACAAGAATGCAACAATAAGTGCAGCTGATGCAAATAATATTGTTACTGTTAGTGGTATTTCAATCCCAACACTTGCAGAAGGCGATGCAGTATCCTTTAATGATGCTGTTGGTAACACTTATACATATTCTGCAAACCTGACATATAATGGCGCAGGCAATGTAACAGTTGGTTCATCAAACGTAGCTTATGTAACTGCTAGCGGTCACGTTACACTAACTTTTACAGGAAACCCTACAGCAAACAACAAGCAATATTATGTAGAAAGTGTTAACGTAGTAGGCAACAGCTTTGTTGTTCGCAGCGATTACTTTGCAAATGCTAACGTAGTGGCAGCATTGAGCAACGTTGAATACAGCGTTACAGCTTTTGAAGACTTTGGTGACTCTAACACATACTTCACTGTATCAAATGTAACACCTATATCGTTTACTGTTGAGCGTCCCGGTACTACAGCAAGAACAGTTGATGTATATCACATGACATTGTCTAAGTTGTTTACTGCTGATGCACACGGTCTACAAACAGGCGATGTGATCAGAGTAGCATCTACAGCATTTAGTGGTGCATACAACGTAAGATCTGTTCCAACAGCAAACAGTGTAGTTATTGCTGCACCATTTTTTGAAACAGAAAACTTCAGCGGTAACATTATTACTCGTGGTATTCAAATTACTACAATTTCAAACCACGGTATTCAGCCAATCTACGCTAGAAAGAAAAAGCGTATTGCTGTTCACTTTGCTGATCCAAAGCAATACAACCAAACATATTTCATTGATAGCATTACACCAAATACAATTAATATTCTTGGTCGCTACCCAGTGGATGATACAACATATTATTACTACGACGAAAAGATTGCATACGCAAATGCAGACGCCAACGTAGTTACAGTTGATGCAGGAATGAACTTAAACGACGTTACAGTAATGTATTTGTCAAACTCATTCCTAGTAGCTAAGAACATGTACACTGTTGAAGCTGATGGTAACGTTGTGTTTAATAATGATATCCTAAACGAAGATGCTAACGTCTCCACAGGATTTATTATTGCACGTGAGCCTGAGAATGTATTCAACGGTCGCTACCCTATCCTAACTACAATTGATCATAATAAGGTTAAGCTAAACAACTCAGAAATCCAGATTGATAGCTTTAATAACTTAGGCGGTCTAGCAACATCGATTAACCGTGCAATCAATCTACGCAGATCTGCTATTGTTGCTGACGGCGATCAACGTGTGTTTAAGATGGGCTTCAACTTCTTGAAAGATCCTCAAACACCTGTATCAGTAAGCGACACAAGTTCTGTTAAAATCCCAGCTGGTGCAATTAACAACTATGGTCCATATGTTCGCGATCAGCAGGTTATTAATACTGCAATTGGTGACAATGTAAAAATCGTAGGCAAGATTCCTCTTTCAACTAACATTGAAAAGGTTGTTGACAAAGGCTTTAACAAAGGTCCTATTCCAAAAGGCCCAACATACGGCTTTACTTACGAGCGCGACGGTCAGTTGTATGTATGGAATCCGTTAATCGAAGACTACACAAAATATAATGTATACACTACCGAGGGTGATGCGTCATTGGATGCAACAGGACCAGGTAATACTGCTACAAGTGACGGAACAGATTCTGATACAGGTGTAAATCCTGACGGCGAAGATAATGAAGCACTTGAAACATCAATACCTGTACTGCCACAAGGGCACGATCCTAATAAGCCTAAGTTAAGAATTATTCCAGGATCAGCTGAAGCAGACCCAGCAGTATCGACTACCATGGGTGTTAAGTGGCGCGGATACGTAATGAAGAATCCAGATGGCACTGATTACACTAGAACATTTAGTGGTGTGCCCGGATCTGGTACTTATACTGGTCCTCGCTGGAGATTAAAGACCAGCGGTGAATTTATCTACGAAGTATACGAACTAGTTCAAAACTCAGCAGGTAAAGTTTACTACATTCTAGTAGACAGAGTGTATCCACCGGCCGTTGCACATAACTTCTTTGGTACAGTAAATGCGTACAATGATTTTGATGGCTTGCCATTAGAAAATCTATACTATATTGCAAATATTAGACCATACAATCCAAATCAAGTTGATACAGTATCGGCTAACCCAAACAAGTATACAATTAATATCCCGCCAGTGGAACCAGCATGGTATGTTGGTAAGCAGCTAATCCCAGAACCATTTGCAAGAGAAAATGGCAATGGAAGCGATGCAGAACTTAACTTTGCAAATCTACCACAGCCAATGATGATTGGTGCATCAACAGTAAACGACGAAACTCGTATTGCTGTCAATGGCAACGGCATGAATACATTCCTAATGTGGACTCCTGGTTTAACACCTGGTCAGTGGGTACCTGATCCTAAAGGTCCGGGTTCATTGATTGGTGCATATGATGCACCAACATATTGGGGCTTCGGCCGCGGATACTATACAGAAAATGACGGACACCGTCCAGATTCAGAACGCAGCCCGGTTACAACTGCTGGCGCCTATCCTGGTAAGTCTGTTAACGGTTGGACAACCAGACAGCAGCGTTTCAAATATAGCAATGACTTTACAGTATCGCCAGTTATTAACACACGTGAAGATAATTTTGTTGACAGTATTGTTCCTCCTTCAGACTATAGTAATGCAGCAATTACAGGTTTAAGACCAGAAGAAATCTTTATAGCTTGCTTCTGGACAGAGCCACACACTTACGTGAATCAGCTAGTTGGATACGACTATAAGAATGTCGACAGCAATGGTAACCCAACACCAATCTATAGAGATTATGAAGGTACTGTAACACGAGTTAAGTATATTCGCTTAACAGAACTTCCATTTGATGCAGTATTGCGTCGTCCAATTCCTGATACTGGCTGGGGCGGCAAAGGCTGGAAAAATGGTATTACTGATACAACATTACTACCAACTGATCCAGAATTTAATCCACAATTTGGTGATGCAGAGAATCCTTGGAATGCATTTGATCCAACTACACCAGCAGTAGGTGGTTCAACTGGCGATGATGATGAAAATGATGCAACAGGTGGTACATCAACCACTACACCTGCCGGTGCAGGAACACCTCCTGGTCTAGGTACCGGATTTGGCAGAGGGTTTGATCCACAAAGCATTCCTTCTGTAGAAGATGTCCCAGCAGTGGGAGGCGCAGACAATACACCTCCTGCTCCAATTATTCATGGCGGCGCACTTGCTGGTCTACCAACCCAGTGTGACATTGATCAATCAAATATTCCAATTCCCGAAGTGAATGTTGATACATCAAACATACCTTGCTTCTTGCGCGACTCTGAAGAAGTACTAGGCTTAGAAACGGAAAAAAATAAAGATGCCCGTTCAACACAAGGCGCACAAGTAAACGAAACATTTGTGTATAAGATTGTTGGTAACAATCCGTTTATGGTATTCTTTGACTTTAGCTCTGCTGGTACACTTGCAAACGGTATTACTATTGAGCAAGCCGAAGATGAGGCATTTACTAAAGGTGTACAAGTTGTAATTGATACCAGCTCAACTGGTACTAATAAAAACGTAGACGACGGCGAACAAATTGGTGTATATGGCATTGACATTGTACCTGGTTTTGGTCGTTCGTTTGTTCCTATGGTCAACGAAGCATGGTTTGTCGACACTGAACAAGTATACGCAAATCCTGTAACATATAATGCAGAAATAGCAGCATTAGCAGTTGGCCCAGCTGGCAACCCAGTTGGTGTAAAGGGTTATGGCTTTATCTCTCGTAGAATTGATTGCCGCAAGGGCGAATTTGTAAGAGTAACTGTACACAAAGGTGTAGGTAACACTGTTGGTACTTATAGACTTGCTATGTACTTTACAAAACGCTATGAGCGTGTGGTTGAGCCACCTCCACCACCTGGTTGCGAAAACGCAACTAGAGGTTCACGTAGATTTAAAGATGGCGCAATCATTGACAAGTATGTATTCAGTGATGCTAAGACTAAGAATAACAAGTTCTTGGGATTGAGCTTTGGTGGATTGTTTGGTAAGAAATCGCCCGGTAAAGATGATGGTTATTTTGGTAATGGTGCAAAAGGCCCACTACGTAACCAAGGCGACAACATTTACTATCCATATCAGGCTCACCCAACATATAAGAATCAGTCAGGCTACAGTGCTAAAACTGCTGACCCAAACAGTGCTAATGCCAACGGCGGTTTACAAGAATCAACACAGGCTACTACTGTTGCAATTGCTTCAATGGAAGAGTATTGCACTTACGAAATTAAGGGCTACTACAAAGCATCTGCAACTGGTACACATACATTCAAGACTACATCAGACGATGCGTCTTGGATTTGGGTATCAGACATTGACGATACAAAGCCACTTGAAGAGAAGTACAAGCAAGATGGTCATAGACCAGATGATAAAAGAAATTATAACTGGACCAATGCTACTGTAGCAAACGGTGGTTTACATCCACCTGCATCCTCAACAGGCACAGTGTCACTGGAAGCCGGTAAGTACTACTTCTTACGTGGTGTCTTTGGTAATAACAAGAAGGGCGGTTCGTTTACTCTAGAAGTACAGCCACCAGGTACAAGTACATTTGCGCCAGTTGAATTTACCGGTAGACTGTGCCCAGGGGATCCAGGTTATCAAGATCCTTCTACCTCAACTGGTAGCACAGGAACTACAACCACAGGAACTACAACAGGTGGTACTACAGGTGGTACAGATACTGGCACTACTCCAGTAACTACACCAGGCGGTGGTGGTGGCGGAGGTGACAGACAAGTTACTGTTCCTCTAACATTTGACAGTCCAATTTATAACCCAATTTCAACTGGTGGTTATACAACCAGCTTTGGTATTACCGGCGATACTTTATCTGGCGTTACAGGTACAAGTATTTTAACAGATAGATCGTCTCTGGTAACACCATCTATGCTAGACTCATCAGCTACATTAGCAGGAGTACAAACTTCCGGCTTTACTGGCACAGGTGAAGGTGCATTAATTACAAGATTGTCAGCTGAAACACAAGGCCTACTAACAGGCGGTACCGGCGGCGGGTTCATTAGTGACGTTGGTAGAACAATTGGTGGTGCGGCTGACTTTGTTGGCGGCCTTGCGGGTGATGCATTTGATCTTGTTGGCGATGTAGCTAGTGCAATTGGCGGCGGCCTTAAGAATATTTGGGAAGCCATTTTTGGTACAAAGAAAAACTTCAGCGGATATTCAAGCCCATCACTAACTGGCTATAACTTTATGCCAACGACATTCAAGGCAATTAATTCAAATGCCAAGGTTGTTGGTCCACAGCGTTATGGTTTTGAAATTCCTTTACGCAAAGATAGATATGTTAATGCAACAAGCCAGCGTGTAACAGGCGGATTTGTGATCCCATTAGCTAAGAAACTAGAAGTAGTTTCTAGAGCACCGCGCCCATTAAACAGTGTTAATATTCAAAACGAGCCATGGTTCCGTAGTGTTGCAGCAAGCCTCGACAAGACTATGCGCGGTGTGGTGTATCAGCCAACTAAGATTTCGTCAACTTATTACTTGCCAGATGGTTCAACTGCAATTCGTAACGTAGTACAAACTGGACCAATTGCAGGACGAACAGGTTTTGACGTAACAGGTACAAGAAGCGTAATTGATCGTATTGGCGGCAACTCATACAGCAATGAACAAATTGGTGGAGTTATCCCGGGCCAGCGCGGTATGGACACAGTTACACTAACACCTGATTTAGGTGACGGTGTTGACTTTGTTCCTGGCGTTGGTGTACCACCAGGTTCCGGTGGCGGCACCGGAGGTGGCGGCGGCGGAAATCCGCCAGTCAATTATGACAACTTAGGTCCAAGCGTTCCTGTTCCATGGGAGTATCTACCAGTTGACACTGACGAGATTGAATTCTCTGTAGTACCAACAATCAATATTACACCACTTGGATTAGATGATACTGGTGCTTACGTAAGAGCAGGTCAACCTGCGGTTGCACCAATTGCAAGACCTACACCAAGCGCAACAATCAGCGACGAAGATTTGCTAGGCGTTCAAGATAATTCAGAAATGTACATTAACGACAGAAAGATTATCTTTAGACCTGGTAAGTCAATCAAAGATATTGCTGCACAGATTAACTGTGCTAATATGGGCGTTAAAGCATTAATTGATACTTCAACAAATCAGTTAAAGATTAACTCATGTACTGATGCAGGCTTTGCTGTCAAGAACGGTTGTGCCGGAGGCCGCTACAAGCAAGTTGCTGACTTCCATATTGTTAGAGGTTTTGAGCAACAGAGAAATACATCGCAAACTATCAGCAATACTGACGTTTCTCTAATTTCTACAAGCTCATACAATTCAGAAGATCAAGTTTATCAACCTAAAACATATTCTCGTTATTACAAGAATGATGATGGTGAATTGATTAACTTAAACAATGATGTTACAGTTGGTACATCATCAACAGATGGTGCATTTATTCCATCGCAGAACATCAGCAACACCACAACATCAGTTTATGCAACTGGTGGTAAAGGTTATAGAATTGGCGATCGTCTAAGACTAGTTGGCGGTACTCCTGTTAACAGTACTATTGGTCCGTTAACAACAATTTGTATTGACGAGCCAGGTGTTGGTTATACAAATGCAGCTAACTTAAAGATTATTATTGGTGACGGTAACAGCCCGGGTATTGGTGCTAGTGCTATCGTAACACAGCTAAATGCAAATGGTGGCATTGCTGAAATTCAAATGCTCAACTATGGTATTGGTTATGACATCGCTGAGCCGCCACCAATTAGTGTAGTTGATGTTGGCGGTCAATCCAGTCAGTCATACATTACACTTGATGCAGCTAATCCATCTGGCACATACAGCAGAAATACTGTAGTTCTAGCACAGATTTCTCGCGAACTACCGGGTGGTAGAATTGAACTTGATGAGAAGTTCTTTAGAGTTACAGCTAATAGCGTAACATTTGGTAATGTTTACACTGACAGCGCGAGCTTAACACTAAGCCCTGTAATTACTACAGGTAATGTATCAGCACGCAATGACGAAGTTACCATTACAACTGACCCAAGCATTATTGCACTAGCACAGCAACCAGGTTATGTAACTATACTTTGCGATGAAACAAATGCTACAGCTAACTTGTTAAACGACAAAGTATTCTTAATTACTTCAATTAATACATCAACTAATCAAATAAAGATTAAAGATGCGTTCTTTGGTAATGCAAATGCTTCGTTCTCAGCAAATATCGCAGCACTGACCAACGTTGAAGTATCTGTTGTGGAGCCATTTAGCTCGCGCGGTATGACAGAAGTTATTGATCCACGTATTGGTAAGGTAGATGCAGTACTATCTGCTAAGGTAGCACTATCACCTGACTTTGTTAAAACTGGCGATCCTAGCACAGCGGTTGCTAATGCATTCGTTGAAGGATTTACTAGTGCAGCAGGACCAGTACGTGTAGCTAAGTTTGTTGTTACAGGTGTTGATGGCGAAGGTGCTATTACAAGCCTGAAGATTATTGACCGCGGTCTATACAAGATCTTCCCAGCAGACTTAACAATGGGTATACCACTAGAGTACGACTTTGAGTACTTGGGTAACAGTCCTCTACCAGATAACATTCTAGGTTATGCTGACCCAATACGCGACAATGCACAATATGGTCCAGGGCATCCTGTATATGCTGGTGCACCATTTGGCGGTACAAAACACCCTGACTGGGTAGGATTCCGCGAAGTACGTTTTGATTCCAAGACAAGAACATTTGTGGAATATCAAGGCACACCCGGCGGGTATGATCCTCTAACATATGTAGAAATTGGCGGACAGAAGTTAAGCAAGCAATATGCTATTGACCTTAACCCATTAAGCCCTGACTACGGCAACTATGTTAACCCATTAGAGCTTGGTGGTGGTACAGGTGCAAGGGTATTCATTACATCACAAGATGTTCCAGACTGCTCAGAAAAGAGCTCTGCACGTGAAGACCTAGGTCTGCCAGAACTAGTATCTGATGTTAACGTACCTGATGCGCTAGCAACAATGTTGAACAATGCGCTAACAGGTGCAGGTTACAGCCCTGACGATATTAGATTTGAAGTAGACCCAATTGGGCCAGGCGTTGGACGTCTAAACTTAGTATCTCCAAAATACCCAGGTGTTAACATTGATACCAATAACCCAGGCTTCCTAGACAAGCTAGGTATTCCTGTTGGTGACTATAACACTGGTATGTTATGTATTCAAGCAACAATAAGCACACCAAACCCAACTGAAGCTGAAATAGATTCTACTATTAATAATCTATATAACACAGGTGCATTTGGTGCTCTAACACTTGAACAACAGGCAGAACTAGTAGGAAGCCAAGGTGCAATTGAAGCACCACAGGTTCTAAGTCTACTTTGCGTTAACACCATCGAAGAATGGGGCTGGCCAGGTACACCCGATAAAGTTGTACCTGGTACAAATGTTAATGGCGGAAAACCACCATCAGAAGATATCAAAACTTATATTACCGATGATTTAGCTGATCCAGAAAATGGTATCCCTGGCGATGTAACTGAAGATACTTCAGCTAATAACAAGTTTGTGGATCTAACTGGTGCATTAGAAAATAATACAGCAGATTTAATTCCAAACGATGGTCGCTTTAGCGAATCAGGCACAGGCGACATTGGTAACCTGTTGTTTACTGGAGAAGTTTATAGATACGACCTACAAACAATATTTGGAGGACGAGTAACTCTAAACGGATCTAAGCAGTACAATAACACATATGTATTCCAAAGTCAACGTTTTGCTAACGAAACACAGTTGTTAAATCCTGTTACAGGCGCACTTGACTTAACTGATTTCCCTAAGGCATGGGTAGACAATTACGGTGGTAATGGTTGGGCATTCTTTGATAATGCTAATGTAACACCGGTACGTGTACAAGAGCCAATGGTAGATGTTGAATACGTTAAGAATTCTCTTGTATACGATCGTGAAAACGGCGATAAGGAATTTGACTTACATTTCTGGGACCCATTTAAGGGTGTACTACCAGGATTTATGCGCAATGAAATCCATTTCATTACTGAGCAAGATCCTGTAAGTTACAACAATGCTCGCACAAACTTTGGCCGTAACAACATTGGTAAAGTTTGGTGGGATACCAGCACACTACGTTATATGTGGTATGAGCAAGGCTCAAATCGCGAGCGTTGGTTAAATTGGGGTCGTACATTCCCAGGTAGTACAGTCACAGTCTGCGAATGGGTAGAAAGTAAAGTCCTACCACAAAACTGGACTGGTGACGGTACACCACGTTGGGTAGATAGATACGTTACAGAAAGACATTGGAACGATGCTGAGCAGAAGTACGAACAGTATTTCTACTATTGGGTACAAAACCGCAGCAAGCTAGACGATCGTCTAACAAATATTGGAAGAAAACTAGATGTTTTAACAGTTGCACGTTATATTGCTAACCCTGTGGGTTACGGTATTAACTTAATAAACTTTGTTAGCAGCAACGCATTTGTTCTAAGCAACGTTGCAACAAATCTACGCGAAGATGAAAATATTATTCAAATCAACTTAAGCAGAAACTTAAACCCAGAAGGTATGAAGCATACTGCATGGAAGTTGATGCGCGAAGGTGATAACAACAGTACTGTTCCAGAACACTTAACAGACAAGCTAATTGACAGCTTGTGTGCTGAAAACGCAATTGGTCAAGTTGTACCAGATCCTCTACTCAGCGAAGTAGAACGTTACGGTATTGCGTTTAGACCACGCCAGACAATGTTCAAAGACATCAAGGAGGCAAGACGTGTATTGCGCTCTGCTATCAACGAAATTTTAGCTGATATACAGCTAGAATCAAATTATAGCGGTTGGGATGCAGATCTTCCAGAAACGTTAAATTATGTTGAGCGTGTAACATGGTATGCTGTTGAAAGAATTGATCTATCAACAAATACTAAGATTAGATACAATAGCAGTTACAAGCCAGTGTTTAATGTTTCGAGTGTAAGCGAGCTTGAAATCTACAAGAACGTAAATGACGGCACAGTGGTACAGGTTAATGATCCTACTGGTTCACGCCATCAACTCTGGATGTATGTTGCAGCCAACGACGAATACAAGCTAATTGCTATCAAGAACGAAACAGTAAGACTATCTGACAGATTGTACAGCGATGATACGACAGCAGAAATGTCAGATGAATTGCGCAAGTTCTTGCAAGCACTAGTTGATACAGTATTTGCTAACAACGAGTACTGGAACGTAGTATTCTTTGAAATGCTCAAGTATGCATATGCTGAACAAAGACAACTAAGCTGGGCGTTCAAAACTTCATACATCTATATCGAAAAAGAAGAAGAAGACTTGATTCCAACTGTTGGCTTCAAGCCAGATAACTTTAGTAAAGTTATCGAGTATATGAATGAAGTTAAGCCATATACTGCTAAGATTCGTGAGTACAAAGATGGTAAGCGTGCGCCAATCGAATACATTGGTCAGAACAGCATCAGCGACTTTGACAAGCCAGCATATGCAGACAGAAGTACAAATACCATCAGAGTACTTGATGACTTTGATGCCGACGATGCAACTATTATGGCAAACGATCCACGTTATGCAAATTACTATAGCATAACAAACAAAGCTCAGTTGCCATTTAGACACAATAATACTAAACTTGTGTTTGATAGAACTAACTGGCAATTGACACAGTTTGGATTCAATGCTGATACAACTACCTACAATCAAAGTATTGCATGGAACATGGCTAACATCAACAGCATGAGCAATGCAGATGTAGGCGCTAACAGCTATCTAAGAGCAGCAGATCGTATCTTCAAGTTTGATCCTGTAGTACGTGCAGCGTTTGAAGCAGAAGTTAATAACCACGTGAGCCAGACATACACTGGTGTAACATTTGCTGGTTCAAATACTTCAATTACAACAAATGCTACACTGATGTACGATATCATCAACAGTGGTAACTTAGATATTACACTTGCACTGGTTAAAGAAAAAGTAGGCGGCGGTTTCCGCGGCGACACACTAGATGCAAATGTCTTTACTAAGTTTGTTGAAGGATTTGATTCAACTACAGATCTATTAACTAACTTTGGTTACGACACTGATCCATGGGATACAGTTGGTTGGGATCAAAATATTGAAGTTGTTAACTATGAAGGTATCTTCAGCGAAGCAACACAGGGTAACATTACACTACGTAGAAATGATACTACCTATGAAGGCTTTGACGGTGCAACATTTAAGAAGATCCTATACGGTGAAGAACGTCCAGAAGAACTAGCATTGCTTGATCCGCTAGAGAGCTTGATTATGCGTGTAACCACAAGCATCTATCCAATTGGTAATAGCAATACTGTAATTGCATCAACACCAATTAACAGCACTGCAAGTAATGTAACATATCAGGTGCACCAAAATCTATTTGGTGAAACCGAATATTTGCGTGTACTAGATAACACTCAAACAAAACTAGCAGCTAATGTTTATAGTTATTCAACTGAAATTACAGTAGTAGATGCAAGCATACTACCAGAACCAAAACCAGGCTTACCAGGCATTGTTTGGGTTGGAACAGAGCGTGTTCTCTACGAAAGAAAAGTTGGTAATACACTAAGCCTACTCACACGTGGTAGCGCAGGAACAACTGCACAGGATTGGATTATTACTGATTTACTAGGTAATAGCGTTGACGTAGAAGTATGGAACGGTGCTGAAACAGAGACATTTAATAATCTAAATCCAGCTGCTAATATCTGGCTAGAAATTGGTGTTCGTTACAACGATCCAACACCTTACGATACTATTGGATGGGACTCAGCAGGCTTTGACGAAGCAACAATTAGCGGACAAACAGCTATCAGTTTAACTGATAGAGCCAACGCTGACTTTGCAAACGTAACTAGCTTGATGAAATTCGTACATAATATCTAATAATTAAAATGAGTTTTAAAAAAGTGATAAATAAACGTATTATGTCAACAGAAGACCAAAAAAGTGAGAATAGTATGGAATCTAATCGCGAGATAGATGAGCAGCCCAATGATTATGCTGGTCTAAGCATGAGCGGGCATATCCTTATCCGCGACAAAGAAACCGGTGAAGAGCTTATTAATAAGCGTAACGCTATTCACTACGGTAACATGGCTAACATTGTTGCTAATGCTTTGAATAATGCCGCAGGTGCATATATTCATTATATGGCATTTGGTAATGGTGCAACCAGTGTTGATACCAGTGGCCGTGTAGTATACAAGACACCACGTGTAAGTGAAGCTTACGAAAGTGGTGCTAATCTATACAGCAGAACTTATTATAAAATTGTTTCAGCTAATTCATTAACAGATAAAATTGAAGTCATTCCCGGCCCAAGTTATACTGATATTAAAATAACATGTACCTTAGGTTACGACGAGCCCGGCGATCAAGATTTGTTTGATAGTAGTACTACTAACGAAGGCGACTATATTTTTGACGAATTAGCATTGTTTAGCTATCCTAGAGATACAGCAGCAGAAGAACCAATCAATACAAGCACAATGTTGACTCACGTGATTTTTCACCCTGTACAAAAATCACAAAACAGAATAATTGAAATAATTTACACTGTTAGGGTACAGTTAAGTTAATTTGGGGAAATAAAATATGCCATATACAGTAACAAATTCAGATGGTAGTTTAACGGTATCCGTAGCAGACGGTACCGTTGATCAAACCACATACGCCTTAGCACTAGTTGGGCGCAACGTTTCTAACTACGGTGAATACTTTGTAAGAAATAGTATTCGTCACTTAGAAAATTTTGCTAGCACAACAGCGCCATCAACTAGCACAGTACTCGAAGGTCAGCTTTGGTATGACAAAGGTGAAAACCTTTTAAAGGTCTGGGACGGAAGTCGCTGGAAGCGTGCTACTAACATTGTAGTTGGTTCAACAGAACCGTCAACTAGTTTAACCGCCGGTACATCTTTCTTTGATACAAAGAATGATAAGTTGTACGTACACGATGGCTCAAGTTTCAAAGTTGCAGGATATGCTGGCGAAGTTACTAACTCATATAGCGCAACTACCAATATTGGTTCCCCAAACAATTATGGTACAAAAATTCGCAACATCTTCCTCAAAGACAGTAGCGGTGTTGATCGCGCAGTTTTAGCCCTAACATATGTTAACGATTCTGCTAACGGTTCTATTAACCAGGGTACAACTACTACAAACAACGGTAAAGAAACAATCATGGCTATCTTTAGTGACCATGGTTCGTTTAATGTGCAAAATACATCAAGTCCCAGTGAAGGCGAAAGCATCAATTACTATGCTGAACTAGTAGCATCGGGTGGTATTGGCACTACTATTAATCCAGGTCTCAACCTAAGATCTGAATATGACACAACATCACTTGCACTAACAGATCGCGCATATCGTGCTGATGCTGCTTACATTATTAATACTGGTAGCGTTGGCAGCGATGGTTCTAACGTATCTGCAAACAATGTTATCCACACTGGCCGCGGATATGTACCAACTTCAAACAATGCATTCAACTTAGGTAGCTCGTCATTTAGATTTGCTGACCTACATACAGGTACAGTATATCTAGGTAATGGTACATCAGGTAGCTTGCTACCAGCTGGCACAGTAACACTAGGTAATACATCATCATATGTTGATCACGTTTATGCAAACAACATCACAGTAGCTGATGTAATTAACTTTACTACAGCAGACTTAGGAACATCGAGCAACGTAATTCTAAATGGTTACTTTGCTAACATTAGTGTAACCAGCAACGTAACAATTGGTAGCGGCGGCACTTCGTTCTCACTACCAACCAGCAGAGGTACAAATGGACAAGCACTTGTAACCAACGGTTCTGGTGTTGTATCGTGGCAAACACTAGCAGGTGACATTGAAAGTGTTACCGCAGGCGCAGGTCTAACCGGCGGCGGCACAAGTGGTGCAGTAACACTAGCAGTAGGTGCAGGTAGCTACATGATTGTAAATGCTGACGATATTGCAGTAGATGCAACATCAGCTAACACAGCAGGTAAAGTTGTAGCACGTGATGGCAGTGGTAACTTTGCTGCCGGTGTTGTTACAGCTACAGCTACAACAGCACGTTATGCTGACTTGGCAGAAAAGTATCTAGCAGATGCAGAATATGAAGTCGGCACTGTTATGATTGTTGGTGGCGAGAAAGAAGTAACAGCTTCAACAGCTTTTGGTCAACGTGCCATTGGTGTTGTATCAGGTGCACCAGCTTACATGATGAATAGTGAATTAGAAGGCGGAACTTATGTTGCGCTAAAAGGACGAGTGCCAGTTAAAGTTTCTGGTGTAGTCAACAAAGGTGATAGATTAATTGCTTCAACAAATGGCCGCGCTACAGCAGGTGTACCACATTCCAATGATGTATTTGCAATAGCACTAGAATCAAAGGCAGATGCTGGCGATGGCGTAGTCGAAGCTGTTATTCTTTAATAAATATAGTAAAGATTTTAGGAGAACAATATGCCATCAGGCGCAACAGTCACAATAACAGGCGGCACTAATATGACGCAAGTCGTAGCCGGTACTGATACTGTTCAGGCAGTTGATTTCAACAATGCCAGAACAAACGTTAACAATCTACTTGGCACAGCACAAGATGTTACACTAGGGACTTACACCGCGTCTAGTACGTTTGGTTACAGCCAGGGTGGCACAGCTCTTACCGCTGCAAGCGCAGGCGGATTAGTATATGCAGATAATGCTACAGGTGGTTTTAAACGACTACAGGACGAAGTACAGGCATTGTGTGCATTCTTAGGTCAAACAGTTCGCACAGGTGTTGGTACCGACGTAACAACGTCAGATACAATCAGTGCTGCAACTTGGAACAACTTAATGTTGAATATTAAAGATTGCTGGGACAATAGATTTAGTCCTGCAAGCACTACAACATCAACAGATGCTAGTGCTACAAGAACAACAACTTGGTATACAACACTAACAGAAGAAACAACATTTACTTGGGGCAGTGAATCTGCTTGCCGTGCGTTCTTTAACGGGGGCGGTAGAGTTGGATTTAGCTCAAGTCGTTCAGGTGGTAGCAGTACCACACAGAACACTGATTGGACTAACTTGCTAAGTGCTATGGGTGACGTTTTTGTTACTTACGATAACACAACTAGCAGTGGTGCAACAGGAACAAGTGCCGGTTTAGGATTCTACGAGCTAACTACTTCATACCAACAGTTATATATTAAGTATGGTTCGGGTTCATATGCATCTAACTACTTTAAGTTAGAAGGCAAGGTTAATAGTACAACCGACCCGACTGTGGTAACATTGAAAGCCACTTGGTATGACCCTCACGCATCCGGTAGTGGTGTAGGTGCAGACGGCATTCCAGGTACTGGCGATGATAGCTTTAACAACGACTACATTGACGGTACACTAACACTAAACGCTCGCCGCATACAACCAAATGCTAACGGTTCGGGCTTTAGCTTTACAGCACCAACTGTATCAGCTGGCGCTATTAGCGGTTCATAATAACTAACCTCTTAGTTAAACCAAAAAGCCAGTTACTTCGGTAACTGGCTTTTTTATGATATAAGTATAAACGTGAAGAACATAAAGGAGAAACAATCTATGAAGATGTTCACAACAATCGCAGTAGCTACTGCATTTTTAGGTCTAGCCGCTTGCACAAAAAACGAGCCAGCACCTGCTCCAGCAGAAGCAGTTACAGCAACAACTGCACCAGCTGACAATGCAACAGCACCTGCTCCAGCGGCACCAGCTGACGCTACACTAGGCGGTTCAGCTAAGCCAGCTGAAGGCGCTCCAGTACAGCCTAAGTAATATGGCAGACTGTTGAGTCTGTTTTCTAAAGTGTTGAACAAAAAGCCAGTTACTTAGGTAGCTGGCTTTTTTTATTTGTAAATATTGATATGAGCGCAAGATTAACTCAAGCATTAGAATTTGCTAATTACAGGGTAACACTGAATAATCAGCAAGCAGCACTGCGAGCAAAAACTCAAAGTTTATTGAGCTACAGTGTAAACGGTGGCACATTTACAATTAATATGGAATTGATCAATTTCTGTAAGTTGTTACTTGACGAAAAGCAAACAGAAGCAGTATTACTGGACATTTATAAAAATCCTATTAAGATCAATCTCAAAGACTTTTACGATGAAGTCCTCAGTCGTTATTTTGAAGTAACCAATGACTATTACGCTGAGTACGAAAAACTACGTAAGTCACGCAAAGTACACAAGGTATTAGATCTCAATGAAGAAGGCAAATAATGATCGTGGCATCATTATGTTTGCCCACAACAACGCTGAAATTGATTACTTTAGATTAGCTATAGTCAACAGCTTTCTAATTCAGCGTCACCTTGGCATTAAAAATATTACTGTAGTTACTGACCCGGCTAGCCTAGACTATGCAGAAAAAAGTTTAGGTAAAGCAACAATTAACAGTGCTATTAACAACGTTATTGTTGTTGAAAAAGACAAAGAGTTTAAACTATCAAATACACGTATCTACAAAGATACTAGTCATACAGCAAAGCCTTTAAGTTTTTATAACGTTAATCGCTGTGATGCATATGATCTAAGTCCGTATGACGAAACTATACTACTTGATGTTGACTATTTGATACTTAGCGATACGCTAAATCAATGTTGGGGACACAACGAAGAATTAATGATGAACTGGCGCTACCAAGACATCATGTATGAACGTAAGGATCCAACATTAAATCGTTTAAATGACTTTGGTGTTACAATGTACTGGGCCACAGTAGTTTACTTTCGTAAAACACCCTATGCTGAAAGTTTCTTTAATTGTGTAAAGCATGTTAAAAATAATCCACAATACTACAAAGATTTGTATAAATGGAACGGCACACTTTATCGCAACGATTATAGCTTTAGTATAGCAGCACATATGATGAGTGGTTTCCAAGAACGAGGTATACCCCAATTACCTACTACATTATATAAGACATTTGATACAGATGATGTACACAGCGCAGTTAACGATAACACATTAATCATGTATCTAGAAAAGCCACGTAGCCCGGGCGACTTTATGCTTACTAAATGGTCAGGCGTAGATTTACATGTCATGAATAAATGGGCCATTAACCGAATAAGTGAGGATATGTTAAATTATGTTAGAAACGATTTGTGATACACTGGTAGAGGCATATAGACGCAATTGGATTACTAGTCGCGACGGCAACGTAAGTATTCGCCATCATGACCGTAATCATTTTTACATTACGCCTAGCGGTGTACGTAAGCAAACACTACAGCCTGATCAATTTAAAAAGATTAGTATTCATGGCTTACTATGGCAAGAAGAATTCTATTCTGACATTAGTGCTAAATTAAAGCCTAGCGGAGAGATTCCGTTGCATTTTGGTTTACAAAGAGCAATGGGTCAGCACAGTAACGATGTGCGTGTTGTGATGCACTTGCATCCTACTTATTGTGTGGCAGCTATGCACGCCGGCATTGAGCTCGCAGATTTAGTAAAAGACTTTCCGGAATTAGGACGTTATACTCGTGTAGCACCCAACGTTCCAGATGTTCCACCTATCAGCGAAGAACTAGCAACCAAGTGTCATGAGAACCTACAACTAGATGACCATGGTAATGTTGCTTATGATATTGTTGGCATTAAAGGTCACGGTGTTGTTAGCATTGATACTAGTCCGTGGCGTGCTATGGAACACATCGAACGACTAGAACACATTTGTAAGATTGTATTAGCTAGCGGGGTTAGATGAGTAGAGGTTATATAGTTATAGCACAAAACACAAAGTCTGTGGATTACCTCCAGCAGGCTTATGCCCTTGCGCTCAACTTAAAACTTACTCAAAGCACTGTTAACAATCTAACAGTCTGTGTTGACGCTGAAACTAAAAAGCTAATTACTAGTAAGCACAAGCAAGTGTTTGATTACATAGTTGACATTCCTTGGCAGGATGATGCAGCAGATGCAGAGTGGAAGATCAACAACAAGTGGAAATACTTGTATATGACTCCGTATGACGAAACAGTTATATTAGACACAGATATGATCTTCCCCACAGATGTAAGTCACTGGTGGGATATACTAGCACAGCGTGATGTATGGGCTACTACTAAGGTGCGTACCTTCCGCGGAGAAACTGTTAGCAGTAACTACTATCGTGAATACTTTGTAAAAAACAATCTACCCAATGTGTACACCGCTTTCTTTTATTTTAAGAAAAGTGAACTAGCAAGTGAATTGTTTGCTATGACTGAAATTGTATTCCAGCACTGGCAGCGTTTCTTCTACAAGTATATGCCTGAAGGCAAACCTGATTGGCTCAGCGGTGACGTTGCATTTGCACTAGCTATGCAGCTACTGGGTATTGAACATGAATGTACCCGAGAAAACATTGATGCAGTACCAACGTTTGTACACATGAAGAGCCATGTACAGAATGTGCCTAGTAGCAAAATTAGTGAGTGTTGGACAGACACTCTACCTACATACTATAACAGTTATACAGATTTTAAAATTGGTAACTTTCAGCAAACACTGCCATTTCATTACGTAGAAAAAGATTGGATAACTGCTGATATGATAAAACAAATGGAGCAGGATTATGGAATCTGAAGCAGAGCTAAGACGTCTGCGATTTATTGCAGCTAAAGAAGCAGCAGGCGGCACAGCCGGTGCATTGATTAAAGCTAACTCAAATAAACCTGCAACTGTTTACTTTGATGAAACAGGTACTATTCTATGCGTTACCACAGATGAAGATGTAGAAGTATTATCACACTGGACTAACAAGCATGAGTTTACACAGGATCAAGTAGAGATACTCAAAGGTAAGAATCATAACTTATTCTATGTTAAGCAAGATCCGCTAGTAGATAATTTGTTCAGCATTGAAAGTAGATCTGTTGAAAGCCAATATGTTGCTGCTGAAGAGGAATTCCTTTCTTTGGTAGAACCTGCAAAAACAAGCAGCTATGATATCAAATGTAAATTAACGGCAACAGAGTTTACGGTAACAGCCCATAAAAATTTGATAAAGAAGTATTCGGACGTTGAACCCAGTAACATGGTTGCTAAGGGAAAGAAGATCTTAAAGTTTTATATTACTGCTAAGAACGATCCGCATTTTATGCTAAAGACCGTTAATGTTAGTTTAGCAAACTTGATTACGTCTGAAGAAATTGAAATTAAAACTGACACAGACTACAGCCAATGTAGCATCTACACCACAAAAGCGTTTGATAAATATGTGCGTACTTAATTACAGGACACACATATGGCCAAAATTGATGTTACTGAACTAGACATCTTCTATATTAGTTACGATGAGCCCAACGCCGAAGAAAATTGGGCTGACCTCCTTAATAAGGTTCCTTGGGCCAAAAGAATTCACGGTGTTAAGGGGTTTGATGCGGCTCATAAAGCCGCGGCTGCACAAAGCGAAACTGATCGCTTTATTACGGTAGACGGCGACAACATCGTAATGGACGACTTCTTTGAGCAGGTGCTAGATGTACCTGACACCGACCACGACGGCAACAATATCAGCCAAAGCATCTTTAGTTGGAATGCTAAGAATTTGTTGAACGGACTAGTGTACGGCAATGGCGGCCTAAAGTGCTGGCCAAAAGAATATGCGTTACAAATGCAGACCCATGAAGCAGCGGCCGATGGCGAAGGTATGGAGTTCTGCTGGAAGCTAAACTATATTCAGTTAAACGACACATTCAGTGAAGTACATCAAACAGCCAGCCCGTTCCAGGCTTTTCGTGCAGGCTTCCGTGAAGGCGTGAAGATGAGTCTGGATCAGGGCAAGCGTGTTCGCGCTGATGAGTTCAAGGACAAAATTTGGTGGGGCAACTATAACAGACTACAGACATGGTGCAATATTGGCACCGATGTTGAAAATGGTCTATGGGCAATTTACGGCGCACGTTTAGGTTGTAAGTTAACCGTACTTACAGATTGGGACACAAACCAAATTGCTGATTATGAATGGTTTAAGGATTATTTCAATAAAGAAATTGCTCCGCAGTTTGCAGGCGATACTGTTTGTCGCTATACAAAGGTTGCATGGAGCAAAGAAATGTTGTATAATGCAGTATGCGATCTAGGTAAAGAACTCAACGAAGGCATCAATGAAATGATGCTGTTTGATCCTAATCCGCAGATGTGTAAGTTCTTTAAAAAGACTTATGTAAACCCACGCCGTTGGGGTGTAATGATTCGTGAAAAGCAGATTCAAGAGCTGTTAGAAAAAGGCTTGTTACAGTGATAGTATGGCTGTTTGGTTCAACTTCTCCTTTTGCTGTTGCAGTTAAGGCAGCACTAGAGTCTGCTGGCCATCATGTTTTTGCGTTTGGTCGCGGCACAGTTGACTATACAGAACCAAAAGATTTTGTAGAAGGTCTCGACGCACCCGACATGATTATTTTTAATCAACATGTAAGTGGTGGTTTCCAACAGCCATTCCTAGACTATCATCCCGAGTTTCACAGAGACTATACACTAAAGCCCATGTATGAACATATGGATTCGGTTTTGTTGTTTAAAACTTATCTAGTTGAATACTTTAAACAAACAAAGTTTATCTTTATTACCAGCAGTATTGCAGTATTAAAAGAACATGGCATGGAACTGCTAGCATACAGAATGTTGCGGGCACTTGAGCATCAGCTTATATATGCTGCCGCAGCAGATGGTATCAATGCGCTAGGTATTTGCCCGGGCGGCCTAAACAGCGATAATACAGTTGAATATGCTAATAGAACTGTTGACTTAGCCTTAAGTAACGCAAAGCCTGGTAAAGTGTATTTTGCTAATACCGGTGATGAGGTACCAGCATGACTAGCATATACGAACAAGCCGCAGATGCGGCACAGCAAGAGCTAGATGTTATTAGCCCAACTATGTGTTATGCAAAGTGGGCGCAGGTATCTATGCATCTTACTAACGGTATGACGCACAGTTGCTATCATCCACCAACACATAAAATTGACCTAGAAGAACTAAAAGCCAATCCTAGCGCACTACACAATACGTCTGAGAAAAAAGAACAGCGCAGAGAGATGTTGGAAGGTAAACGCCCAGCTGGTTGTAGCTATTGCTGGCGCATCGAGGATGTAGGCGGTCGCAGCGACCGTGTTTACCGCAGTGGTGAATACTGGGCACAAAACGCTAAGGAAGATATTAAAGCAGCCGGATGGCAGGGTAACATTAACCCTCGTTATGTAGAAGTTAACTTCAATCAAGCCTGTAACTTTAAATGCAGTTATTGCAGTCCTCACCTAAGCACAAGCTGGCACCAAGAAGTAAAAGATTTTGGTCCTTACCAGATTGTAGGTGGGGAACACAACAACACAGAAAGTTTGGCTCGCGCAGGCCTAATGCCTTTGCGTGTGGCACAGGATGAAAATCCTTATGTAGAAGCATTTTGGAAGTGGTGGCCCGAGCTGTACAAGAACCTAGAAGTGTTCCGTATGACTGGCGGCGAGCCACTTATGGACATTAACACTTTTAAAGTACTAGACTATGTTTATGCAAATCCTAACGCATGGCTAGAAATGAGTGTTACATCAAATATGTGTCCACCGAAGCCACAGCTAATGGACCGGTTTATTGAATCGCTACAGAGACTAGAACAGATTCAAATTTGGGAGGACCCACAAAAGTTTAATCCAAACAGTGGGAACAACTGGTATGTAGCACCAGCTTGTAAGAACTTTGCTGTGTTCGTTAGCTGTGATGGTTATGGTAAGCAAGCAGAGTATATGCGCAATGGCATGGACTTTGAAGTACTAAAGAAGAATGTGTTACGTATTCTACGTGAAACAGACAACACTACTATAACATTTATTAATACATTTAATGCACTTAGCTTAACCAGCTTCCGTGAATGGTTACAGTTTATTTTAGAGCTCCGCGAAGAGTTTGCTAAAGATCGCCAAGGCATTAAATATATACCAGTACCGGATAATGGTGGACACAAACACCCAGACTATGAAATACGTCCTAAGCAACGTATTTGGTTTGACATTCCGTTATTGCGAGCGCCACACTGGCAGTGCATACAAGTAATGCCAGAATGGTACCAGGACTATTTAGAAGAAGCAATTGCTTTTATGGAACTTAATGCTGCCAACGAGCAGTACATCGACTATAGAGGCTTTAAGGATTTTGAAATTGATAAAGCTCGTCGTAATCTAGAATGGATGAAAGCGGGCAGTAAGTTAAGTGAAGAAGAAGTATTAAAAGCGCGAGCAAATTTTTACAAGTTCTTTACGCAACACGATGAGCGTAGAGGCACAGACTTTTTATCAGTGTTTCCAGAAATGGATGACTGGTGGCAGATTTGCCAAGAAGCACATGCAATGATCTAGAGGACACACAATGGGACGTAAGCAGGGCGAAAGCCACAGAGAGTTTAAGAAGAGAATGATTGACAGCGTCAGCGAATCATTCTGTGCGGCTAAGTGGCTTAATGCTACTATTTGGCTAGGGCATGGCGGTACTACTAGTTGCCATCACCCTCCCGCACACCAAATTGATTTAGAAGAAATCAAAGAAAATCCCAGTGCTATTCACAACACCAAGCACAAAAAGAAAATGCGTCAGATGATGCAGGAAGGCAAGCGTCCTAAAGAATGTGAATACTGCTGGAAGATTGAGGACATGGGCAAAGATGCTGACGGCAACGAGCCTGTAAGTGATCGTACATACAAGACTGTTATCTATGAAGATGAGGACTTGATGAAGATTGCTAAACTAAATCCAGACGCAGATGTTAATCTTAAGACTCTAGAAATTTCGTTCAACCGTACCTGTCAGTTTGCATGTAGCTACTGTAACCCTGCATTCAGTACTACATGGGTAAAGGATATCCGCAACAACGGCGGCTATCATAATATCCGCAGTGACGCACGTGGACACTTTATTGATGATGCTCCTTATGCTGAGCCATTTGATCGCGATGAGTTCAATCCATATGTAGATGCGTTTTGGCGTTGGTGGCCTACACTTAGCCAAGAGCTAGAAGAGATTCGTGTCACTGGTGGTGAGCCCACAATGACTCCAGACATCTACAAGTTGTTTGATTGGTTCAAGGAAAATGCCGGTACACCACAAGCAGAGAAGATGCGTCTTGCTATTAACAGTAACTTAGGTTCTAAGAAAGAACTTATTGACAAACTAATTAATGGTACACAGCACATTCCACGTTTCCACTTGTACACCAGTTGCGAAGCATATGGCCCACAAGCAGAATATATTCGCGACGGACTAAAGTGGGATGAGTGGACACATAACTTTGAGCGTATTTGTAGCGAAGCACGTATTGAAGGCTTGCACATGATGATGACTATTAATGCGCTATGCTTGGATACTATTGTAGACTTCTTTAATTGGATGTTGGAAATGAAGCGCAAGTATGGACACAATCGTCCAGGCTTTACCTGCAACATTCTACGCTTCCCTAGCTTCCAAAGTCCACTAACACTACCCGACGAGCTACGTAAAAAGTATCACGACCAGATCTATAACTGGCTCAAGGAAGTACGTGAGCGCGACGAGCGCGACGCAAATGGACTACAGCTTGTACAGCCATGGGAACAGGATCAGGTAAGTCGTCTAATTGAATACCTAGACGTTGTTAAGACTCCACACCGTAATACTGCGGACCGTGAGCTACTAGAGCATGACTTTAAGGTATTCTACGAGCAGTATGACGCACGTCGCGGCAAAGACTTCCGTAAGACTTTCCCTAACTTTGTAGAGTTTTACGACAGCATCAAAGTATTCCCGCTGGAAAAGAAAGAACAGGATATTCAACAGCCTAAGACTATTGCTAAGAATGGTGGTGTATATGCACATCGCACAGTTAGTGAAGATGGCGAAGTGATTGTAGAAGAAGTACGTTTACGTGAACGCAAGACAGGAGAAAGCGCCGATTGGTATGATAATCCGCTAGACCCAGAAGCTCGTGCTGAACTGCTAAAGAAGATTGGCGGTAGCAGCATTGGTTGGGATACTGAGACGGATGGTCTTGGCGGCGTAGAGGGCAATGGCTAAATTATATGCTAACATAGGCATAGGACACGAAAATAAAGTTAGTGTTCTAGAAGCACGATTGATTGCAGCCGCGCAGTGTAATGCTGACGCGGTTGTAATTACTAAAAGCACGCCTAGTTTGCTTATACCCCACGAAAAGAAGTACGTATCTATTCCTAGCCGTTGGGGACATTTACCTTATCTAGAAGTTGCCAAGCGCAGTGAGCTAGATGCTGAATCAGCTGAACATATTACATCGCTTGCAAAACGTATAGGTATTCCTATTATTTGGAGCATCACCGACAGCCAATCCGCAGAGTTTGTTAAAGAACACTGTGATGCTAAAACAGTAAAACTGCATTATGGTGCATTTAATATCTACGAACTTACACGTTACTGTAAAGACAACTTCCCAGAAGTAATTTATAGTCATCGTCATTTAGAAGAAGTAGATGTGCTATACGCAAACAAAGCTAAAGTAACTGTATACTATACCACAGATGCATTTCCTCCCAGCACAGAAGATCTGGCACTATCTACTATTGATAATTTACAAAAACAAAAATATACAGTTGGATACGAAAGCAGAGATGCTGGAGTATTTCCTAGTGTAGCAGTAGCATATAAAGGTGTTGACTTTATTGAAAAATACTTAGGCGATGAGGACAGCGATAATCCTGCAATACTAACACCTGAGCAGTTCTACGATTACTTTAAAAATTTAGAAATATTAGAGGTAGCAAATGGGTAAAAACACAACGCTGGACCTACACGGTGTAAGACATCATGAAGTAGATCGTTTAGTAGAAAACTTTATCTTTATGAATCAAGACCTGCTACCATTAAAGATTATCTGCGGTAATAGCCACGTAATGATTGATTTGGTATTTGCAGTAATTAAACGACATAAAATAACAGTGGCAATGATGGACCACTATGGTGTAATAGATATATACAAATTATGACACAGAGAATTAAACCAATTTGGGAACACGGACAAATGAGCCCGGAATCGCCTAACAAAACATTCTGCATGGCACCCTGGACGCACACCTATATTAGTCCACAAAGCGAACGCAGAATGTGTTGTGCTAGCCGCGAAGAACATATGATGCAGCGTCAGTATATTGATGCCAGCAACGATAAAAGCACAGGCAAGTACAAAGAAGTAGGCACCATTGATGACTATAAGCCAGTTAGCCTAGCAGAACATTGGAACAGTCCTTATATGAAGGACATTCGCAAGAAGCTGATGGCTGGAGAAACTATTCCACAGTGTGCAGTATGCAATGACAGTATTTTAAGTCAAAGTACATACCGCCAGTGGTTTACAGGGTTCTTGTTTAAAGATAAAATTGAACAAGCCTTTGAGGAGACCGATGATGATGGTTATACTGCTATGCCTCCTATTAGCTTTGACTATAGGGTCAGTAATCTATGCAACTTTAAATGTAGAATGTGCGGAGAACCACTCAGCTCAAGCTGGGAAAGCGAAAAGCGCAAGCACGGACTCTGGAGCCCAGAAAACCAACCCTTTATGGTCCCGGAGAATAAGGCTATCATTGAGCGATTCCAAAAAGAAGTTGTAGAAGAAGAGTTCTGGGCTGCTATCTGTAGCGGTGTAGTAGAGGAAATATATTGGGTAGGCGGTGAGCCACTGATGTATGATATCCACTGGCGTGCTATGGATAGATTAGCACAGGATAACAATTTACGCAAAGTACACCTACGTTATAACAGTAACCTAAGTCGTGTGCGTTTTGGCGAACATTACTTATACGATTGGCTACCACAAGCCAAAGACTGGACTATGTGCGCTAGTATTGATGGCACAGGTAAAATTGGAGAGTTTATTCGCACAGGTCTTAAATGGGATCAGTGGGATCGCAACTTCCGTGAAGGTGTAGCATTACCCGGCGGCAAGGATCGTATGCTAATGGACTTAACGCTAACAGGCCCGGGCATGTTTGACCTTAAGAACTTCTTTGACTATGCACTAGAGTTAGATGTTAAGATTGAAACCAAGCGTATGTTTGCATTCCATCCAGACATTGTGTTTAGTCCTATGGCTTGGCCACGTCATATTTTAAATAGAATTATCAACGATAATTTAGAATATATTCGCCCACGTGCCACACACAAACAACAAACATTAATTCGTGAATTAGAGAATATGCTAGTAACACCCACGTTCCAAGAACAGTGGCCAGATGTAGCTGAAGCCAGCTTCTTCAAAGGTCGCAACTGGCAGGATAAGATTGCTGATATTCGCAGTGGAGAAGGCAGCACACGTATTGAACATATCTATAGTGCAGACCCAGAATTACACGAATGGTGGATGAGACTAGATCCCAAGCACAATCAACATGGCTAAACCTTTTTGCAGCTTACCTTGGTCAGGCGTACACATTAATCAGCAATTAGATGTATTCTTTTGCTGTTTAATGGCCAACCCTGAAAACACACTGGGTAATCTGCGAGAACGATCTTTAACAGATATATTAAACAGTGAAGCCGCACGTGAAGTACGACAGGGCTTCTTAGATGGTGTTATACCCTTACGCTGTAAATCTGCTTGCGGTTTTAGGACTGGCGACATCATCAACGATTTAACTAAATCGGAACGCTTAGACATCTTTGTTAAACAAGAGTTAGATCACATTACATTGCATGCTGCTGATATAAGATCCAGCAACTTATGCACATTAGATTGTGTGTACTGCGGTCCTATATGGAGTTCTACTATTGCTAAAAGAGATAATCATTATAGATTAATTCCTACAGCAGAAAACCAAAGACAGTATCAACAGTATATTGATAATATTGATTTATCTAATATTCGTAGGTTGTTTTTAGCTGGCGGTGAACCAATGCTAATGAAAGAATATATTACACTGCTCAGTAACGTATTATTGGAAAATCCTAAGTGTGCAATTACTGTAAACACAGGTTTAAGTGTAATTAACACACCGGTGTTTGCATTACTAAAGCAACTAGAAAATGTTACATGGGTGGTTAGTGTTGATACTACAAATCCAGATAAGTTTGCTTATATAAGACATGGCAATACGTGGGACAACTTTGTTAATAATTTATCTGTAGTAAGATCACTTCCAGGGCATACCGTGCATGCACACATGGTTTACTTTTCTCTGAGTTACAAAGACTTTGATCGTTCTTATAATGCATTAAAAGATTTAAATGTTGACAATATACTAATAGATCCAGTAGCGCACCATGCACTAGATATTAGAAATGTACCGCACATACTCGATGAAGTACAGCAAAACATTGAGCATTATTATACCAATGGTATATTCAGTGATCAGGTATATAGTACTATAAAGGGTGTATTAAATACACCGCATAACAGTAATCAAACACTAGAACAATTTCTATCTATCATGGATCAAAAATATAACATGAACAGCAAACAAATATTTCCGGAGTTATACAATGGATGATATCAGAGTAATTTGTATACCTTTGGGTAAATATCTAATAATTACAGTTAATAAAAATGCGTCATCCACGCTGATTGAATTAGCTGGTGTAGGCAATGAATTATTTGCTACAGATAAAGAGTTACCCAAACTAATTGCACAGCACAGCGATAAAACTGTAGTAGGTATTTTACGCGATCCCATGGATAGATATGCTAGTGGGTTATTAGAAGAAATCAAGCGCACACTAAAATTGTATACAGACTTCTTTCTTATTAATAATACTAAACTGGAAAGTCTTGCGCAAAGCAATGATTTCTGGAAACGTGCCACAGAGATATACTTTGAAACACAGGGCGGATCTAATCCAAACTGGGGGCATGCTACCATGGGCTATACTGCACACTGCGGTAATTGGTTGTCAGTATTTGATCGCCTAGGCGATACCAAAGTTCAATATGTGTTGATGGAAGATTTAAATAACTTCTTAGCCAGCGCCGGATATGAGAATGTAACAACATATAACAAAACATCCGACATGGACTACGTAGTTCGATTGGGCATATCAGTGAGTAACTTAAATCGCCGCTTTGCCAAAGAAGTATTGCCCAGCCTACTGTGCTACAATGAAATTGTAGATCACCTAAAACCCGAATACGTAATTTACAATAGGTTAAAGTATGCTAGTCGTCAAAGACGATCTTAAGTGTGCAGTATATAGTGTGGGTAAAACTGGCAGCACCAGTTTGCTCAATACTATAACACCCGCATGGCGGGGCGTGGGAGAATACAGTGCAGACTTTATGTTTGAACTAGCTGCCGACTATTATGACAATTTATACAAAAATCGAATCAGCCGCTTTGTTGATCAGTATAGCGCAGCTCAATACGTTGCAGGTATAGCTGACGAATTTTACTGTATTGTACGCGATCCGTGGGAACGTTATGTAAGCGGCATTAAAGAAATATTACAAGATTCAATAAGTGCCTTAGGCGACACAGAATATTTCCGCGGTGTATGGCAGCATTTAATGACTAATCCAGATCACCTGCAACAGCATATTAATAGAATATTCTATCTCAGCGAATATAAAACAGATAAGAATTTGCCCAGTAGTTACGCAATACACTATAATTATCACACAAGAAACTGGTTACACGAAGTAGAACATTTAGTTGAAAATTACGGTGCAACACCAATACTATCCAACAACTTGGATACTTTAATTACACAACTAGGACTAACACCGGGCTCTAGACAAAATGTGTCAAACCCAGCTGAAATAGAATTAATCAAAACAGCATTAGTTAACAGTGAAACATATGCTAACAGGCTAAACATCATAGATTATGTTAACCAGGATATTGATATATTCAATAGATTGTTTCCAGACCACGGCGTCAAAAAACTCTAAGTACTGTAAAATCCCCTGATAAATATTGCGTACAGTTAAAACTGTACTTAAAAAATTAGGAGAAACAAATGGCCTCGATCGGATTTATCGGAGTGGGCAAGCTAGGACAAGCCTGCGCCGAGATGGTAGCTGAGGTCCATGATGTTGTTGGATACGACATTGCTCCACGTGAGCCTGAGAACTTTAAAATGGTTCCCACACTCGCAGAAGCAGTACGTGGTAGAGATATTGTGTTTATCGCAGTAGAAACACCACATGATCCACAATATGATGGCAAGGCGCCAACCAGCCATTTACCCAACAAGGACTTCGACTACACTGTGGTTAAGAATGTTCTGCGTGAAGTAAATGCGGTTGCAACACCATCTCAGTTAATTGTTCTAATCTCAACTGTGCTACCTGGCACAGTGCGTAGCCAATTACAACCATTAATAACTAATGCACGTTTCATTTACAATCCATACTTGATTGCGATGGGTACTGTAAAGTGGGACATGGTTAACCCAGAAATGGTTATGATTGGTACAGAAGATGGCAGCGAAACTGGTGATGCAAAAGAACTTGTAGACTTCTACAAGACCATTATGCAGAACAGCCCACGTTACATTGTTGGTACTTGGGAAGAAACTGAGTGTATCAAAGTATTCTACAATACATTCATCAGTGCTAAAGTAAGTCTAGTAAACATGATTCAGGACGTAGCTGAAAAGCTAGGTCATGTTAATGCTGAAGTAGTTTGCGATGCACTAGCAGCCAGCGACAGACGCATTATGGGTCCTGGTTATATGAAGCCTGGTATGGGCGATGGCGGTGCATGTCATCCACGCGATAACATTGCACTACGTTACCTAGCTGAGCGACTAGACTTGGGCTATGACTTGTTTGATGCTGTAATGTACTCGCGAGAAGTACAAGCAAAGAACATGGCTCGTAAGCTGGTTGATCTGTCTGAGGGCAAGCCCGTGATTATTGTGGGTAAAGCCTACAAGCCACTGGTACCTTATGAAGCAGGTTCAAGCAGCATGCTGGTAGGACACTACGTAGCTGAAATGGGCGCACAACTATATTACTTAGATGAAGTAATTGGCGAAATGCCGCCAGCTGATGTGATGTCTAAGCCAGCAGTATATCTATTAGCACACAACCCACAAATCACTTACGGTGAACAGTTAGACTTTGTTGCAGGTTGGTACAAAGACCATCGTGTTACAGGTGCTGACGAAGCACTAACAGTGGCCACAGCAAATGGTACAGCATTGTCATTTGCACAGGGCAGTGTAGTTGTTGACCCGTGGCGTAAGACACCTAATCTAGAAGGTGTGCGTGTAGTACACTATGGTAATACTAGATAAATGTTTGCAACGGAGACACTTGTAAAACCAAAAATAGAAGTTAGGGATTTAGCTCTAGCTTCTTATTATATTAAAGTTACAGGTGGACGTCCTGTTGGCATTAAAAAAGTTTTAGAACGCATAGTTCTAAGCTCTAAAAAAGCCAGCAACAAACATATCACAGTGAGCTATATTACTGAACCAATGTTATTCTTAGATCAAACATTTGCTGATCCGGATAACAATTGGTTCAGTTTAATACATGCTGTGTGTGATAAATTTGATTATCCAGTAGAGAACATTGAATTTTTATCAGGCAATATCTATGCTAAGAAATCATACAATGCTTGGTGCAGCCTAAACAATGTATCCAAGCGTATGAAGATCAGTCATGACACTTGCTATTGGGCATCGCGATCCATTGACAGCGGATACAGTAAAATATTTGATGTGCATCCCGACAAGCATATGACTCTGTTTATTGGTCGTCCTAGGTTTCAAAAGAATCATGTGGTCAAGTGGTATCTGGATAATGTTCACGGAACCAGCAGACAAAGCAATGTACTGGGTACATTCTTATATGCTAATGTAAGTGATGCAGATCCATGGTTCCGGGATAACAAGCACAGAGTTAAAGAATTACCTGGAAAGCTGGAATCAGCTACACAGGATCACAGTAATGCATGGTTAAATGGTGACCCGGAATTATTTAATAAGAATCTATTGCGTGGGCTATTTGATTTTACAGTTGATTACGTAGAACATGAAAACATTGATTACCAGCAGTATTTAGAATTTAAATCAGAACAAAGTTGGTGGCAAGAAGATGTGCTATCAGAAAAGCTATTTAAATGTATTTTATTAAAGCGTCCATTTATTAGATTAGGTATGCCACATAGTTTACAGCGTTTAAAAGAATGCGGATTCCGTACATTTGATGGAATATTATTTGATGAAAGCTATGACAGCATTGAAAACTTTTATGATAGATGCGATCATATTTTAAAACAAATTGAATATTATTTAGATTTACCCTACAGCGAATTAAGTGAAAAAGTCAACAGCCCCGAAGTGCAAGAAGTGCTAGAACACAATTACGCATTAGCATATACAATATATAACAAAGGCAAAACCAATGTCAGCACCTAAGTATTGCAGTCTATTATGGAAGCATATCAGCAACGAGCCGTTGGGGCATGTGCGCACCTGTTGCATCGCACGTGAGCGGGTACATGACGAAAATGGTAAGCCTTATACACTAGGTGAGACCAGTGTACGTGATATATTTCACAGCAACTATTATAAGAATATTCGCAACGCTATTAGGTTGGGCGAACTACCAGCTAACTGTGAACCTTGCTGGCAAGACGAGCGCAACGGTAAAAAGAGCAAACGTGAAATATATAACGAGTATGCAGAATGGCGCTATGGTCCTATAGATTGGGATAAAGAACCAGACATGCCAGAGGATTTCCAATTAATTCTCAGCACTACCTGTAACCTAAAGTGCCGCAGTTGCAATCCTGGATATAGCAGTAAGTGGGTAAAAGAAGCTGAAGAAAGAGGCTTGCCCTATGTTAAAGAAAGTGTTAATATAAGTCTAGACGACATGCAAAACAGTCGCTTCTGGACCGAGATCAACGACTGGTTGCCACACATACGTTACCTTGAAGTAATGGGTGGTGAGCCACTGTACATGAAAGAGTTTCGTGAATTTGTGGATAAACTAGTAGCAGATGGCATCAGCGAGAACGTACACATAAACTTCAGCACCAACGGCACTACACTGAATAAAACATTTATGAATAAAATGTTAAAGAACTTTGCCAGTGTGGGCTTTAATGTAAGCATAGACAGCGCAGTAAAGAAGCGTTTTGAGTATCTACGTCACGGTGCAGACTGGAATGAAGTGCGTGATAATTTAGATTATTATCATGAATTGCATGTTAATAAGAAAGCGCACGTGGGTATTACTTGTACAGTAACAGCACTTAATGTAATGTACCTAGCAGAGTTTCATCAAATATTTGCAGAGCGTTGGCCCGAATTTAGAATATTCCATAACACAGCTTTCTATCCCAGCTGGTATAACCCTAACGTATTTCCAGAAGAGTGCAAGCCGGATATTGTTAAGCCACTGGTAGAAGCTACCTATGCACACGAATATATACAGCGTGACATAGATGGTATTGTAAAGTTTGTGTTAACACCGCGCAAAGAAACAGTTAAGCCCTACGGCGACCTGCCCACAGACACTGTAGAAAGCGAAATTGCTGTACGTTGGCGCATGTTTGTTGAACAAGTGATTGCCGGAGACGTTTATAGAAAAGAAAACTTCCGTGAATGTTTTCCTGAATTATATACAATATTACTAAAGAACAAAAAAATGAACTATCCACATGAGCATAATATTGCTAAATTAAATCCGCGCTATGGCGCACTAGAACCAGGGAAAGTAATATGAGTAAAACCTATTGCCCTTTACCGTGGATACACTTAGGCACACACCCTCACGGTGGTGTCACACCTTGCTGTATCAGCGATCACACAGCAGGAAAGAATCGTGCCAGAAACTATGGCACGGATCGCGACGAGTTTTTTAACCTAAATGATCACAACATCAACACTCATATGAACAGTGATTATTTTAAAGAAATTAGACAACAAATGCTAGACGGAGAGAAACCCGCAGCATGTATGAGGTGTTATGATGAAGAAGATAAAGGATTACGCAGCAAACGTTTACACGAGATCGAACAATACCCTCACAGAGGCCTTTCTTGGGCTAGGAGCAGTACTGACGCTAACGGGGGGATTCCTCTTGATTTGCGCTTTGTTGAGCTTCGGCTTGGTAATGTTTGCAATGTACGGTGTCGTACTTGCAATCCTGCAAGTAGTAGCCAATGGCGCCGCGACTATAAAGAATTGGTGGAAACGCTAGAGTTTGTTAACGATGGATACAGTTGGCTAGATCACAAGCATGACTTCCAGTGGCCCGAGGATGAAAGTTTCTACGAGGACTTGTATAACTGTGCGCCCAATATGGAAGTGTTATATATTAACGGTGGCGAACCTACGCTGATCAAAGCACACTGGAAGTACCTACGCAAACTAGTAGAAAGCGGTCGTAGCAAGAACATTGTGTTATGGTATAATATTAATATGACCAACTTACCCGAGCAGGCTATTCCGCTGTGGAGCGAATTTAAAGAAACTCGCGTATGCCCCAGCATCGACGATCTAAGTCTACGCAATCACTATATACGTTATCCTACTTATTGGGCTGACGTTAAGACCAATCTAAATGCACTAATGCAAACTGATCTAACTGTACGTATTACACAGACTGTTAGTGCATTTAATTTTGCTTATTTAGATGAATTCCTAGACTGGGCACCAGTACCTGTGGACATGAACTTTGTTTATGACCCAGACTTCTTAAGTCCCAGTGTGCTACCTCCACCAGTGCGACAGGAAATATTAAACCGATATAGAGCCGGCAAACACGGTAACAGTCAGCACATTAGTACAGTGATCAGCATGTATGATAACAGTGACTGGGATCCAGCTAAGTGGGCACAGTTTTGCCGCTATAACGATCAATTAGATAAACAGCGCCAGCATTTGCCTGCTATGGGCTGGAGAACGGTATTTCCAGAATTAGTAGAGCTGTTAAACAAGCATGGGATACAGCATGAATTTTGAAGACCACAAAGACAGCAAGACCATGTGTATCCTTCCTTGGATTCACATGCACCCTTGGCCCAATGGCAAAACCATGCTGTGCTGTGACAGTCCATGGGAAACCAACATAGGCGACTTGCGTGAAAACAGCTTACGCGAAGTATGGAATAGTCCTGCTATGCGTAAAGTTCGTCTTAACATGTTGGAAGGCAAACACTGCAAAGAATGTGTTCGCTGTTATGAAAAAGAAAAGTACGGCCACGACAGCTTACGTGTTCGCAGTAACAGAGACTGGCTAGAGCCACATTGGGATAAGGTTGCAAAAACTAACCCTGATGGTAGCTTAGATGATCTGCACATTGTATACTTAGACTTCCGCTTTAGTAACGTATGTAACCTACGCTGCCGTTACTGTGGTCCCGAACTAAGCAGTAACTGGTTCCATGACGCTGTAAAGAGTAGCTTTAACCAAACACCTACAGAGAGTGTAATCCAAATTCGTAAAGACGTTGCGGGCTTTATGGAAGAATTTGAAACTATGCTGCCGCACATTGAACAGATATACTGGGCAGGCGGCGAACCTATTATCATGGACGAACATTGGCACATCATGAATCGTCTCGTGGAGTTGGGTAAAACAGATATTCGTATATTCTACAATACTAATTTCACTAAATTACGCTACAAGCAACACAGTGTAATTGATTTATGGAAAAACTTTAAGCATATCAGTGTAGGTGCTAGCCTAGACGCAGAAGGCGCACGTGGTGAATATCAGCGTAAAGGCACAGACTGGAACGATGTAGTAGCTAATATCAAAGAATTGCGCAGCCGCGCACCGGAGATTGATTTCTATGTTAGTTCTACTGTTAGTGCATATAATGCGTGGCACTTGCCGGACTTCCATCGCAGCTGGGTAGAAAAAGGTTATATACGTGCCGGCGACTGGTATGTAAACGTACTGTTAAACAATCCACGTTTCCGCATGAGCATCCTGCCACAGGACTTTAAAGAACAAATTAAGTATAAGTGGGAAAAGCATCTACGTTGGCTAGAACCGCAGGATCATATTGGTCGCGCTACAGAAGGTTATAAGAGTGCTATCAAGTTCTTAGATGATGATCATACACACTTGTTTGATGAGTTTAAACGTTTTAACACAGAGTTTGATCAATTGCGCAGTGAAGACTTTGCAAGTGTATTTCCGGAGTTGGCCAATCTATGAGTTGCCCGCTGCCATTTATTAACCTTGAAGCTCGCACAGACGGCACAATGAGCGTATGCTGTATTATGCAGGATCACGCACGTAAAAGTGATGGCAGTAGTTTTAATCTAGCGCAGGGCGATACGTTTACAGATGTGCGCAACAGCGAGTGGCTGGCTAATCTACAGCAAGACTTTTTAGATAATAAACAGCCCAGTGCATGTAATAACTGCTGGCGCGAAGAAGCAGCCGGCATACAGAGCAAACGTCTACGTGAACTAGCGTACTGGGGTACACATACAGAACCCAGTATAAAAAGTATGGATCTAAAGCTGGGTAACATCTGCAACAGCAAGTGCAGAATATGCAGTAGCTTTGCCAGCAGTCAGTGGGCCGCAGAAGAGATTAAACTTAATCCAAATAATAAGACAGCATTGATGTTTAATCATTTGGGTCGTTGGCCCGAACGCAACGAACAGTTTTGGACAGATATTGATCAATATTTAAACACAGTAGAGAAGTTAGAGTTCTATGGTGGAGAACCGCTGCTAATAGAACGTCACTACGATATATTAACTCGTGCAGTAGAGCTAGGGCGTAGCAAAGACATTACTGTTAGTTACAATACCAACGGCAGCATTTATCCTGAACATAGAATTGAACTGTGGAAGCAGTTTAAAAAGGTAGAGATATTCTTTAGCTTAGATGACGTAGGCGAGCGTTTTCACTATATACGTTACCCTGGGGACTTTGATGCTGTAGTGAATAATTTGAAATTATTTGCACAGTTGCCACCGGAGACTTTTGAATTAGGTATATTTCAAACGTTCAGCATATTCAATATTGCTACAATGACCGAGCTTACTGATTATTGCGCTGAACACTTGCCGGGTATACGCATACACTATAACATGGTGTTTACACCCAGCCATATATCGCCTAAAGTATTGCCTAAACGTATCAAGGAACGCATAAGTATAAAGTATCACAATGCGCCTGAATACGTACAAAAGACGCTTAACTTCATGAATGGTGAACACTATACAGTAGAAGATTGGCAGAACTTTTTAACTATTACTCGTCGTATAGATCAGCATAGACGCGAACAACTACCGGAAACATTTCCGGAATTATATGAATTAATTAAGAGAGATTGGGATGGAATACAGTAAAACCTTTTGTCCGTATCCGTGGATACACGTAATGACCCAGCCCACCGGCACAGTTAGTTGGTGCTGTGTTGCTCGCGACAATTTTAAAAACGATGACGGTACTATGTTTGATCTTAATCGCGGAGATAAGATTGAAACTGTGTGGAACAACAATCACATGCGTAAGATACGCAAACAGATGATTGAGGGCGAAACAGTAAAAGGCTGTGAACACTGCTACGATTTAGAAAAGATGGGCTTCCCTAGCTATCGCACTAACTATATACGCGACTGGTTTGAGTATAGTGGTCATGGCGAAAGTATCATGCAACGCATTGAGCGTAGCATTGACAACGACTATGTAGTAGAAGAAGCACCTATGTATTTGGACTTCCGCTTGGGTAATTTATGTAACCTAAAGTGTCGTATGTGCCAACCACAAAACAGTAGTCAGATTCAAAAGGAATACAAGCGCATAGAAGAAAACGATCCTATGGCTGCACAGTTTATTAAGGATCACTTTACTTGGGGTCAGTTTGCTGATCATATTACTCCATGGCAGGATGATCCAGACTTCCTACGTCAAGTAGAAGAGTGGTTACCCGGTGTTAACAAGCTATACTTTACCGGCGGCGAACCTACACTAATTGAACGCACATACTGGATCTTAGAAAAGTGTGTGGAATTGGGTATTGCACAAAACATTGAATTGGTGTTTAACAGCAACATGACCAACATTAAGCCACGCTTTATTAATCTAGTTGAACAATTTAAGAAAGTGTTAATGTGCTTTAGCGTAGATGCTTATGGCGAATTAAATGAATATATTCGCGGTGCTAGCCACTGGACGCAAACAGATGAAAACGTTCGTCGCTACTGTGCTAGTAAAGTAGTTGGTAGCTTGTTGTTTAGTCCTGTAATTCAAATATACAATATTCTAGATATTACAAAATTATTGGACTATTGCGAAAGCCTAGAACAAGAGTATAATCGAGAAATACACCTAACTTTCTTAATCTGTGATTATCCGCGCAGTCTAGACTTCCGTAACCTGCCAGATAGTGTACGTAGTGTAGCAGTGGAACGATTAGAAGCATGGATTCCTACCAGTAAGATTCTTGTAAAGCGCGAAAGCAACCTACAAGCAATTAACGCATTAATTCGCGCACTAAAAGAAAACCGACATGAGGATTGGGAACAGCAACTGGCCATATTTAAAAAATATACACAGATGTTGGACCGACAGCGTAATGAAAGCATGAGCAGTGCTATACCTGAGCTTTGGGAATTGATGTATGGGCGCAACAATTAAAAGAATACTGTGCTTTGGCGATAGCTTTGTAGCAGATTCAAGAAATTACTATGCTGGTGACACCGCCTATCAAGCGTGGACCAACAAGCACTGGGGTTCTAATATTAGCTGGATAGATGAGTTGTCTGATCAGCTTGATGCACCTGTTATGCATGTGGGCAGCCCGGGCACTGGCCCGTCTGATGTGTTTTGGCAATTGTCAAACTTCTTGTCTCGCAATAAATTAACAGAAACTGATTTAGTAATAATCACTTGGAGTCAGTATGCAAGATCCAAGGACGGGCTAGGCAAGCCATTGCGACACTATACAGATTACGATCCTATTAACGAATCTAAAATGCACGAAGCATCTAAGTTGTTTTTCATGCACATATACAATGACTATGAACGTTTTAATGCATACAATATGAGCGTGAATGCTGTTGACAATTTGTTAAAAGATGTTAAAAGTAAATTGTTCCATTTTTATTGTTTTGATACTGAGTTTGCTCAACAAGTGCCAGAACACATACAGTCGCGTGTGTACAAATTCCATGCTCCTGAAACGGGGCATTTATGCACAGAGTTTTACTTAAGTGGCATGTGTGCAAAGTATTACAAAGGCGATCTGCCGGACCATACCTGGTGGCGCCGTCCTGTAGGTGATGAACACCCTAATCATTTAGGCCCACTGGCCAATGCAGAATTGATTGAATATATAAGGGATAGACTATGATATTTGCAAATGGGTGCAGCCATACAGCAGGCAGTGAAAGTCCTCGCAACTATGTAGAATATATAGCTGAAGCATTAAACATGCAAGTAACAAATATTGCACACCCAGGCGGCGGAAATCACAGAATACTGCGAACAACAATGGAATGGTTGGAAACTAATCCCTCACCTGAGCTCGTGGTAATTGGCTGGAGCACACACGAGCGTTTTGAATTCTGTTTTGATGGCACAGTACAGGACTACACCCTAGACAAAACCAGCAGCAATCCTGACTTAGAAAAGTTCTATCGCTATGCTGATCTACACTTAGCTGATTGGAATTTTGGTCTAGAGTCTACACTGGTGTATCAATATAGCTTACAGTTATATTTGGAACAGCGCGAAATACCCTATGTCTATTGCAATATGTTTAACAGCATACCCAAAGACTGCCAGCATCCTGTGTGGCTAGCAATGAATAAGAATAAGTACTACATGCCACACAGCGGAATTATTGAAAAATATTTAGGTATTATGCCCAGTCATTTTTCCAATACCAAACATGCTGACTCGGTGGTACACAAATATATAGCAAATGAATTATTAGGATTCATGCAAGCAGAGAGGATAGCAGTATATGCTTAAGAGCGTATTGCCTAAGGTATTATTTGTAGCAGCCATAGTTGGCATTATTGCAGCAGGCAATTACTTCTTTAAGGAAGATCCGGCCACTGTAGTAGCAGCCGCAAAACCAGCTACAGCAGAAGCGGAACCACAGGAACCCAGCGATGAACCAGCAGAATAAAGACAATAAACAATTTGTTGATGGACACGGTGATGTACATCCAGCGTCAGATAATACAACAGATGTTAACTTAGAACTCACAGAAGCCGAAGAAGCAGAGCTTAAAAAGAAGCTAGAAGAACTACGCAAGCGCGACCCATTTATTTACAGATAATATCATGAGAATTCTAGGCATCAGTAGCATGTTTCACGATGCTAGTGTAGCAGTAGTAGAAGATGGTAAAATTCTTTTTGCTGCTCACGCGGAGCGTTACAGTGGCGATAAAAACGATAGATTTTTAAACCGCAAACTAATTGCGGATGCACTGCAATTTGGCAGACCAGACGCTATCGCATATCACGAAACTAATTGGCTTAAAAAACTACGACTAATTCGTGCTGGTAACTGGAGCGCACTCAAAGAGCCCAGCCAACAGCAATGGGTACGAGACTTTTATCCAGAACTATCATATCAGATCATCGGAGACGAGATTGGTCTTGTTCCCACATTCCAATATTTGCATCATGAAACGCATGCCGCTGCTGGCGTACTAACATCAGAGTTCGACGAATGTGCAGTTATGGTGTTGGACGCTATTGGCGAGTTTGATACTGCTAGTATCTGGAGTTGGCGCAATGGTAAGTTAAAGAAAAAGCACAGCACAAAGTTTCCCAGCAGTCTAGGTTTATTCTACAGTGCAGTTACACACTATGTTGGGCTTAAGCCCAACGAAGATGAATATATCTTAATGGGCATGGCAGCATACGGTAATCCTGTAAAAGCGTCACAGCTGGCTAACATTATGTCCAGTAGATACTTTAAGCATACACACCCTCATACCAATCCACGCGAGTCAATTGTAGGCAAATGTAATCTACAGCGTGGTTTAATTCCCGGTGAGCTAGAAGGCTACGACGAGTTTACTATTGCTATGGCAGCGCAGATGGTAGTTGAAGATCGTATTTTATCTTATGCACGTTATGCTGCCACTGAAGTTGGCACGGATAATCTTGTGTTCATGGGCGGGGTTGCACTTAACTGTGTAGCCAACAGCCGTTTGTTTGAAATATTTAAAAATATTCATATCATGCCTAATCCAGGCGATGCTGGCAGTAGCTTAGGCGCGGCAGCATTACACTACTATAATATTACAGCTAAAAGAGTAGAATGGCAGGGTCCTTATTTGGGTTACAATATTCCAGGTAAGTATCCTGTAAAGAAAGCACTACAATCTTTAGAGCGTGGTGAAATCTTTGGGATAGCAAACGGTCGGGCTGAATTTGGTCCCAGAGCACTGGGTAACCGTAGCCTATTAGCAGACCCACGAGGAGGTGATATTAAAGACAGGATGAACGCCATTAAACAGCGTCAGAAGTTCCGTCCGTTTGCTCCCGTCATACTAGAAGAACACGCACACAATTACTTTGATATGCCTACACCAGATAGCAGTAGCCCGTATATGCAGTTTGTTGCTCGTTGCCGTCACCCAGATCTATTTCCTGCTATTATTCACGCAGACGGTACTAGCCGTGTACAAACAGTAAACAAAACACAGCATCCAGGACTATACGAACTACTAACTAAGTTTTATAATAAAACTGGTTGTCCAATGCTGGTTAATACCAGTCTTAATATCAAAGGCCAACCTATTGTTAACACAGTTGCCGATGCAGAAGCATTTGCAGCCTATTACGGTGTAAAGGTACACACTGCGGATTAACATGTTTGATGTTTACTACATTGGTGAAAACACAAAGCTAAAAGAGGCGTTGCCGTTCGCAACACCTGTAACTGCCAACGACAGCATTAATTCACGTACTAAGATGTATTGGCTAGTAGAACCAAACATTGAAATTACGGATCTAACTGTTTTTGAATACCGTCCACCGGATCATGATCAAGTATACGAGCATGTATGGAAGTGGAGTAGCAAGAACTATGGTGGTGTTAAACTATTACCACGTGTAAGTGCTAAAGGCACCAAAGAGATTAATCGTGTAGTGTGTCGCAAGAGCTTTGACATACTGCATACACCTACACCACTGGATTACTTTAATACACACCCATACGCTACTCACGTATGGTGTGTTGATCCTGAGTATAAACTAAACAGCGACATTGACTGGGCACCAGATAACTTTGAGCCTACGTTTATTCACAGCTTCCACTTACGTGATCAGCTGGAACACAAGTACCCTGAAAAAGAAGGCGGTATCAAGCTATATCCACGTGATTGGCAATCTGCTAAAATTAAATATCACACATTCCTAGATGCTGGGATTGAATATCCTGTTCTGCGAGTTACTAGTGTCGAAGATTATGCACAGCGTGACATTTTTGATGATGAATACGTGTGGTTGATAGACCGAGAACACAGTATCAATCCCAGCACATTAGATTGGGTACCTAATCCGTTTGAACGCAAATACGTACACAGCTTTCGCATGCCCTATCAGTTGGGCGAGAAGTATCCACAAGCAATGGGCGGCATACGCTTAGTACCACGCAATTGGAAATCTGCAGAACTAAAGATACATCCTAGTTGTCCAGTTAAGGATGAAAAGTATGATGTGTTTTATATTAGCGATGATGAGTTCAACGAAGAAACATACGCAGACCTAGCTAACCGTAGCAAGACTGATTGGTTCTGGGTAGTGGACAGAGAATACGACTTTAACGGTGAACTATTGTACGTTCCTGCTGCCCACGAGCAAGAATACATACATGTGTTTAAAGTTCCTGGTATGCTAGAAGAGCGTTATCCAGTTACAGCAACACAACCATGGGACAACCGTTGTGGTGGTGTGCGTTTGGTTAATAAGAACTTTGATATGACCAAACACAAGTATCAGCCCAATGTAGTGCCTGTACGTTACGATATCTTTTACGCAAATAATGTAAAGCAGTTTGAAACTTACGCACGTAAAAGCACAACCAAAATGTTTTGGGTAATTGACAGCGAGTATCAACTACGCAACGACTTTAAGGTGGTAGTGCCCAAGCATGAGCAGAAGTATATACTCAACTATCAAGTTAACAATCAACTGCGCCACAAGTATCCTGAAAAGGAAGGCGGCGTTTATCTTGTACCACGCAACTATGACAGCCAAACACAAATAAAATACAAGGGTTCGTTGCAATCTGAGTTCAAACGATTCCCTGTAATACGTGTAGACAGCGTAGATGACTTGAGCAAGGTAACTGAAGACTGCTGGCTAGTAGATAAAGAATATCAAATCAGCAGCGACATTGACTGGGCACCTAACAGCTTTGAGCGTAGCAGTATACACACATTCCACGTACCTGGCCAACTACAACACAAGTACCCAGAAGAAATGGGTGGTGTTCGTTGGGTACCACTGGACTGGGATGGCAACTATGTAATACACAACGATGCAGTAACAACTAACCTAGTATATCCTGTACTGCGAGTCGGCAATGTTGAAGACCTATCTGTGGTTAAAAATGATTGTTGGCTAATTGACAAGGGCTACGAAGTAGACGAAACTATTGATTGGAATCCTCCGTACTTCCAACGTGAAGCTATACATGTGTTTCATGTAGCCAATCAGTTACGCGATAAGTATCCTGCTGAAATGGGTGGTATGCGTTGGGTTCCTGCTAAGTGGAATGGCGAGTATGTAATACACAAAGAATATCTGCGAGTAGAAAAGCAGTATCCTGTATACTTTGCAGACGATCCTACAGTAGCACCCGACACTTATGAAAACTGTTGGGTAGCAGACTCGCTGTATAGAATCAAGCCACCTATTAACTGGGTACCACCAGAATACGATCGTGACAAGATACATGTGTTCCATGTGTATGGTCAGTTAACCAGCAAGTATACTGAAAGCATGGGCGGCCTTTATTGGTATCCAGCTGATCGTAGCAATGCACAGCTTAAAGTTCAAGACAAGCCGTTATTGTTAACTGGCAATGGGTATCCTGTATACTTTGTAGACGATCCTAAAGATTTTAGCACTGTTACAGAAGACTGCTGGTTAGTAGATAAAGAATATGTATTGAATGAAAACATTTCAGTAATACCATGGCAGAACGAAACAGAAAAGAACATGGTACATGTATACCAAGTTAGAGGACAGCTAGAGCACAAGTATCCAGAAGCAATGGGTGGTGTGTACTGGGTTCCTGCAAACTGGCGCGGCGCCAAAACTAAGATACATGATATCACACCATTTGGTGACAACCTAACATTTGATGTATACCCCGATGAAGAAACAGGACGAGCTAAAGCTACTACCGGTTGGTTCTGGGTAGTAGATCCTAACGTAGAACTATTGCCTGACTTTAAGCTAGATTATGTACCTAAGGTTTGGGACGCTGGTAAGACACACGTATGGCAAAAACTAAATCCTGTTACCGGACGTCAATACGACTATGCTGGCGTTATGCTATGCCCTAAGGTACCACAAGCCAAAGGACGCCCTAAGTACATTCGCGAAGCCGCGTGTACACAAAAAGAGTTTCCTGTATTTTATTTAGATCCACAACTTGATATCGTTGAACAACTTACACACATAGACAGTACTGTGACGAATTCCATGTATTGGGTTGTGGATCCTTTTACACAAGTAAATGATACGTTTAAGTTTGATTACTATCCTACACAATGGGATCAACAAAACGTTCATGTGTTTGCTGATGAAGATGGCGCATATAGAAATATACGACTGTATCCTCGGGGAACATTTGCTAAGACATATACACTAGAAGATATAGCCAATAACAGTTTTGACAAGCTAAAGCAAATAAATACTGTAGGTAGCTTGCGTCCACGTTGGCCAGTAGTACATCTCAGTGATGTCACAAAAGCTGAACTGGTGAATGCTCTACAGGAATCCGTTAATCAGGGGATACCATTCCTGTGGACTGTCGACCCTGATGTTAGTGTAGATACTAGCGTTCTGGACGCAGGTTACCTTCCATCACTAACTGATATTGATCGTGTGCATGTATGGCAGCGTTTAAATCCGCACACTGGTAAAACACACAGCTACGGCGGATTAAGATTATGGCCAACTGCTCGCGACTACAGAGAAGTAACCACAGACAGCTTACGTCTAAATAAGATCAAAAATATACAATATGTAAAAGCACCTGGCTCAACTTATAAACCTTACGATATTGTGTTCCTATCTTACCACGAACCGGGTGCTGAGAACACATATAAGCGTCTTACAGCACGTTTCCCTGCTACCTGGGTAAAAGATATAGCAGGTATATTTGAAGCGCACAAAGAGGCTGCTAGTAGCGTTAACAGCAAGATGTTTTGGGTAGTAGATGCTGATGCATGGATTGAAGATACATTTAACTTTGATTACATACCAGACGTTTACGACCAAGAAGTAGTACACGTTTGGGCTAGCCGTAACCCAGTAACTGGACAAGAATATGGTTATGGTGGTGTTAAACTGTTCAATCGCGAACAAGTACTTGACGCTACGAGTTGGGGATTAGACTTTACCACAGGACTAAGTACCAGATTCAAATCAATGCCCGAAGTAAGTTGTATAACTAAATTTAACAGCGACGGTTATAGCACATGGCGTAGTGCATTCCGAGAGTGTGTTAAGCTCGCACTAAAGGATGATACTGAGAGTCAAGAAAGATTAGAGGGCTGGTTACAACCTCTACCAACAGCTTTCTTTAGACAAGAAGCTATACGAGGCGCAGAAGAAGGTCGTGCTTATGCACAGGCTAACCGCAATGACGTAGAAGCATTATCAAGGATAAACGATTATGAGTGGCTGCGAGATAGATACAATCAACATTAATACCTGGGCAAAGGTGGAAGCATACATTGACAGCGAAAGCAGTTTTGTTGCTATGCCTCCCAGCTATTTCGAACGTGCCATCTATGGTGGCTATCCTAGAGATGCATTCAGCAAAGGACAGCTAGCCAGTAAGAGCTGGTTGCTGGAAAAGCTATTCAAAGCCAGTGAGTATAACAAAACATATACTGTAGCACTACTGGGTTGTTGGGTAGGCAGCATTGTACAGCCCTTGTTTAATATCGCAGACATTGAACGTGTATACGGTATTGATGTTAGTCCAGATGCTATCAACTTAGCTGAACGTTTCAATCAGCGTTATGTACAAGATGGTTGGAAGTTTAAAGGTGTTGTTGCTGATGCAAGCACACTATGCACCAGCAACATGTTATTTGAAACTGGTGGAGAGTTGATCCAAACTACACCTGATATTGTTATCAATACCAGTTGCGAACACATGGACACACATTGGTTTGAAACAGCTGATAGCAGCCAACTAATTGCTATGCAGACCAACGACAGCGAAGGCTATATGGGTCATATCAACACTTGCAAGAGCATTGAAGAAATGTTTAGCAAGTATCCTATGCATAAAAGAATGTACGCAGGCATTATGCGAACACCTGCGTACACAAGATTTATGCAGATTGGTTATCGTTAAAAACGGTAGCCTAGTGCTACTGTATAGGATGGATCCTTTGTAGCATTAGTAACTGATAGCAGTACGTTTGTATTTGGGTTCAACCATGCACCTGCGTTAAGCGATACTGCGGCACCATCCTTATTTAAACGATTAACACCTTTAACTGATGTAAATGTTCCGCCTGTGGATACACGCACATCATTGCCGCTTGAGTAAAAGTAGCGCAAGTATTCTACATCAGCACCATAAAAGAATCGTGTACCCTTGTAAGTAATCCAATCAAAATAACCAAGCGTAGCAACAAGGTTAGCTGAATTGTAATGCTGATCGGCTACACGCAAATTAACATCCGCGCCTTGTTCAAGGAAGCCCTTTACCACAGTGCTGTTATAGCGTGAACCAATGCTGTAGCTAAACTTACCTAGTTCATCCTTATAGGATAGTTCTGCACCAAATGTATCAGCAGTGGTGTTACTACGAGCAGTACCAAAGAACTCAGAATCGATACTACCAGCTAGTTTGCTATGACTATAACCAAACATTGTAAACAGTTTACCACGATTAGCATAAAAGCCAATAGCATCAGTATCACCAGTAAATACGCTTGTAGGAGATACGTTTGATGACTTAGCGTTTAGCACAGTAAGTCCTGCGTCCCGGCCTCCAAATGTACCACCTACTGTGGTTACACCATTATTGTATGTGCTAAACACACGAGCGTTATTAGTATTCCAGCGACTGTAGTAGAACAAGTCTGTATACGCACGATTAGCCAGTGCTGCCATTGTTGTGTATGTTGATGGCTTACGAGTAAAGTCGTCAAGCATAATATCATACAAACCAGGAACAGTACCCGCTGGCGGATCTAGTACTTGGTACATTGTAGCAGTACCAGTATCAGTGCCTTCATCAAACTTATACGCAATAAAGTCGTAGTCCCATTTGCCGTCAATCTCTACAGGATAAAGAGCGCCGTGTGCTTGTCCCTTTGGACCGCCTCCAACTTTGGGAAAGTTGTCAACGAGCTTGAACTTACCACCTTCGTTAATTAGCACGTAGGTGTTATAGTTACTGTCAACAATGTCAGGCTTACCGTCCTTGTTAAAGTCTACTACAGTAAGTAGACCTTCGCCATTCCACCATGGCGTACCATTGCCAAGTTCGTATTTGGTGTTGTTATTAACATCTTTGGTTACATCAACAAACGAAGTGCCGTTAACGTTTTTAAAGATTTGCACCATACGCCCTACGTAGTATGGATTGCTTTGTGTGCTGGCTAATGCAATATCGATCTTACCGTCGCCGTCAAAGTCAATTGCTACAATATCGTTGGCACGACCATTAGCGCCATACCAGTTAGCAGGTAGCTCACTGGGTTTACGTACACGCCAATCATTTTTGCCGTCATTGTAGTATACCATACCGGCGCTGTTTTTAACATAGCCAAAGTGTTCTGCATTACCGGGATTGGCCCAACCCACTGCAACATCGCCTTTACCATCACCGTCAAAATCTGCAATAGTAGCGGTAGACGCCCAAAGATTAATGGATTGGTTTTGTTGTAGGATTGGCATAGTTGGGAAATTAGTATTTGTTGTAAAGTTTCCCTTGCCGTCGTTTAATAGCATTACCCATGGCAATGGCTGATTGCAAATACTACACGGATCTTTTGAACCATCTAACTTGTAGCCAGCCTTGGTAGTACCAAACAGTGGAACAAAGATATCGATGCTTTTATTGCCGTCAACATCACCGCTGGCTAGGTCGTGTACAAACGTAGGACCAATATGCGGCTGTTTAAAGAATTCTGTAGGCAGTGTATTGCTGGCATTTTGTAGTGCGCCACCTTTGCTAAGATATAACAGCGTAGGCCAAAAGAAATCAGAACGACCGTCACCGTCTAGATCAGCTACAACTGGATGTCGGATTAGACTCTTGTAGTAACCACATTGGTTGTTAATGTCTGCACTACCTAATTGATTACCCGATGCAATGCAACCAAACTTGCCATCTGCAAATGATTCTGGTGACAGTTTAAAGTGACCTTTACCGTCATTGATAAATGGTAGCAGTCTAGACTTTGGTGCATCATCGCGAGCACCTTGAATATACTCTACAGCATAAAAGTCTTTGTGTCCGTCGCCGTTAATATCAGCTTCGTAAATTTGATAACTAGGTTCCCAGACACCTGCACGGATTGGTTCGTTTGGATCTTCAAACGCACCTGTATGCTTTCCTTTTACAGTAGCAGTAAAGAAACCAAAATCGGCGATCTTGTATTTGTCAGTACGATCAAAATTTGTGCTAGGCTGAAAAGAACTAACAGAATATGTTACTTCAGTATCGCCGTACTTGGCTAGGGTTTCTTTAAATGTAATAGGTTCAAACTTAATCCTATTATCGGTTTCAACTGGGGCAGGTGCAGAAGTAGGCGCTGCCACCGGTGGAACAGTAACAGACGAATTAGTGTTAACTGTACCTCCACCTCCTGCGCATGCAGTAAGAAGAACAGAACTAAGAATTACAGCTTGTGTTCGCATTTAGATATCCAAGTGTTGTTTTGCGTTAATGATATAATCGTTGATGCGCTTGCCACCAATTGGGTTGAGCGAATGCACAGCATAAGCAGGAAACTTAAGTCCGTTATCTGCACAATAGTCAACAAGCCACTTAGCACAATCGTATCCGGTCTTTTCAGGACCATAGTCAACAGTGATATTCATTCCTACATTATCATCGTCTCCAGGCATCCAAATTGTAAACTTGTTATCAGCGGATTGGTTTTCCTTTAGCATGGCTGCATAATGTGCATCAGCTAGATCATGATCGAATGTAACGTAAGCAGGTAAACCTTTTTGTGTAACATGCTGTACAAATTGGTCGTAGTTGCGAACAACTTCGTATATGCGGTCACGTGGAATGTTTACCCAAGTAACTTGATTTGGGTTACGCTCATCGTCTAGGAAAAGGTAATAGCTCATATTATTAGTATAACACAAACAAGGTTTTTGTCAAGTATTAAACCAAAAAAAAAGGTGCCCGGAGGCACCTTATAAGGGTTTAATTATCAAAGAACTTATTCAAATATTCTGCGCTTTGTTCATCTAGTTTTGATTGAACTTTACTTAAATCGATCACAATCTCAATAACATCAATTGGTTCTTTAATGTTTAGTTTTCGAATGCTTTCGTCTATGTGTTTGTAGCTAATGCCTCTTTTTATAATTTTTTTATCTAATTGGTATCTAGTACCGTTGGTAGAAGTTACGAATACAGAATACAAAAACTCGCCAGGTATTTCAGATGGGTCTATACTTGAAAGGATCTTTTGTGTTTTTTCTGTGTTAGAACCAGAGTTTTTTCCCAACAGTACCACACGTGGTACATGAGACACAAAGGACTCCTTTTAGTTTGTTTTAGCCTTCTTTGGCCTGCCTGGGCCACGCAACGTTGGATCTAGCTTGTAGGCTTCAGCTTTCTTTGCTTCTGCTTCTGCTAGTAGTTGTTTAGCATCATCTTCCATAAGCTGAGCCTGTGCAAGAAGATTTTTTGCTACACCACTTTCGCTGGTGTCTTCGGCTTCGTTGGCTAGTGTGCCTTCGACTTCCTTTGTTGTAACTCGTACTTGCTCGGTAGGTTGCTCGGTCTTTGGTGGTACATAGCCACCATCAATCTTGCGAATTTCTACATTTACATCTGCTAGTGGAATACTTTGACCTGGGATAGGTGTTAGACTTACATGGCTAACAGGTACCTTCTGAAGCTTTTTTGCATAGTGTAGTGTACTAAGCATGTTACTTCCGTCAGTGAACTGTCTACGATGTAGCACTTGACTAATATCATTAGATGTTTGAGCTTCAGCACTTTGAATAACATTCATTAGGTCATCGTGCTGTCTACTATCTAGGTTGTCTGTTTGAACAATCAAACAGTACTCTTGTTCGCCGGGAAGTTCGCGGAAGACAACCACACAAGGTTTTTCTCCAAACTTACCAACGTGTTTCATTAATGTAGCCATAAAGTATCCTCTTATTCGGCAGATTCTGCACTTTGCTCAGCTGATTCCTTAGCAGCCTGTTGCTGGGCCGCAATGAATGATAGGAATGCATTGAGCTTATCAAAAATAGCGCCTACCTGTGTAAGTTCTGCACCGCGGAAAGCACCACGTGAACTTGCTAGATCAACAATCTGTAGCAGTACTTGTAGGTCCTGTAGACTAATTGATTCTGGTGTAGCAGTGGTTTCTGCTTCAGCAGTTACTTTTTCTTGAACTTTGTTCTTTGCCATATTAAACTCCTTTGATGTTCAAATTATAATAGTATTTAACGAATGATTTTATTCTTCGCCGGAATATTGGCGCAACAATTGAGTTACATTTTCTTTGTCAATTGGGCTCTCAAAGTAGATTGTATTCTTATTGCCCAGACTGCGAACATAGTACAAACGTTCAGCGTTAACATCTAAGTAGTCTAGCAATTCGTCAAATAAGTCTGACGAGATACCGATAACATGTTTACGATTCTTGATCATATTAACCATAGTTTCGGTACCCTTGAGTAGCTCAAACTCAACTTGGTCTAGTTGTCTCGAATCCATAATAACCACCTCTAATTAATCCCTACTGTAAGGTACAGTAATACCAAACGGTGAAGTTGGAACTTGGTCACCCTTACCACCGTGTACAATAAACAGCGTATCGCAGTAAGTTTCGTCGCCCCATGAACCCCATGGATATCCATCTGTAAACATGATGAACTTCTTAGGAACGATACCTTCTTCCTTCATATAGTTGAAGCAACAGTCAAAGTCAGTACCGCCACCACCAACAAGCTCATAAGTAAGCAAGTCATTTGCAGTGTCTGCGGTAATCTTAACTGGGTTATGCACACTAGTATCAAAGCAGAACAAGTGAATGTTAAAGTCATTGTACTGACTCATGATGCCGTGGATTTCGCTAAGGAAGTCTGTGGACATCTCATCGCTGATTGAGCCAGACAAGTCTAGTGCAATAGCAACATCAATTGTCTGCTCCCGATCCATACCAGGCAAGTAGAAGCCAGCGTCTAGTCCCTTACGGCTAGGACGCATATAAGTATAGTCACTCTTAATAACGCTCTGGATCTGCATTGGCAACAGCTCGCGCCAGCTCAACTGTGGGTTGAGCAACTTATTAATTAGGCGCTTAACACCACCAGGCAAGTTACCAGCACCGCCTGATACCTTAGCACTTTGCATAACAGCATTCTGGAATTCTTCCTTAATGCGTTGCTTCTCTTCCTTGCTGTAACGAACAGGACCCTTAGTGCCGTCATTCTTGTCGTCACCTTCGCCGTCACCGGAGCCATCGTCATCGCCATCGTCATCGCGATCCAAGTGGATATCAAACGTATCCAAGTTAATTACGCGACCATCCTTTTCGGCTTGGGCAAACAAGTCGTCGTAAATTTCTTCCCAAAACTTACCGCGGTACTTGTAATCAAAACAGATATCAACAATCTTAATCTTCTCACCAATCTGAGCTTCAATAAGATCGCCGTTAATAACAAAGTCCTGCGCAATATTAGCAAGACGCGGATCGCGACTTCCCAAACGCGACTTATCCATGTGGTCGTAAACACAGTGGAGAACTTCGTGTCCCATCAGGAACACAACTTCACCGTCGCCTAGAGCATCGATAAAGTTTCGATTGTAGTAGAAGTAACGTCCATCTGTAGCGGCAGTAGGACACCATTCTGTAGCATCCTTAAAGCGAAGCCGTGTAGCCAAGTTACCAAAGAATGGTGCGTTAATTAGCATATTAACGCGAGCGCGAATTAGAACATCTTCAATTTGCGCGGACGTCTTCTTAGTCTCCGGAATGGGTCGAAGTGTTTTAGAAGCTCGCTTATCAGTACTGGTGCTCATATATCCATCCTTTCACTATACTTATATTATACACGAAAACAGGGTAATGTCAACTGGTAAATGTGGCAAAAAACCCACAGTAAATCAACAGTTTAGCAAATAAAAAGTCCCCCTACTTTGCAGTAGAGGGACTCGAAAAGCGCCACAGGAGTGATGTAGGATGTGGCGCTTTTCTGAACTTATACCAAGTACTTGGTATACCGCTCGCTGAACACCTTGTACAGATCCTGCTCAAGATCGGTGCGGATGTTAAACTTGATACCGTAGTCGGTCATGATAGTCTTGAAGAACAAGATAACCATTTCTGCTTCAAAGTTATCGTAAGCAAAACGTACAGCATTGTTGAATGAATCCTTAAACGGACCCTTGGTACCGTTCTCCTTGTACATCTGATTGATCTCATACGTAAGACCAACAACCAGACTGTACTTGGCGGAAATTTCCTGGTTGAGCTTGTTATCCAGCTTCTTCACCTTGCCAGCAAGAACATCTTCCGGCTTGGGCAAGTGGCTAGCAATTCGACGATGCTCAACAAACTTACCTGCCATACCCTCGCCAACAGCACCGGCAACTTCTGCCTTCTGTTCAAACGTGTCTACAGTTTCGAAGCCCGGAGTAAACAGGATTTCGCTAACATATGACCACGAACGCGGAGTAGCGAACGCTTGTGAACTAGTCTTAGGATCAAAGTCGAACAAGTCCTGCTTGGCGTAGGAAAGGTAACCAATAACGTCTGGATGGATTTCGTTGTTGATAGCCCAACGCTGCCAGTCGCCAAAGTCTACTGCCATGTTAATGTGACGGAAGCGGTTAGCCAGCGGAGCCGGCATACGGAACGTAACACCGCGGTCAGTTTCGCGGTTACCTGCGGCAACAATCTTAACGTTCTTAGGAAGAACATACTGACCGATGCGACGGTTAAGTACCAGCTGATAAGCCGCCGCCTGCACACTAGGAGGAGCACTATTAAGCTCGTCTAGGAACAGGATAACAGTATCGTACTGAGCCGCAACTGCTTCGCTGGGGAGATCCTGCGGAGGTGACCAATCCATTGTATTGGTCTCTGGGTTCCGGAAGGGGTAACCACGCAAGTCGGTGGGTTCAAGCAGAGCAAGACGCAAGTCAATAACTAGCGTACTACCGAGGGCACCGCTGTCTGCAATACCCTGCACAAGTTCACTCTTACCAATACCCGGAGGCCCCCAGATAAACAAGGGACGATTAGCCATCATTGCCCGCAGTGCAATAGTTGACACCTGGGACGGCTTAACACTCAAAGTATCCATTTTACATCACTCCTTAAAAACAAACTCTATGCTGTTATAATAGCATATTGCTAAACTTTGTCAACCGGTATTTTTAATTTTTTTCCAGTGCGGCCTGCGATAGCCCAACTTCAATCTCTTCGCGCTCATGTACAGCGAAGTTATTAAGCTTCTTTGCCTTAGTGATTACGTAGTCACCGTCCTTGTATTCAGTAGAGACTGAATAGCACTCTTCTAGAAAGTCTTCTAGTAGATTCAGCGGGACTACCAAGTCTCCGTAGAAACTAATTCGCGCAAATTTGTTTGAAGTTCGTTTCATCTTCACCCCACAAAGACCCAATAAAGTGTCAACGGAATCGCATACGCCGCAAAAACATACGCAACCATCTTTAGCACATCTTTAGTTATAAAGTTCATGCTCATCTCCTTAATCCAAACGCGAACCAGCGTAAGCGGTAAAGCCGTACTTCTTGAACACTGCCGCGGCAGCATCTGCACCAGCCTCCAGCGTATCTACGTTCTGTACCATCATCTTGCTGGGGTTCCACATCTGCAAGCCACCGCTGTAGCTCTTGCGAATGCCCTGAGCGGCAAGCGCCTTGCCCAGCTTGGTGTTACCCTTAACATTAAAAATCTCAACCCAGGCAAAGCCACAAGCATACTGATCCTTACCGCCCAAACGCTCTTGGAAGAACTTAGCGGCAGCGGCCTTAGCAGCCTGCTCTGCTTCTGCAACAATCTGGGGAACCATTTCGGGGGAAACTGCAACAGTCATTTCAAACTCCTTATTTCTCATCCTACATATACATTATAGCAAATTTTGGTCTGTTGTCAACCGGTTTATCGACGATTTCTTTCGGGTTTTTCCGCGAAAGTTTCCTCGTTAATGTATACTTTATTTCCGGTAACTTCCTCGTAAACCATAGCTTCTTCCATTAGGTTTCCGAGGTCAACGTTCCAGCCAATTAGCGTACCGTTGTGATTGCGAGCAACAAAAGCAGTCATTTAACGCTCCTTATTTCTCATCCTACATATGTAGTATAGCATCTTTAGGAAAAAGGTCAACCACTAAAATGTGGCGTTTTTACAACAGAAAAAAACCTATATAAATCAATAACTTAGCGAATCTCTATATAAATCAAAGACTTAGCTAAATATTGATATGAAAAATCTAATATATACACTTCTAGCCCTAGTGGCACTAACATCACCTGTTCACGCACAGGAAAAAGATGAGGGCAAAATCTCGCTAGGCGGGATACTTATAAACACTGATGGCTTTACAATTGACACAGCCGGTGAAAAAGTTTTCCAGAAAGAACGCTTTCAATACATTGTTAACGGATCATATACACACCAAGAAAGTCCTGATGGTACTGTTAAGATGAGCAGAGGCTTTGGCGGTGCAAAGGCAAATTATGCGCTAGCACAGAAGCATTATGTGTTCATGGAGACACGTTACGACTATAACAAATTTAGAAACGATCCGGAGCAGTTTGTAGCAGCCCCCGGCTATGGATATAAGATAGCAAGAACTAAAAACTTTCGTGCCAGCAATGAAATATCAGCTGGTGTAATTTTTAGACGCAGTGACTGGGAACCTGTTTTAAGAAATAGCTTATGGGTAAAATATACTTTTGCACCCAACACATCCATCAGCAACAAACTTCTAGTAGAGCGAAGCAGCGAAACATTTATTCGCAACATACTAGAAATTGAATATAACATTTCAAAGAATGTTACCTTTGGACTTAAGAACCAAGTTGTACACGATCCACGAGTTGAAAGTGTAACTAGCTTTAACTTGGGTCTAAATTTTTAAGTCAAAAGGAAAGGGGCAGAACGCCCCTTTCCAGCCTTATTTACGTTTTAGGAGAACAGTAAAGGCTTAGACAAGGCCTGCGGCGAGTGCCTTGTAACCGGCTGCAACAACAGCGCGGCTTGGGGTGCCTAGACGATAGAAAGTCTTAGTGCGACCCTTTGTATCAGTGTGCTGGTTTGCATAGATTGCGAAACCCTTCATGCGAAGTGCTGATACGGTTGAACGGGCATTACCTACGCCAAACTGGCTTTCAATTTGTGCGGCAGTAAGACCACGGTTATTAGCCTTAAGTGCTTCGAGCACACGGGCTTCCTTAGTTGTCGTATTTGACATATGTTTTTCCTCTTAGTTAACATATTGTTAGAATTACTCTAACTATATAACTATAGCATAAAACAAATTAATGTCAACCGGTATTTTAAATATTTTTATTCAAGTTGGCCAGATCTAATGCTTCTTTGATCTTATCTTCGATCATCGATAGCAGTACATCATTATCTTTTGCAACATGATATACAATACGCTTTTGAAGATCGTTACAACGATCCATCAGCCTTTCCAACTTGGTTGGTTGGTTTAGCACTGGCGAATAATCAACCTTAAGATGGTTCATTGGTACGTATACTGGCTCATTGGGGATATTATCAAAGTTAAAAGTGATAGTATCAAAATTGTAGAATTGATTGAATGCAGGCACAGTGAAGCCCTGCTGATCAACCCTATCTTTTCGAACCTCTTCTTTTCTTTTTTCCGTTGGGAAACTTAGAATGTTGTCGTTGTCGTTCATGTTAGATAATCCTTCCAGCTTGGGTGGCGCAAGTCAAACGGCAGGCTCTTACGAATCTGCGCAAGTTCGTAATAGGTTGGCTTATATGGCTCACGACGTGGCTTCATGTGCATGTCACTGCCCTTCTTGCTATTGCAAGGTCCACATGCCGCAACAATGTTTTCCCATGAAGTCTTACCGCCTCGACTAATTGGCAGCACGTGGTCCATGGTTACAGTATTTGTACCAACATGTGTTTCGCAATACTGACATGTGAAACGGTCACGTAGTGTTACGTTATACTTGCTGAAGCGAGGATACTTTTTATTCTTTACATAATCCTTGACCATCATAACCGCAGGTACACGAGTTTCCCAGCTAGTGCTGCGAACGATCCAGTCGTCGTACCACTCGAGAACATGTACTCTGTCCAGCCATAGGTACTTAATGGCTTCCTGCCATCCTACTGCGCTTAATGGTAAGATGCTAATTGGTTGTGCATCTTTGTTTAAAAGTAGTGTATCCATTTTTCTTACATATAATCTATAAATCTATTTAGGTCTTGACCGTTAAGTCTAAACCAAGCGGCATCTTCGTGACTATAGAAAGTTACTATCTGCCTACCTAAATAATACGGCCATTTCATGCTTTTGTCAAGTACTACATACGCCTTATTAAGAATTTTTTCTTCGTGGTTGTACTTGTAAAAATCATAGTGTTTTGAGAGCAACTTATTACCAAAACCGGTTAGTCTCAATCCATATGGACGATCATTTATTTTGCGATAATTTTCAAAAAGCATTCTAAACTGTTCATCTTCGCTGAACGCACGATTGTCACCTAGTGCTTTTTGACAGTGGGCATCAATGTCTACTTTTAGTTTGGATAAGATTTGAATATGCATATTCATTGTTCTTGGTCCTCTCTAAAATATTTATTTAGGCATTCCTAAATATAAAGTATGCACTTCTCCGAAATTTATTTTCAGCTACTGCATCACCAGTGCTGTGAAAAATCTTTCTAGGATCTGCACACAAATATCCTGTGTTTGGCTTGAACTTAAACTGTAGCGTTGGATCGCCATTGTTGTAGAAGACAGTTCCAGTATTCTCATCTGCTGTTGATGGCAAATAAATTTGCATACTACCACACACCATATCGTTATCAACGTGCATGCCCATATGATGACCTGCTTCCTCTTGCCAAATTCTTCCTACGTAGTGATCAAAATTTGTGCCTAGTTTTGCGTTAACAGCATCGAGGAATAGTTGATACTCTGTACTAGATTTATCTAGCTCAAAAGGCCAATCCTTTTTATTCATTGAATAACTGGTTACTACATGTTCAGGATCAGTAGCATATACCTCGTTGATGTTGTTTAAGTCTTCATCAGAAAAACAATCTGACAAGCGAACCAGCTTTACACCGTCCACTACAAATAGTGTTCCTTCAAATACACTTTTAGTTAAGCTCAGAAAGTTCATCTTCGTTAACAATAGTTCCAGCTGTTAGTTTAACTACTTTGAAATCAGTGGTTTTAAAAATCTTGTTTAATCGTTCAGCGAGATTAAATGCATGACCAGGGTTACTAAAGGAAACCTTTTTGTACTTGGGTCCGGGGTAACTTACTAGCGTATTTAAAGTGCGAAGATTAATAGGGTCGCCCTTATAAAAGACGCTGTAAATTGCTTCGGCGCTAAGAACTTGTTCTGCTTTGTAATTGCTCTTGTTGACAACTTCCAGCAGGATTGAGGGTTTTGGTCTACTCATATGTGTGTCTCCTTACACATATTTATCATTTAGACCAATTAAAGTAGTTGTTAATTACAGGAGGTGTGCAACTTCTAACTTGGACTGTATAAGGTCATCTTTGTTTTCAAACGACATTATAAGTGTTTGATTAACATACCAGTTGGGCTGTTGATAGTCTATGTTTTCGTGTGGTAAAAAACTCCAGCCCCATTTACGCCCTTCGGTTATTCTATTAATCATTTGCAGAACATGCATGGGCAGCGAATTAGTACAAGTCCGCCAAGTATATCTATAGAACTTGTTATACTCTCCGCTGCCTGTAGCAGATTCAGCAACTGTAACTACATTAGTCTTCACGGAATCCGCCGCCGTCTACATCTACTTTGTTAAAAATTTCAACTGGTGTAACACGCCTTACTTCTGTAACAAGTCCAGTCTGCAAAATGTTTAGCAGATATTCAATATCTAATGTTACCTGATTGGACTTACTTTTTTTTAAGTTCTGCAATCGAAGTATTAGCTTATCCTTCTCGTTCATTGCTAATGCGCTTTTCTTTGTTGAGCTTCTTTAGCTGTTGTCGCATTTCGAGTTCTGTTTTATAAGGTCCTGTGAATCCGTACTTAAGCAGTGTAGCTAGCTTTGGACCGTGTGCAGGCTTCCAACCCTTGTCAAAGTTAATACAATAATAACCAGCTGCATAGTAGACATCGCTGCCTTCAATCTTTGTATAAAGCGGCAAGTCTTCGTTATAGTCAGGGTGGCTTTCGTCAAGTGCGTAAGGTGTTTCGTAATCAACCTCAAAGCCTTTGATATAAAATGCATCCTGCTTGACGGGAGAAATAGTCATTTGCTCCTCAAACAGTGTCATATTACCAAAGTGCTTTTTTACATCTCCTTCGTCCTTGAAGGATAGTAATTCTTTACCAGTAATGTAAGTAAAGTTTTCCTGCACACCTTTGTTAAGGATACCTAACTTATTGGGTCCTTGGTGCACCAGCCACGCAACATCAGAAATCTGCTGAAGCACAGTTTTTTCAATATTTGTCATGATGTAATCTCCGTGTGTACATTTATTTATCAGGCAAATTTTGGGGGCTCTTCAAAGCCCTCAACACGATCAGCATTTTCGCTTCCTACTGTAAACGATACACCTGTAACGTTTTTGTAGATGAAACTGCGCCAACCATTTGCATTTAAGTCCCAGACACTAAGGCTGTCTTCACTGCGCTTACGTGGTGCTTGTCCTTCTGCTAGTGGCTTTGGACGAAACTCTTCAGGGATAGCCGATTCTTCTAGTGTGCAATTCATTACCCTAGTATCACCGTCTTTTTTAGTAAACGTAACAGTTACCGGTCCCATGTGTAACATGTCGCGCAACCACTGCCGACCAGTATCAGAATCAAATGGGTGTTCTTCTTTAGTTACAATTTCCATATTTTAAAGCCTCATCTAGTATAACCATATCAACTTTTCTGCCTGTAAGCATGCTACTGTATAATTCTCGCTCTTTACTGATCCAGGGCGGAAGTTCCTTGCCAGGTTCTGCCATGGGTCTGCGATATACATCGTCGCCGTTGCGCTCAAATATCCACGCGAACTCAGGCTCACCATTCTCTAGAATCCAAAACGCTTTTTCAGTCTCGGTCCATTCACGCATAGATGTTTGACCATTGTTTTAATTTTTCAGCTTTCCTAGTAGACGCATCTTCTACTTCGGCCGCTGAAATAACTCCGTGTGCTGTTAATAGCTGTATCATACGTAACACATCTCCAGCCTCTTGTGTGAGATGCGCTCGCTGTGTGCCACCCTCTTTATAACTGCTATCAATGCCAAACCTTTTAACCTTGCTGATAGCAACAATTAACTCGCCGCATTCTTCTTGCAAGATATCAAGGATTTCTAGTTGTTTTGAATTCATTCGATTCCAATCATGCGGGATTCTTTAATCCCAGTGTTAAGGATTTCTCCAAAGTCTGTTGCACTTTCGCTAAGGCGTTGTAAGTTCCACTTAGCACAAAACTTCATAAAGTGAATGCCCACTTGCGATACAGGATCTTTAAGTACAGCATCACGAACTACATTACGGCATGCATCCTTAATGTCATCGGGCTGTGCAGTGAGGTCAATGAGTACACGATTACGCTCATAGTCGTCGCGTACACGATGTTCAACTTCTTCGTGGTCAACCCAACGCTGTAGCATGAAGTTGTTGAAATTATATCCGCCACGTTCGCGATCTTCGTATGCTTCAGTAATACCTGTCTTGTTCTTACTGCCCTTTAGTCTAGCACCTGGAAATGCACTGAACACGTTGTCAGTTGGGTCACCACGTACACACTTCTCAAATAGTACAAACGACGGATCGCCTACAGTCTTAGGCTTACCTGTCTTCTTATCCATAACAGGCTTACCAGTCTTAGCGTTAATTACACCATCCAGTGATACGATCTCTTCTGTTGTACCATTATACTGCTTTACGTTGTTAGCCAGCAACTGGTAGAAGTCGCTGTCTGTGCTAACAATAATATGATCGTCATCGGGATGTGTTTGGATCCATGTAGCAATAAGATCATCTGCTTCAGCATTAGGACAACGGATAACACTACAGTTAGTCTTATCATTAAAGAACTTAATCATGTCATCGTATGCTTCGAAGAACAGTTCATCGTCTTCAATTTCGCGTGGGGTTCGCTTGTCTGCAAGAACTTTGCGATTGGCTTTATAAGGAGGATAAAAGTCTTTGCGCCAGCTACGACCTTCTAAACAGAATACAACATGAGTACCGTTAAAGTCGCGCCATGCTTTGCGCACACTGTTAAACATGATGTGCATAGCCATGCCTACACGCATGTCCATGTCCTTGCCGCCACCTACGTGCTTGGCTCGCATAAACATGTTCAAACTATCTACTAGAATGTAAGTTGCCATATATAGTCCTTAGCAATTGTATACTGTTAGTATAACTGGATAATTACTTTTTGTCAAGACTAAAATCTGAAAGAATATCATCAAAAGGACTAGACTTAAGACCTTTTTCTCTAGCCTTTTCAAAATCTCGTAGTAGGTCTAACTTTAGATGCTTACTAAAATTTTGAATAATGTAATGTATTTCGGCCGCACTCATCTGCTCTATGTGTGCAGATACGATTGGTTGAACGGCATTAATTAGGCTGTTCAGTTTTAGGAGTGCGCTTTCTTTTTGGCTTTGAGACATTTTCTACGTCCGTTCTTTGTTCTTGTAATCCGTAATCTTGGTCAGCTCGCTCTTGAATCAGTACAGTACGACATACATCATTGAACCACTTGTTAACAGTTTCTTCGTCGCTTTGACCTGTGTAACCATTTTCTTGTAGCATAATGATAAACTCATCATTCCAATCAAGTTCAAAGAACCCTGCGGCAACATTGCTTGGGTTTACACCCATCTTAACAACATTGACCCATGGTTCTTTCTTGATTGTAGCAACTGCTTTGTCGTGTGCATCCTGACTAATTTCTTCGTGCTTGAGCTTAACAGCAAGTTTAGCAATTTCTTTTTCTTCTGGAGTGTTAGCATTAATCTCTGCTAACTTCTCTTCTAGCTCTTTGCCTTCAAACATATACTCGGCTTCGGCAATAGCACGGGTCTTTCCTTTGAGACCCCAGCTAGCTGGTAGCATCCAAAATGGTAGTTTCTTTTTTGACATTTTTTTATTCCTCTATGATAACAGATCTTGATTCGTTGTTACTTTTATTAAATTTATCAAATACAAATAATTGTAGTGTAGATCTTAGTCCGCTGATTACTGGCTCAACTCTATGGCTTGGTCCACGAGAAAATGTTTCGTAACAAGCAACAATACCTTTATTAATATCTGGTACAACAATATGAGCGGTTTGTTCATCCCACCATATAAATTCACCACCTTCAACTGAGCTAAGAAACACAGTTAAACTAAACATGCAATAATCGGTGTGCTTAGGTATAAACCCACCAGCTGGTATCTTCTGAATAGCGATATCTGCATCCTTAAGCCATTTCTTTTTATAACAGGGCAATTCTGTATTGTTAAACAATTCAGAAATAACAGTTAGCCTTATATTATCTGTTAAGGTATGCGTAAAACATTCTGGCGCTGTTTTATTACTAGTTGATTCCAGCGGCCATATATCATAGCTACTTTTGTCCGTAGGTAATATCTCCAAAAACGGTTTTAATAGTTTTAATGTACTATCAGAAAAAATATTTGGAACCGTTTGGAACATTTTACTTGCCGATTGCGTTGCCATAAATGTGTACGTGTACACGACTCGTATAGTTATACCCACGCTGAATAGCTTCGTCGGCAATCATAGCTTCTGTGATCTTTAAGCCCTCAAGTGTGCCACCAACACCCATAATCCATACAGGGAAGTTGCAACCTGCATCGCGAAATAGCTTAGTATTTTCTTCTACTTCTTGCCAGCTTTCCTTGCTACCATTGACAACAAACTTCAACTGACCATGCCGAGAAGCCTCTGCATACTTAGCAATAACTTCAGGCTTAATTGCCTTCTTATGTTTCTCGCCAGCAGTACTCCATAGCTTAGGGCTGATGCTCCAGTACCAATCACCGCCGTACTTCCAAAAGTATTCTGCAATGAAACGATCTAGTTCTTCTGTAATAGGTTGGGTACCGTTGGTTTCAATTGTAATATTCTTAGGCATGTTTAGTCTACGACCAAACTCATTAAGGATAGCTACAATACCTTCCTGTGACTTCTTAAGCATTGGCTCGCCGCCAGTAAATACCATGTGCGCCCACTGCTCGCTTTTAGGGTGCTGGAATGTGCCACCCGGCAACAGTGCTGTTAGATTATCAACAGTTTCCTCTACTGTACGCTTTGTAATAAGGTGACTGTAACGCTTGCTCCAAGTATAGCTACTGTCGCAACCTTTATCAAACACAGGCAAATCTTCTACACGAGTAATATTGCTAATGTCAATAGTTTCATAAGGCAACTCGTATGTGTTTGGATCAGTTGGATTGCATTGACCAAATCCATTGCATTGTAAGTTGCAAAGGAAAAAACGTAGCCAGAGACTAGGTATACCTACGTATTTTCCTTCGCCTTGTGCGCTGTAAAACAACTCACTGTATTTTATATCAGTCATGGTATTTGCTCTTAAAAAGTGTGTCTTTGTCTAGTATGGATAAGATATTGTCAACTGATCCAACTTTACCATAAGCATTAACAAAGGATTCGTATATCTTATTGTGCAAATAAGATTCGGCATATGCAGTCGAACCGTTTGTGATATCGTTTAAGCAATCGTTGATAAGTTGCATTAGACCCTTAGTGTATAACACTTGAATATCAGTATCGCCAGCATAGATGCTTTTAGCATAAGAGACTACAGAAAAGAAAATACGATCAGTAATACCGCGAGTTTCTAATTCAATGTCATTGGGCTCTTCGCCTGTTTTAACACATACTAATTCAATAAAGTCTTTTTCGTCGGGCTCGGTTAAATCAACCAGTGCATCAATGCACTCAAAGATATCATCGTCGGAAATTGGATACCTTGTTTTAAGCCAAGTTGTATCCTTGTGATCTGCAATAGCATCCCAAATTTCCTTAATGAGGATGCCCGACTCTTCTAGGACTAGGTGGTTCCTTGGTCCTCTGGCAGCAATGGACATATTAAATCTCCTTACTGCTTATTAACAATGTTCATGAACTCTGCACGAACAGCAGGATCAGACTTGAATACTCCACCTAGTTTACTTGTAACGGTACTGGAACCTACGTCCTCAACACCGCGGCTCTTGACACAATAATGCTTTGCATCAATTACTACACCAATGTTATCGGTATCTAGAATATACTGCAAGGCATAATATACTTGCTCTGTTAAACGCTCTTGGATCTGTGGACGCTTTGCAAAATATTCCACAATGCGATTAATTTTAGAGAGACCTAGTACTTTTTGCTTTGGGATATAACCAACAGTAGCAAGACCGTCAATTACAACAAAGTGGTGCTCACAGTTGCTTTGAACGTTAATATTACGCTCAACAACCATTTCGTCGTACTTCATCTTGTTGTCTACTGTGGTACACTTGGGGAACGCATCGTAATCTAGCCCCCAGAAGATTTCATTTACATACATCTTTGCTACACGCTTTGGTGTATCCATGAGACTGTCGTCGGCTAAGTCTAGCCCCATAGTCTTCATGATTTCAGCAAAGTGCTTTTCGATAATTTCGATCTTGTCTTTGCGGTCAACACCGTTGTCTACAGTTGGGGTTTCAACACCCATATTAACTAGGTGTTCGTGAACTCTGCGACCTAGATCAGAATCAGTTTTAGTTTTATTAAATGACATATAGTTCCTTCCTTACACGGATAATTTAAATTGTTTTGCTACCTTTGTGTAGCAAATATATTTATACATTTCATTGTACTATAAACATAGGTTTTTGTCAATGTTTACTTGCATAAACCGCAAATAACTTCGCAGTATTTCAATACCTTGTTTCCTTCAAGATTACCAAATGCAAACTGCCTCCAAACAGGGTCATTTACAATCTCATCAAATTTGCGACTCTTAAGATCAAATGTATGATCGCCGCAGTCGGCATAATGATTAAGTGCTAGTTTAATCCAATCGTCCCAGGCTCTTCTTAGTTTCGCAGTTTCGCCTGTAATATGTGTACCTAAATGACAACAAGGTAATAGTTTAAGATCGTATGAAATAAACACACTGTTTTGTTTTTCAACTTTGCAGTTTACCTTAACTGGGCTACTATGATAATTAAAGTAGTCAACATTCTCTTGGTATTCGTAAGGCTTGTACTGCTCAACACGTTCCTTTTGTTGCATACCATACCACTTGGTATTAGTAATAGGTATAGGTTGACCCCAATCAAAGTCTAATAGTTTGTCTAATGTGGGTTCCGGGGCACTGTGGAAGTATGTACCATATGGGAACGATTGCCAATTTTCATTTAAGGAAAGTACATCGATTATAGTACCATTCCTATCAAACGCAGGTGTACCTCCAGCTAAATGTCGAGGCCGCGGTATAATAATATTTGCTTCAACACTCTTTGCTAGCTCAATGATATTTTTAAGATCTGCAATTGTGTGCGACCAAGGTATTACATAAAACTCAATTTGTGCATTGTTTGGTGCATGCCTAATAGAGTTCCATCCTTCGTATGCACTTTGTATATTCTTTTTCAGATTAGCAAAGTTTACACCACGACGATAACGTTCGTGTATTTCTTGAGTAGAACCTTCTACGTCAAATATGAAACGTACTCCGGCAGCGGCCATATCGTAGTAGTCTTGGGTTTTACCAATACCACCATTTGTGTTAATGCTGGGTCTATTTTTTCTTTTAGCAGCATCAATCGCAATTGCAGCCATTTCGGGATTCATCATCGGATCGCCGTAGTTACCGCAAAAGGTAATTCCAAATCTATTTAGGTATGGCGCGATGTGAGTTTCGTAATCAGCGAAGCTAATAAAGCCTACTGTGTCCTGACGGTTAGTTCCTACTGCCCGAGGACACCTAGAGCATGTTGCTTGGCACATGCCACTTGGTTCAATATGTACTGCTTGTATGTCAAAAAGGCCTGTTGATAAATTCATCCTGCTTCTACTTATTAATCAAGCCTACGCCACCAATCTTCCCAAGGAAAGACAAACCATTGTGTGTCGTCGGAACGACCAATTTGTCTTGCAGAATAATCGCAAGCAAAACCGCACTCTAAGTTTTCGATAGCTACAGCAAATCTAATATTACTTCTGTTATACCCTGATGCTGCCTCAATTCCCTTAAGTGTTTCTCCACTATCGCAGATATCATCAACAATTAGAATTTGTTTGCCGTCATAGGTTGTATATAACTCTTTGAGTCTTGCTACGTCTCTAGCTGAACCATCTCTGGTCTGCCACTGGATTGATTCAAACGGAATATCGTAATAGTTGCTTAGTTTAATACCAAAGTCGGCGCCGCCGCGCATTGGTGCGAATACTACATCTGGCTTAAACTTGTCAACTGTCATACTACGAATAACTTCAGCATAGTAGTTATTCATGTCCTTGTGTGATAGATACTCGTATTTGGTCATTTTCTTTTCTTCTGCTGCTTCACTTCCCAGTCGTATGCGTGTCTAACAATATCTGGAATACCATAGATAGGTTCCCAACCAAACGCTGTCTTTGCCTTTGTAATGTCTGCATATGTAGTAGGTGGATCACCGGCACGTCTCGGTGCTACTTCGTACTTGACTTTCTCCCCTGTTACCTTCTCAAACTCTTTGATAACAGAAAGGATACTAGTACCATTGCCTGCACCAATATTAAATGCACCACACTCACCGCCATCGTCGAGATAATTCATGGCAGCAAGGTGCGCACTAGCAATATCAAATACGTGGGTGTAATCGCGCACACAGGTACCGTCTACTGTATTGTAGTCATCGCCGTAAATCTTAAGTGTCTCACCGCGGATAACTGAACGGCAGATAATTGGAATCAAGTGGCTTGCTGGGTCTTGTGTATAGCCACACTCTCCGTTTGGATCTGCACCTGCTGCATTAAAATATCTAAGTGATGCAAACTTTAGTCCATATGCTGTGTAAAAGTCGGGCAGAATGTCTTCAACCATGTTCTTACTTTTACCATATGGAGAGATTGGATTTCTAGGAGTGTCTTCTGTGGTAGGAAACTTAGTAATGTTTCCGTATACACTACTGCTACTGCTAAAGATAAAGTTCTTAACTCCAGCTCTAACTGCATGGTTAAGCAGACTCACAGTATTAGCAACATTGTTCCAATAAAAGACGCCAGGTTCAGTAACACTGCGGCCAACCTCATGATCGGCAGCAAAGTGCATGATAGTGTCTGGTTTGGTAAGGTTAATAATTCCCTTAAGTTGATTGTTATCGATATCAAATGGATACTGATGAACACCAGGAATATCAACCTTACGTCGGTCAATGTTAATAATATTGTGACCGGCAGCAACTAGTAAACGACATGCCATCTGGCCAATAAAGCCACTGCCTCCTGTTACTAGTACTGTCTTTGGTTCTGCTACTTTTTGCATAAACATAATTTTTACCTTTATTTGTATTTTGCAGGAGCAACATGATCTCTATATCTGTTGCCGCTGCGATTCCAAACCTCTCCATTACCTTCAATAATATCAATAATACGATCAATAGTACCGTTGTTCCATTCGGAGATCTTTCCTTGTGCTGGGTGCGGAGCGTCCAGCAATCCAGTTAGCTTGTCAAATGCATCCTGTTGACTCCAAGGAACATACATTCTTGTATGATCGTTTGCAAATGTCTCTGGGAAACTGCGATAAGCAGGATACAGCACATTACATCCAAGTGCATCTGCTTCGCTAACAGTGTTGCTTACCCAGTCTTGTAACGCACAGTTAAACAGCACACGACTATCATTGACAATGTTGTAGTAGTCGTTCTTTTTAAGATCCTTATAAATCTTTAACATACCGCGGGCTTCTAGCTGTTCAGCACGTTCTAGATATCGAGGATTGTTACTACGTAGAGGACCACCGCTTAGTACAGCAAACTCTGTAGCCGGCATGTTATTACGATGCCATGCTTCAATGAGATCCATGTAAAAGTCTGGTTGCTTCTCTTGATCAAAACGTGCAGCAAACACTACACGTCTTGCACGTTGATCCCATGGCTTAATGTTGTTGTTTACACGATTGCGCACTTCATCCTTGCCAAAAGCTAGCCCGCTAATATTATATAGAGGAGCAGACCATCCAGCAATACGCATATGAGCGACCATCTCTTCATTTGTGGCGAGAACGCCATCCACGAACTCATTAACCATTTGTTCGTAGAGTCCCATCCATTTTTCCATACCCCATACGTGTACGAAATCATCAGGATCAATGGACTGAGCAAGACAACGCACATATACACGAGGCCGCTGATCAGCAGGGATTTGATCAAATATGTAAGGTAAACTTTCGATACCGGGTTGGAACATGTCTTCAAAGTAGATAACGTCTTCATGTGTTACATCGCCTCGCCTCATCATTTGCACAAGGTTCATCATTTGGCTCATGCCAAAGAAACTACGTCCGTGTGCATCAAGTACTTGACCTACACTAATTGCTTTAGTGTTGTCAATAGTTGAACCTGGAACAATAACGTAGTCAATGCCACGTCGCTGAAAAACAGCTTCATTCCATTGTTGAAGCTGTAGTGTATATCTACCTTCATATGGTTCTAACCCCATATAGAATAGCTTACGCATTCTTGTTTTTCCTCTGTGTGTTATCTGTTAATCCGCCATAATCCACTACATGTGTAATAGGATCGTTAAGGCTTTGTGCATAGTTATTTAGACGATCTGCGGTAACCTTATCAACTTTTTCAGGCTGATCGGTTACCGCATTTTGATCATCAGCACTTTTGGGTGCTTCGCTCATTTTACTTCCTATTACCAAAGAGACTCAGCAAGCTAATAAACAAGTTAATAAAATCCAAGTACAGTGTTAGCGCACCTGAAATTTCTGCACTGTCGTCAAAGTTGCTGTACATAATCTGCTCACGAATCTTTTGTGTATCGTAAGCAGTTAGTCCCAAGAAAACAATGATTGCTAAGGCACTAATTACCATAGCAGCCAAAGTGCTACCAACAAAAATATTAATAATGCTGGCAATGATGATAGCAATAAGACCAACAAACATAAAGCGGCCAACGCTATCAAGACTTCTCTTCGTGAAATATCCATAAAAACTCATAGTCCCAAAAAGTACGGCTGCACCCATAAAGGCACTAAAGATACTGCCCATTGTATATACAGCAAAGATGGTAGCAAAACTAAGTCCCATTAAGGCCGCAAAGCCATGCAGTACTAGTAGCTTTCCTGTGCGACCAATGCTTGAATTAAGCAAGAATGGCACAGCAAAGATAAATGCCAGTGGTGCAAAAATCACTACCCACTTGGTAAATCCTGTAAAAAAGAATTGTAGTAGTTCTGGTGAGCTACCAACAAAGTAGCTTACCACCATGCTTGTAAGCACAGCAAAAAACATGTTGTTGTAGACTCTCGCCATTGCAACATTAATGTCAGTTGCTGTTCTGTATGATACGTCAGGTGTCATTACCTTTTCTCCTTAGCCTGCGCTAGCAGCGTTCTTCTTATCCTGAATTTCAGCACGACGAAGCTTGGTTAGCTTACCAAGCTCACCTAGTGCCTTACGAGCGCGAGCAGCCGCTGCCTTAACGCCCTTTACTTCAAATGCTTCTGATTCCTTAAGGTATTCATCGAATAGTGTCTTCATCTTCAAATGTGTCTCGGTCATGTTTTTCTCCTATTAATTGAAATGTGTTGGACCGTCTACCTGCCAATCTTCTAATTGAACAGGAAAGTCAATTTCGCAGCCGTTTTCATTATCTTCGGCTACAGAAATTTTTAGCCAGCGACTAGGATACTTTTTCCTAATTGTCTGTGCTAAATCTTCTGCGATCATCTCGCAACTCTTATGATTCAATTCAAGTACGCCTGTGCTGTACTGACGTTCTAGCCAACGCTTAAACTGAATAAATTCGATATCTCTATCGTCGTGGAATACTTCAATCCATACTTTAAAATGGAACATGTGCCTGTGCGGCACACCTAGAAAACTTACATCATCCCATCCGCCTGTGGCTAACTTAGGATCTGTGTCGGCACCCGGATACATGTGGACGCCTTCTTTTTGAAACGTAACCCAAATAGTTTTCATTCTTTGTCCTTGCTTTCGGCTGAACGCCTTAGTATTTCTTCGTGGATCTCATGTTCGTAGTATTTGCCTGTTTCTTTTCTTAAACGATTGCGTTCGGAAATATATTTGTTTGATTCCCAAACAAACCAAGTAAGAATAGAAAAGAAAACAAATGCGGCTAAGCCAACTATAATGTTAATAATTATTTCCATTACTTTCTAAACTCCTGCTCTATTTGTTCCAACTCTTCAGGAAACTTAGCACCGCACTTACGAATAAATTTGATGAACTTCATAAAGACTTCTTGTAAGTCTTGTTCAGTATCTAAACTATCAATCTTTAACGTGGTACTTACTACTACTCCATCATCGTCACATTCTAATTTTATATTCATATTAGTTTATAATATACTACACTTTTTGTGTATGTCAAGAGATAACTTCGTCGCTAGTATATTTAGACCAGTCAGTGAAGTTTTCTCTGTTTTGTAGGCTGTGCAAGCTGTGGCACCAAACACCAGGATTTGATTTCTTAAAATCAGTGTCGTCAATTTTGATTGTAGTGTTGTAGTTGAACAACCTAATATAAGGCAACTTAACACTAACCATAGGGATAAAGTTATCAAATTCGCACCAACCACCATCGTGGAACCATGGATGCTTTGCAAACTTAACATCAAAGTCTAGTGTAACCCAAATGCCATCATTGAGAAGATCGCGAATTAATTTATTCCAATTATCCCATTCGACATCTGTTGCTGGGTCAAAACTTTGGTTGGCACCTAAATAGATGTGCGGGCATTTATTGTTTAACGCACGAGCTAAGATTTCTTCTTTGGACTGTAGCCCTACAACAAACAGTGTTCTCTGTCCGTGTGCAGGGCTATGTTCTACTTCGGTACCTACAAAGAAGTTAACATCATTGTGACCTTCTCGGTTCATACAATTTCCTCAACAATGCCTAATACTTCGGCACCTATTAGTAGTATACCAGCGAGGAATACATTACCTGTTAGTAGGAATCCACCTGCTGCAATACGTAATCCACTCTTTACTAGGCTAACATAAAAGTGTCCGCGACTTGGATCCTTGGCGGCAGGAATAATAATTCTCTCAGGAATTGGCATCTTTGTCATCCTCTTTAAAAATAACTTTTTCTGTAACAGTTAGCAAAGAACCACAACGGTTGCATAGTACATCGGGCTCTGTTCTCTTCTGTTCATAAAATGCACCGCACTCGTGATTGGTGCATTGCAAGTTCCACGCATACATTCTCATAGTAAACATAATTACATCTCAAAAAATGTGTCTAGGATTTCTTCTTTGGTGCCATCATCGTCACCACCTAAACTCAAGTGTGCAAGGAAGTCGCTGTAGTCGCGAATCATTTGTCTAGCATTAGTGTTGTTTGGATCTAACAAGTCCTTAATAAAACTGCGGAAGTACAAAATGTTAACTGGAACATATGGTGATACTTCGTTGGCTTTTGATGACTTCTTACTAGGCTTCTTCCAGTGCTTGTAATCAACTGACTCGCGATATGACTCAACATCTGCTAGTCGATTAGCTTCTTGTACAGCATCAATATGGTTGTACACACTATGACCCATATAGTAAAGATAACTTAGTGTGTCCCAGCTAGTGCTGTCGCGTTCAGCAAACATTTCATTACCGTCTGCATCTAACTTTGGCTTACCTTCCTTGTCTAGCAATGGCTGACCTTCTGCTAGTTTAGCCTTACCATTTTTGTCTAGGTCTCCAGCTGACATAACACATAGGTCGCCCATAGTTAGTCTGCTCATGACTGGACTATGACCAAACGGTGCAGGCAAGTCACTGCCCTTAAGAGCTTGTTGGTCAAATGCGCGATCCATGAAGTAACCAAACTTGCCCGGCTCAAAGAAGTTATGAGCATAAGTCTGGCCATATGCTGTGTTAACAAACGGACTTGCCGCGTCAAAACTTAGGGTAATGTTTGGATTATCATGTACACGTAGTTCACGTTGGATAGCTGTTAGATAACAAGCCCATTGCAGTTTGCCGGTACCTAGGAAGTGAATCCAGTTCTTATCTTCTAATAGTCCATCTTCACGTAGATCCAACAAGCGATTCAATACGCAACTTAGATCCTTCATGTTAATACCAGCAAACGCATAACCTTCTAGTGCGCGGTTAGCATCGCCATATGCTTCCGCAACAAAACTCTTGTTGCTAAAGTGTTTTACACTTTCATACCACTGCTTACTAGTTGCTTCATCTGTGCCCGAGATAACATTCAAGAACTTGGTTGCACCGGGTGTACGATTACGCATAAAGTAATCTAGGTTAAGCAAACTGATATCTAGTGTGTCTTGGAAACTTGTAAGCCCGGTCTTTTTGCTTAGTGGCTCTACGGCAGCAAATGCTGGAATATCCAGTGTCATGCTCCAGTCCGCAGTATGCTCTAACCATTTGAGGATGTCGTTGCAGATCTTGGTACGTGCCGGATCATTTGGATCCTTTGCGTTCTTCCAATCTAGTTTAAGAACACCTGTAGCAATCTGGAAACCGCCTGAGTCACCTAAGATAGTAGTGTAACTACGGTCACGCTTTTGTACCATAGCTTCTTCAGCATCACTCTTAGCAGGATCTAAGTGTGCATGCCCTGCTGAGTAAAGTCCGTAGGGATAATGATAGTAGCTGTCATTTCTTTTAAGAAAATCTAATCCACCATTACCAAATTCAAAGCCTGCAGGGATACGCCAATCGCTTGGATTATCAACGGCCTTTTGTAATTGTTTTGTATAGAAACTACTAATAGCTGGCAAGTAGACAGCATAGTCTCTTTGACGTTTTCCAAAATCTGTCATATTAGCTCTTTGCTGGCAATAGGTATGTGTACTCGCCTAGACCACTATGTACCTTAATCTGTAGTAGTCCTTTGCTGTTAATGCTCATAACAACATTACTGTTATCACCCAAGCGAAGAATCTTTAGTACAATATCTAGTGGCCAACGGAATTCGCTAGTAATCTCGCCGTCAACTGCTTCGGCAATAAGAATCTTTGTACGATCGCTAGCACCGTCGCCAATGTGGAAATACAACTTGCCGTCCTTGGTGCGAGGACTAAAGTTTGCTTCAAACGCACCGAGCACGCCATTGAAGTAGCTTAGATCCTTGAGGTTCTTAGCACTGGGTACAATGTTAACATCGAACTCTGCACCTTTGAACTTAATTTCTTTAAGCTGTTGATTAACCACGTCTGCTAGCATGAAACGATAGTTAGCATCTGTACCGTCGGCTGCAACAAAAGACACTTCAACGGGAACATCGACGTCATTGCGATTTTGCGTAACAACAGCAACAGTAGCAGCCTCATCGTCAAATCCGGGGTACTTTAGATAACCATCTAGTACGCTCATGCGGCTTAGTCCAACTGTAGCGTCAACAAAGTCTGCTACAGGATTAACTGTCTTGCCTTTAAAAATTACTGTCTTGTTTGCGTCAACAGTTTCGATGTTTGTTTCTTCCAGTGTTCCGGAAATCTTTACCATTTCAAAGATGCCGAGACTGTGTGTATGTCTTAGCACATCTTTTAGTGTGTCTTTGATGTAGTTATTAGCCATAGAATGCTCCTGTTATAATGTTTAAGTTTATATGATATATTTAGATTTGTCAAGTCTATTTTTTTGATTTTTTTAGAATTCAAAGAACTCTTGTAGTGCTTCGCTCTCGTTGGCACGATCAATTTCCCAACCCATCTGACCTAGAACGTTCTGCACCTTTTTATCAAGCACTGCGGTTTCCATATCAGCTTCGTCAAATGGCAGTTCTTTGAACCATTGTGGAAGATTAAGTTCGTCTGTTGGGTAAGCAATACTGCTATATCCCATAGGATTACTTTTCAATCTGCAAACAATAACCTTGGCGCCATCAGTAATGCTCATACTGTATTGGTCGCCATTTGCTTGTTTAAGTTCGTTCCAGTTGATACTGGCTCTAACGTGACCTGGGATAGTGTTACTGCTGGATTCTTCTTTGAGGTCGTGTAGCCTTTTAATTTTTAGATTGTTATCAAGGTGCTTGGCTTTTTCAATCTTCTTTGTGTATGCAGTAAGATTGTTAACACGTTTAGGCATGCCCTTCTTCCAAGGCTCAATGCTTTGGAATTCTTTCTTAAATGCACGGATCTTTTCAATAACTTCGTTTTCAGTTTTGCCGCTTAGTGCATCATTGAGAACTTCTTCTAGGAAGTCCTGTACAAATTCGGGCGTGTCACTGCGCTTGATTTCCATACCCATGATCTTGAGCTTACCACCTTCTGGTTGATAACCTTCGATGTCCCAACAGTTAATAGCATAACGCTTCTTAGTGATAAACAGCCCTGCTCGTCCAACGACTTCTCGTCCTGCCTTTAGTACCTTACCATTTTGTAACGGAACATTAAATGCTTCCTTCAAGAAGTTAGGAAACGCATCACTAACAGTATCACTGATATGGTCGTATAGTTTTACAGCGCCTTCTAAATCTAATTCGCTGCCAGCAGGTAATGCAGGTACAGCGGTAAAGTATACAGAGTCAGTGTCGCCATAAATGATACAATCTCCTACGTGATCATATTCGCCTGTGAGTAGTTCGTTGGTCTTAGCAGCCATGAAACGTGTAATGCTTCGGCCTGTTAGTGTTGTACTCTGACCAATACGCTTATCAAAGAAGCGGCAACCCGGGTTAAGAATAGCGCCGTACAAGCTGTTCAAGTTAATCTTCTTAACCAGCTGTCGCTTGTCCCAGAACGCCTTTTCTTCTGGTGTAGTAGCGTCTTTCTTTTTAGCCTGTAGTTCTTTACGTTCACTGTACCAACGTTCAAGCAAACCTGGGACAATGCCCTGGAAGTCTGTTTTAAAGATAGTGCCATTAGCACTGATGTTCCATGGTTGACCGCTATGGAAGATCAAATTGTAAATGTCGGCACCGGTGCAGTCGATGGTTTTACCATCTTCCATGTCTAAGTGTAATACTGTGTTAGTATCTTTGCGCATAATGAGTTCATACTCGTTACAAGCAAACTTACCTAACCAAGCGTCAGCAAAGCTAACAGCCTTTTGCGGCAAGCCATCTTCATCGCACCAACGCCCTGTGGTCTTGTCGCGAATTTCTTTTTCTGTGTACTCTAGGCGAACCTGCCCAACAATAGTTTCAGCAGCCATGTTTAGCGCACGGAATACAGATGGATACAGACTGTTAATGTCCATGCTACCTACCCATTCGTGGTAGCCTTTTTTAGGGAAAGCTACGTAAGCACCGGCTGCTTGCGTATCTGAATTTTCTTCGCGCTTGCGATCAGGTACTACGAATCCTCTGCGATGCGCTTCATTAATGATGGCTTGCTCAGTGGTAGCAACCGCGCCCATTGTTGTGGGCAACAGCACAGTGTTATCATGTGCAATTGTATTAGCAAGATCGATGAACTGTAGCTTCTTATCCATCTTGCCCAACAGCATAGTATCTTGAATGTTATATTCTAAGAACTTTTCAAAGTCATGATTGTATAAGCGATCCAAGCTACCTTCGTATGGAACCTTGCGTTCACCTAGTTCCATTTCGGCAATGTAATCTAGTCTGTAACTGTGACGCTCTTCGTAGTTGTACTTGCGATACAGTTGCATGTAGTCTAAGTGTACACGACCAATCAAGTCGTATGTTACACGCTCACTGCCAAATGCTTCGTATGTACGTTCCTTGGGATACTGGTCCCAAAGGCATAGTCTACGAGTTTCATTTTTGCTAAGTGCTTTAATGATGCGGTGAACAATGTACGGAATATCGTAGCCCTCACTGTTCCATCCACTGAGAATATCTGCGTCTTCAATTAGCGTAAGAAATACTTCTAGCATTTCTTTTTCTGTTTTGAATAGTAGCACACCCGGAAGATTGCTGGCAATGCTTTGGGCTTGTTCCCAACTTAATGTCTTTGGCGGAACAGCAAGACACACCATTGTGTCTAACCAATCTAAGTATACGCCAATAGCAGTTACTGGCATAAATGCTTCTTCGGGACTTGCGTAACCACGCTGTGGATCAAAGTCCACCTCAATATCGAAGAATGCAGTTTGTAGCTTTGGGGTTTCGGCACCGTTATAGTGCTTGGCAATAGTTTTGTTGATTGGCTTGATATCGCTTTCATAGGTTTTGTTTGACCTATTAATAGCAACATTTTTGCGGAAGTCTTTGACTCCGCGGCAGCGAATTTCTGCTACCGGCTCGCCATAGATACTGCGATGACTACCGCGAGGATCTGCAACATAAAAATTGTATTCTGGCTTGTGTTCTACTAGAACTCTTTGACCGTTTACTCGTTCAACGACGTAAACAATATCCTTGTCTTTGTGGTGAAAGGCATCCACATAACTCATTTAAATTTTCTCCAAGCATCATTTGCGGCTGACGCACTACCAATGTATTATATATTAAAATAGGGAGGTAGTCAAGTACCTCCCTGTGATTATTAAAGCGTTTTACCAACAGCTTCAAGGATAGTCTCGAGCTCGTCAAACTTGTCGCGCTCTTCACCAAACTTGGCCTTGTGTGCTACCTTAATGGCTTTGTTAAGTGTAGCGGCTTTAACGTCCATCTCTTCAGCGATAGCCTTTACTGTTTCGCTGAGACCTTCCTTTAAGGTTTCAATTTCATACTGAACTTGACAGCCTTCGTCGATTAGTCTCTTAAGGCGTGCTTTTTCTTCAGCATTAAAAATTCTATTATAAGCCATTTTTACCTCGTTGTGTTTGTGTTAATATATATGTTTAGTGGGATTTGGGGACTAGGATTCTCGGCAACTTCAACATAGTAGGAAGTTTTGAATCCGGGGTATTGACCAAAACTTATTTGATCTAGAATGTAACGATCTCGTATTTGATTGCCGCGTTCATCATAAGCAACGAATTGGTTGCCAATAAAATGAACTTCAACTCTCATTGTTTAGAAAACTTCTTCCCAATCAATGGATCCAATAGCATCGTCGTTATCAGCTGCGGCTGCAACAGCAAGTGTATATGTTATTGCTGTGTTTGATAAACCATTTCGTTCTAACTGGTAATCAAAATCTTCAGTATTCAAATCGATTGTTTGACCGCTTTGGTTATTGATGCCCACATAGCCTGTGGTTAAAGTATGACCGTTGCTCATAGTGTTAGCTGTAATATTGTATGCAACATGACTGTCGGCTTCCTCAACCCAGCTGCCACCTGTGATAGTTGCGTTAGCTACTAATTTATACTGCATCTTGCCGTTGTTAGCAACACCTAACATACTGATGTTTTTAATAACTGCAATTGCATCCAATGAAGAATCTTTTAGTTTGATTGATACTAGGGGATAGAATGTACCTGCGGTAGGTAGATTCATGATAGCAGTAACTGGTCTACCTACAGCTCGTTGTCTGCCTCGTAGCTGATAGCCGCCTTCGCTGATTATAGTAGAACAAATCATTTTCATTGAACTGCTAGCAACAGTGTTACCAGTATTTTCAATTTGATATCTAACAGGCAAACACGCTGTGGTCATATAAACGCTATCAATATTATTAGCATGTCCAAACGCATGACATAATATATAATTACCGTCTATAACAAATCCCATACGCACAATACCAACACCAAGCCATTCAATATCCATAAAGAAAATTTGTGCTTTAGTAGTATCGAGATTTACACCGCTAGCCGATGTACCATCAACACGGTCAATATTCCAGTCACTTTGCTCTACAACGGTTTCCTGCACAGATCCGTTGATGTACGAACGCTTTACGAAACAATTTACACCATTGATATTTGCAAAATATAATCCATTATAATCGTTGAAGTAACCTACTCGCTGTGCAAGATTATTTTGACCTTCGTCCATAACAAATGTCATTAATGTTTGCAAACTCTTACCGGGCTGATAAGCAAACACACGATATGTTTCTCTGGTTACTTTACAGCCACTATCAGTACCAACAATTAATTGTGTGCTACTTTCGTTTGGTAGATAATTGACACTACTGCCTGTGCCTGTAATTGACGTAGCAAAAAGGTCATCCCTTTTTGTATATCGTTGCTGTGCATCAAACAGTGTCAGTGGTGTTGCTACTCGTAGTCTACCAAATGCATCTCGTCCACCATCATTAGTTGAACGCCCTGGCGAAGTAGTAACACGAACTACTGGTTGCCCGGCAGCATTGTATTCCATCGCATGATGCAGGTTATTTAAATGTTCGCCGTAAGGGTGATTGTATGATGTTATAGTCATATTATATCTCTATGCTTGCTTCGAAATCGAAGTCAAACTCAAATGAGTTTAATAGCTCGTTTGAGATAGCATCGCCTTCTTCGGGCGAAATATCACCTTCCAGTAATATTTCATACACATTTTGTGAAGAGCTATCTGGGTCAGTGTAGGCTATTACCTCTACACTGACCACTTCTTGATTATCGCTTGTATATGCCGTTAGCAATTTAGTTGGCACTATGCTTTGCACTACATCATAGAATTCAATCACATCTTCATCGCTGAGCTCGTGATTGGTTAATAGTCTACAAAAGTGTTTAACAAATGCCATTTAAATTACCTTATTGGCCCTTTGACATGTAAGCCTGTGAACCAAAGAATGTTGCAACAACACCAGCCTGTGCAATATAGAACATGCTTAGTAGGTTATCCAGTGCTGTTAGACGCTCGACGCTGAGGAAAGGCAAGAATAGTGCAATTGTAAATGCAACCATTGATAGCATAGCTACCCAAGCCATTTGACGAAGTTGGTCTTCTTTTTTATCTTTGTTCTCGAGCTCGATCATCTTTTCGGCTTTTAGCATTTCCTCATCGGAAACAATGCCGTCGCCGTCTACATCAAATTGATCGTACTGTGAACCACTTTGTAATCTTTTTCCACCAGACATAAACTGCCCCTTTTCTAGTTATATAACTATTTATCAAGAAAAGGTGATAGAAAAACCCCCGTATTACTACGGGGGTTAATAGGAGTTCAATTACTTATTGTTCAACTTTACACGATTAATCATTGTTTCTTTGCCTGAGCTGTACTTGCTAAGGCTTTGGTTCTTAATAAAGCCTGTAATCTTAACAGTATCTCCAACCGCGCCCATTTTTTCTACAGAAAAGAACTTCACAATGTTTTTGCCATTTTCACTGCAACTGTAGAGACTGCTGTCAGTCTTTGCGATGTACCTAACGTTCTCAATCTTAAGCTCAAACTCGGCCCGGGTGCCAACTGTACCAACATATTCGCTGGTGCTAGCAAGTTCTGCTTCGCGGGCAGTCCAAGCATCGGCTTCCAGCTTACGTTCGTAAACGCTGGGCAGACTGGCTGCAATACCCAGCAGATCCTTACCAACCTTTTCGCTGGTTACAAACTTGAGAACGTTAGTCTCAAAACTAGTGAGTGTACGTTCGAATGCCTTAAAGCTAAGACCCTTAAGATATTCAATTAGCAGCTCTGCTTTTTCTACGTCAACAGGTAAAATTTCCAACTTAGTGTCGTTGCAAAAATGCGTATAGAGCATATTGCTGTTTGCTACTTTAGTCTTAGCGTAAACTTCGGGGTCGTCGCGCTTAACAAAGCCGTTGACCCTAAAGGCTGCACATGAGGCAGCAACAACATCAGCGACAGCGAACTCAAACGTTTGTGGTGATGACGTCATAAATTTCTTCCCAGTTTTTGACAATGATTGCGTTGCCCTTGTAGTCCATGTTATGACCATGTTCTACTAGCACACCTTTAAACCCAACATTAACGCCTGCATCAACATTCTCTGGCTTGTCTTCAACCCACCAGTTGCCTTTGTAAGTCTGTGCAAGTTCTGCAAGTACTTCGTCCTTGTCGGCACCAGTGTCTAAACAGATAACATCAATGAACGTGTCGTTACCAAAAATCTTCATCAAGTTACGAGTTCGCAACTTTTTAGCATACGGATCCAAGCTCAACGAAGTAACAGCAAGGAAACGATACTGATGCTTTTCTGCCAGTAACTTTACATAGTACTGTGCGTCACGCACAGGAGGCAAAAAGCCAATAGCGGCACTTTCGTTAAACTGCTTGATTAACTGCTTACCCTGCTCGTTAGTAATGCTGTAGCGGTCACCGATGTTATAAATTAGCTTACCGCCATCAACCATTGTATGACCGTGATGTTCCATCCAGATGCCAAAACCTTCTTCCCAGTCGAGAAGCACACCATCAACGTCAGTTAAAATAATTTTGTTTTTATTTACTCGCACTATTAACGACCCCAATCCTTTTTATCACCGTTCATTTCGTTATACATGAAACCTGCTTCGTAGGCTTCGTATTCGTCACTACCTTCTGCCGGAATCACTTCAGGCGTGCTATACGTAGCACCTTCAAAGTAGTGAGGTTTGAATGGGCGACCATAATAGCTATCGGCACTGCCGCGATCAAAAGGACCGCCGTGTCGATCGTTGTACACTTTACCTTTATATTCAACCGTCATTTTTAGTTCCTTTTAGAGCAGCCGCGTAGTTTAGCAATTCCAGCACATCACTCGATGTGCGATGACCTTGTACGTCATCACCGTTGTATTCTACAAAGTTACCGTCTGGGTCAATTAGGGCAGTTTCTGCACTGGCTGCAATCATAGGCCGACCCATTTCTTCAAATCCTAGGCTATAGTTACTGCCGTAGTTGCCTGGGCCAAACTGTACGCTTACAGTGTAACCATTATCAAATTTAATTTGAAAGCCTTTGTTATCATTGATACGAAACATTACGCAACCTTCCATTCATAAGCACCTTGAGTCATTACAGATTCGATTCCATCATATTCATCGATACGATACAATGTACCTGCGGGAAGTTCTTCAATCCTCAACTTGGCGTGCGAGCCATTAGCACGATCGCCTAGTTCCTCGACAACCTGTGCTAACACAGGATCGGCCCTGTCAATATCGCGATCACTAAAATACAATTCGTTTGACTGAGCATACCTCCCCGGACCAATAGGCTTGCTATTTTCTTCAGCAAGGATACGATCATAATCTTCAGGCGGACAAAGATAGTAGATGGTTAATCCAAATCGACTAGCGGAGGGATACAGCGTGATACCTTTGATTTCAGCGTAACGCATAATAGCCTCATCGGAAAGACCAAAACCACCATAACAGGCATTATATACAATCTTAGTCATGCTCACATGCTCCAATAAGATTCTGAACTAGGCGAGCAGTAGTAGGGCGTGTCGTAACGCTCTTGGAAAGTCTTGCCGCTCACTGCATTAGTGCGGGTCACCATAGTTTCAACGATGTTAAAAATGTAACCGTCTTTGGTTTTGTAAGTGGGGTAAAGTGCCTGGACTTCACGCTCCATGCTAGCACGATCCTTGCGATCGTAATCGTATTTGCCAACCAGCCGCTGACCCATTTTGGTGCGCTTGTCGGTTTTGTAAATTTCAATTGTATAAAGCATTCTTCACTCCTTAACTCTCATCCTACATATGTAGTATAGCAGAATTAGAGCTGTTGTCAACCAGTTTTAAACCAAAAAAACCTGTTGTAAATCAACAACTTAGCGCATGGGCATGCAGAAATACTGCTTCTTTTTGATGCTAATTACTTGCCCATCCTTGCACTTTTGCTCAATTTTATCCATCTTATCGGTTTCGAGCTCTTCGGGCAAATCAATACCAACTTCGGTAATTTTGTGCATGGTATAATAGGAGCCTGCTGTAAACCCTGTGATGATTAAAAATGCAATACCACCCAGCGTTACTAAAGTTTTGTCAATTTTAGAGTTCATAGGTCTAATCCAAATCCTTATGTATTACATTATATAATGTATTAAATAGTTTGTCAACCAAAATTTAGGATTACGATGAAAATAACAACACCAACAACATTATCAAGTTATCCTGTTTTTCCTGAGTGGGTGTTTGAAGGAACAGCACAACTTACTCCTGAAATAACTCGATCTATTATTAATGATGTAGAAGTTTTAAAACGAAATGGTAACTATACTGATACAGTATTTGGTTGGACAACTAATAAACACGCAAAACAACCACAACTGGGCAAGAATATTGTAAAGGCTAGCCAATATGTTGGTGGTATGTTTTTTGAAAATGCAGTTACACATTTCAGGTTTAAGAACAAAAACAGAAAAATGGAAATACCTGATATCTGGTTGTATGGAATAAAGCCAAATGGTATGATCCCACAGAACGTTGAAAAGGTTCGTTGGTACCAATGCGTATTATTTTTACAAACAGTTGACAATGGTAGTTCTTTATACTTAGACTTACATAGCTCTAAGTTACACAATACTCCCCCAAATGTTCAGGAAATGACACACTATATTAAACCGGAAAAAAACAAAATAGTGTTCTTTCCGGCACATATTCCATGGGGATTCACACCAAACAATAGCATGATAGATTCTGTAGTGCTATGCTGTAATTTTACATTGAGCGATTAATATGCATCTTGTATTGAATAATTATAGATCAGGAAGTTCACGATTTAGTTTGGACCTTGCCCGCGATTGCAGGCTAGAGTATTATGGAGATGTGTTCGGCGACCAATCAAGTCATACACCGGAATTCGTAGATAAATTTTGCAAAACATTAATGGACGACACAAAAGCAATGCCAATGGCTGTGGTTAAGTGCCATCCTTCAGATGTTCTTCGTTTACCCAACGGCGCCGAATTATTAAAGCGATTAATTAATAGATCAGATAAGGTTTATATGATTAGTCGCAAAAAGTTTGACGATATTTTACGTAGTTTGAATATCGCATGTTGTCTTAAGCAATTTATTAATGTTGGATACAACGAAGAGTT